ATCGTTGATGTATGTCAGAGCATTCTTAAAGAATTGAATTCTCGCACTTTCCAATTACGTGACTTTATAGCATGGGAAAGATTCATTCAAGGTGTCTGACATTAATCTGTATAAGGTAGATGAAGCATTCATCAAAGTAGAATGTGAAAGAGGATTCGCACAAGAACTCAGCGACTTCTTCACATTCTTCGTACCTGGCTTTCAATTTACTCCAGCATTTAAGAACCGTTTATGGGACGGTAAAATAAGACTGTTTGACCTACGAAACAACCTAATGTATCGTGGGTTAATCCCATACATCCAAAAATTTTGTGATGAACGTGATTACAGTTTATCAGTTGAACCATCATTACAGCTTACTAAAAACTTCTCAGTCAAAGAGGCATTAGAGTTTGCAAACACTTTAAATTTGCCATTTGAACCAAGAGACTATCAAATTAATTCGTTTGTTCATGCAGTACGTAACAGACGATTACTGCTTCTCTCACCTACCGCATCTGGTAAATCTTTCATTATCTACCTGATACTGCGTTATCTACAACACACAGGTAAGAAAAAAGGTTTGTTGATTGTTCCAACCACATCATTGGTTGAACAGATGTATTCTGATTTCAAATCTTACGGATATGATTCAGAAACACATTGTCACCGACAGTATGCAGGTAAAGAGAAGACTACCGATAAACTCTTAACAATCACCACTTGGCAATCAATCTATAATTTGCCACAAGAATACTTTGAACAATTTGATTTTGTTCTAGGTGATGAAGCGCACCAATTCAAAGCAAAGTCTTTGACAACCATTATGACTGGTCTAAGAAACGCATCGTATAGAATTGGTTGTACAGGTACTTTAGACGGAACTCAAACTCACCGTTTGGTACTTGAAGGTTTGTTTGGTGCAGTCTATAAGGCAACCACAACAAAAGAACTTATCGATAGTCAACAACTTGCCGATTTTAAAATCAAATGTTTGATTCTGAAATATCCGGAAGCAACCTGCAAACTAGCCAAAGATTGGGACTACAATGCAGAGATGGACTACATAGTAGGAAACACAGCAAGAAATCAGTTCATCAAGAATCTTGCTCTGTCACTTGAAGGAAATTCTCTGATTCTGTTCCAGTTTGTTGAAAAGCATGGCAGAGAACTCTATAGAATTATTAATGATGAAAAGAAAAAACGCAAAATATTCTTTGTGTTTGGAGGGACAGACGTAGATGTTAGAGAATCCGTTCGTGCAATTACTGAGAAGGAATCTGATGCCATTATTATTGCTAGTTATGGCACTTTCTCAACTGGTATTAATATACGTAATCTACACAATGTCATCTTTGCTAGTCCAAGTAAGTCTCGCATTCGCAATTTGCAGTCAATCGGCCGTGGTTTACGAAAAGGAAACAACAAAACAGAAGCCGTTCTATTCGACATTGCTGATGATTTCCGACAAGGCAAATTTACCAACTACACATTGAAGCATTTCATCGAACGTGTTAAAATTTATGACGAAGAAAAATTCGAATATAAGTTTTACAATATAGAGTTGAAAAATGGATAATAACGTAAAAATCGTAAGAATGCAATCAGGTGAGGATATCATCGCTACTGTTACAGAGCATGATTCAGAGGATGCAGTTACGCTTGGTAATCCAATGGTGGTCATATTCAAACGACTACCTACAGGTAGAGCAGTTATGATGATGGCACCTTGGTTGCCTATTGAGTTGGTAAAGTACAATGTGGCAACAATCTATACGGCAGACATACTCACCATCATTGAACCTAAAGAATCAATGATTCAATATTATGATACTGCGGTAGGCGAAGCACAAGAATTGATGGAAGATTCCGATTCTGCCGTTGAGGAAGCTTTACAATCAAAAAGAAATGATGTTGGTAGTTCCGACTTTGAGAATGCCATGACTGACGAATCTGATGAAGAATTCGATGATGAAGAAGACTTCTTTGATAGGATGGAATCGGTTGGCAAGGAATCCAAGAAGCGGTTACTACATTAAATCTTCAACGGTCAACACCAAGACTGTAACATGTGTCAAGCGTTAATTGAGGCAAAGGTGATATAAAAGATGTACAAAACTTGACATTTCTGCCAGACACATGTATTATGAGTATATTATGTTTTATTGAAGGGATATTATGGATACAACCACCGAAAAGAAACCGAGTAGGCACTATGTTAATAATGCCGACTTCCTGAAAGCACTTGTCGATTACAAAGAGAAGTGTAAACTTGCCAAAGAACAAGGCAAGGAAGACCCACAGATACCGAATTACGTTGGTGAATGCTTTTATAAGATTGCGGACCACCTATCACGTAAACCAAACTTCATCTCTTATTCTTTCCGAGATGAGATGATTTCAGACGGCATCGAAAACTGCATCATGTACTTCCGCAATTTCGATGAAACCAAATCCAAGAATCCGTTTGCATACTTCACCCAAATTATCTACTATGCTTTCCTTCGCCGTATTATGAAGGAAAAGAAACAGTTGTATGTCAAGTATAAGGCAACACAACAGTTCGGCATCCTTGATGAAGGTGAAATGTATGAAGATGAAAACGGTAACATGAAACAGTTTCAACTGTACGACAACATTTCCGAATTCATTCAGACGTTTGAAGAAAACAAAAAGAAGAAAAAAGCAAAGGCAAAAGGACTGGACAAGTTCATGGATGCCGAAGAAGTTACGGAAGATTTACCAGAACTGCCTGAAATTGATTTAGAGGATTTGGATAAAGAATGAAATTAGGATTCACTTGTTCATGTTTTGATTTGTTCCATGCCGGACACATTATGATGTTGAAAGAGGCAAAAGAACAATGTGACTATCTTTTGGTTGGTTTACAAACTGACCCAACAATAGACAGACCACAAAAGAACAAACCTGTACAATCTGTGTTTGAAAGATATGTACAATTACAAGCGTGTAAATATGTGGATGAGGTAGTCGTTTACGCTACGGAAAAAGACCTCATGGATGTATTGCGTTCTTATCCAATTGATGTTAGAATCATTGGTGATGAATATCGAAACAAAGATTTTACAGGTAAAGAACTTGACATTGAGATTTATTATAATCGCCGCAATCATAGTTTTAGTACAACAGAGTTGCGTCAAAGGGTTATCGAAGCCGAAAACGCAAAATTATACAAATGAAGATTATTATTTTAGGTGATACACATTTCGGTATGCGTGGAGACTCACTTGAGTTTCATTCATACTACAAGAAGTTTTATGATGATGTTTTCTTTCCTTACCTTCTAGAAAACAATATCAAGATTGTTTACCAACTAGGTGACTTGTTTGACCGCCGCAAGTTTATCAACTTCAATTCGTTGTATCTTGCTCGCCAATATTTCTTCAACAAGTTAAAAGAACATGACATTCAATTCTACACCTTACTTGGTAACCATGACGTTGCCTACAAAAACACCCTTGAGGTTAATAGTTCTCAACTCTTGCTCAATGAGTATGACAACATCCGCATATTTGATGAGGCAACAAAAGTCAACATTGACGGTGTTGATGTAGATATTATTCCTTGGATATGTGCAGACAACGAAGCACATATTTCCGAATTCATAAAATCTTCAACATCTGAAATTTGTTTTGGGCATTTTGAAATTGCTGGGTTCGAAATGGACCGAGGCAATGTTTGTCACGAAGGTATTGACAAATCAATGTTAAATCGTTATGATGTTGTATTGAGTGGACATTTTCACCACAAGTCTTCTGATGGGCAGATTACCTATGTTGGTACTCCCGGCGAAATGACTTGGGCAGATTATAATGACCCACGTGGATTCCATGTGTTTGATACTGCCACACGTGAGTTGACCTTTGTAGAAAATCCTTACAAGATGTTTTACAAACTGACTTATGATGACGGCAATCAAGACTTCGAATACTGGAAGACCTACAATTTTGAACAGTATAAGAGTTCTTATGTTAAGGTAGTTGTTCTTAATAAACAGAACCCATATTTGTTTGATAACGTTATTGACAACCTATACAAGGCAGTTCCCGCAGACATTTCAATCGTTGAAGATTTCACCGAGACAATCACAGAAGAAGATGAAGAATTGATTGACCAGGCAGAAGACACGATGACAATACTTGGTAAATACATTGATGGTCTTACCGTGAATGTTGAACCAGAAAAGTTAAAAACACTGATGCGTGAATTGTATGTTGAAGCATTGAATACTGAGACTGAATGATTATTTTTCGTAAGATTCGTTGGAAGAATTTCCTTAGCACAGGCAATTACTTCACAGAACTTGAACTTGACAAAGAATCGAATACACTGATTGTTGGTTCTAATGGTGCAGGAAAGAGCACAATGCTTGACGCATTGTGTTTTGGTCTTTTTGGCAAACCATTTAGAAACATCAACAAACCACAGTTGTTGAATTCTATCAATGGCAAGGATGCTGTTGTTGAAATTGAATTCGACACAGGCAACAAGTCTTATAAGATTGTTCGTGGTATCAAACCAAACAAGTTTGAAATCTATGTCAACGGCGACATGTTGAATCAAGATGCCGCAATTCGTGATTATCAAGAACACCTTGAGAAGTTTATTCTCAAACTGAACTATAAATCATTCACTCAGATTGTAATTCTTGGTTCGGCATCATTTGTTCCGTTCATGCAGCTGTCTGCTGCTGACCGTAGAGCAATCATTGAAGACTTGCTGGACATTCAAATCTTTTCCGCCATGAATACGGTGTTGAAAGATAAGCTGTCCAACAACAAAGACCTCATTACTGCAAAGAAGTATGAGATTGATTTGGCTGAACAGAAGATAGAATTACACGAAAAACATCTTGAAGAACAAAAACAAGACAACGAATCCAAGATTGTTGAATATGAGACTGAGATTGAAAACAATCAAAGTGTTGTAGAAACTATTACTGCCGAAATCTCTACTCTAACTGAAGAAGTATCGACACTATCAGAACAGGTTTCTAGTAAAGTTGAAGTTGAAGGTAAAGTAAAACAACTTACCAAACTTGAATCGCAGATTGAAAGCAACCTGTCCAAATTCAAAAAAGATATAACCTTCTTTGAAACTAACGATAGTTGTCCAACATGCCGCCAGGCTATTGCTATGGAGTTTAAGCAATCTGAACTCACTGGCTTATCTACGAAGGTACAGAAGTGTGAGCACGGACTAACCGAACTTGAACAGAAGTTGAATGAAGAACAGGAAAAGTTGAATCACATTTCCAGTATTCAGAAACAGATTCAGTGTAAACAAGTTGAGATTGCAACCAAGAACACCACTATCACAGAAACAAATAAGTTGATTACTAGGTTGCAGAAAGAGATTAAACAACTCAAGGCAAAAGGTCAAAATTCTACGGACGAAGAATCACAATTAAGTGTCTTAAAAGATACTTTAAATGAGTTAAAGCGCAATTTAAAGACACTTATAGATGACAAGACCTATCTTGAGGTTGCTTCTAATCTGTTGAAAGATACCGGCATCAAGACTAAAATCATTCGTCAGTACTTGCCAGTAATTAACAAATTAGTCAATAAACACCTTGCTACTCTTGATTTTTTCGTCAATTTTAATCTTGATGAAGGTTTCAAAGAAACAATCAAGTCTCGCCACCGTGATGAATTCAGTTATGCATCATTCAGTGAAGGTGAGAAACAACGTATTGACATGGCACTGATGCTTACATGGCGTGCAGTTGCCAAACTGAAGAATTCTGCCAACACCAATCTGTTGATTCTGGATGAAGTGTTTGATAGTAGTTTGGATGCCAATGGTACAGAGTACCTAATGAACATCTTGCAGATGTTGGAGAACGTAAACCTGTTTGTTATCTCTCACAAGGGTGATATACTTGCAGATAAATTTAGAAGTGTAATTCGTTTTGAGAAAGTCAAAAACTTTTCGAGGATTGTGAAATGAGTGAAGTATTAACCTTTAACACCGAAACTGGTGTCGTACAACAAGAAGATATTCGTCCTCTTACCGTACTGAATGAAAATTTTCCTGGCCTACAACAGGTTATGCCTGAATATGATGTAACATCTTTGCCTAATCCAGTTATGTCAAGACTGGTCAAACAAATGAAAATGACCATGAAGTTATACAACGGCCTTGGTCTTTCGGCAAATCAATGTGGTGTATTACAGAGACTGTTTGTTATCGGCAACGGCGATTTTCAAATGGTCTGTATCAACCCAAAAGTGGTAAATGTTGCGGCACAAGTTAAGGCAGACAAAGAAATGTGCTTGTCTTTCCCAGCACTTGCGCTTACAATAGAAAGACCTACAGGTATTGATGTAGAATTTTATGATGAAAATGGGCAGAAACAAGAAATGCATCTTGATGGTTTGACTGCTCGTTGTTTTTTACATGAACTGGACCACCTGAACGGCGTTCGTATGGTTGACCATGTTAAACCACTTGCTCTCGCAATGGCACGTAAGAAACAACAAAAATTGATTAAGAACTACGTTAGAAGAAACAAATAATGGCATATTCCTTTGACCCAAAAGATGATGTAGAAGAACAGTGGAGAAAATGGTGCGATGCAAATCCACCAGATTCTTTCGTGCATGTGAATGAAGAAGAACTCCGCCAGAAAATGGTTGAGGACTTAACCTATGTCTCTCAGATGGATGTCAAAGAATATACACTGTACCAAAAGTGGTGTGAAATTCAAGACAAGTATCCTACAAAAACAGTAAATGATTTGTGGGAAGGAGAGAAGGTTGTACTTGAAGATGATGCACAGGCAGAAATGATTGCTGCCGTGAAGAACAACATTTGGATTCCAGAAAAACCAGAAGACTATCTGAACCTGAAACCTATTCTAGTATATACAGATGATTCAGGTTCAATCACTTCTACAGGTCTTGATGGTTCGGCGGTTGAGATTGCCAAGAAACGCAGTAATCTACCAGAAGTTTGGAACACCATTCGTAACTTCATTTCAACAATGAAGAACAACTCCAACATTGGTCGTAACTTGAATTTTTTGGTGATGGATGAAATCACTGGCAAGTACCTTGGTGTTATTTGCATTTCATCCGACTTCCTTGATTTGACTCCACGTGATAACACGATTGGTTGGCCAAGAGAATTGAAGACACAAGGCGGCATGATTAATCATACTGCCATCGGTTCAACGATTGTTCCTTTTCAACCACTAGGTTACAACTACGTTGGTGGTAAGTTGCTTGCTCTATTGTGTTTGTCTGATGAAGTACAACGCCTATGGAAGAAACAGTACGGTGATATTCTTGTTGGTGTAACGACAACATCACTATATGGCAAAACAAAAGCAGGTGGTCTTTCTCAGTATGACAATCTTGACCATTGGTTGCCTATGGGTTTCTCCAGTGGTTCAGTATCTTTTGAACCTGAAAAAGAAACACGTTATCTGATTCGTGAATGGTTGAAGACTAATCATACACGCAAATATTTTGAATGGTACGTTGCCAAGAAACCTAGTGGTCAACCACATAAACGTGACCACAAGAATCGTTCTCTAAACTTCACATATTCGAAGTTGAAGATTCCGAAAGAAATCATCAAGGCAGAACATCATCGTGGCATTTACTTTTCACCTCTGTATGATAACACGTATGAATTCCTGCGTGGTGAAATTACCGAAGACAAGTTGATTAAATCATTCGACACATCGTATGATGCTCTGGTTTCAATTTGGAAAGACAAGTTGGTGAAAGGTCGTATCAAACAACTGATGAAGAAGAATCAGGTATCTTACGAAACATTGTTCTATGATGACCTAATCTATCTGACATGGGAAGAAACAAAGACGAAATATTTGCCTCAAGTTGGTAGATAAAGTGGATATATAATTATATGCGGTGAGTGATAGCACGACATTGGGTTCCCCTCAATGTTACCTGAGCAAAGCAGAGACACCGCTCCACATACCGACCGTTGTTGTAGAAATACAACAGCGGTTTTTTTATGCTTGCCTTTCCTGTTGGTTGTGTTATACTGTCCTTTTGATTAGGAGAGCAACCATGTTAAATCAGGAACTAGAACAAAAGTTTTACTTTTCCGTGTTCGATGTGTCGGATGCTTTCCGAGAATTCGGTGTACGTGCCGTCCTTGAGGAGGTACGACAAAATCCCCTTATAAATCAACAGCTTACCGAATATATAAGGACGCTTGACATTCCTGCGGAAACCTGTATAATGGACAGTGTTGAGTGACTAAGGCAAACTAAATGACTACTTTTTCCGTTGAATCAAAATCGCAGCTGGCCAAACTGTTGGCCACTGAAAACCTGACCATTCAACACCAAAAGATTCGTACAGCCAAGTTTGACCCTACAAACCGTGTGCTGTATTGTCCTATTTGGAAAGATATGTCCGGTGACCTCTATGACCTGCTGATGGGACATGAGGTTGGTCACGCATTGGAAACTCCTGCTGACGGTTGGCATGAAGCTGTTAAGGAAGGTGTTTCTAAAAAGTACAAGCACTTCCTGAATGTTGTGGAAGATGCCCGTATCGAAAAGAAAATCAAGCGCCGTTATCCTGGTCTCCGTGCCAGCTTTGTTCGTGGTTATAAAAACCTGCTTGACCGTGACTTCTTCGGTATCGCTGACCGTGATGTAAATACACTTCCTTTCATTGACCGTTTGAATCTGTACACCAAAGGCGGCACCCTTCTTGGTATTGAATTCAATGCTGAAGAAACGGAAATGCTTCGCCGTGTGGAATCTTGCGAAACTTGGCAAGATGTTTTGAATGTTACTGCTTCGGTTTACGAATATTCTAAAACCGAACAACAACAAATGCAAGAGCAAGAAATGGCTTCAACTGCCATTGGTTCTGGTGATTATGATGAATATGAAGATGATTACGAATATGATTACGATTCGTATGATGAAAATGAAGATGAACCTGAAGACACCGAAACTGGTGATTCCAATGAATCGTCCGATGAAGATGATGAAGGTGGCAAACAGAACGTAGGTGAAAAACGTGACGTTGAAGAAAAATCGGAAGAAACCAAAAATTCTTCCGATGAAGAAACCGACAAATCGCCTGATGGTGAAGACACCGATGTTGTCAATAAGTTGAATCGTTGGAAAGATTCGACCGAATCCTATCACAAAGATTTTGAACCTGTTTGTTCAACTGATGAAACTTTCCGTGAAAACGAATCACAGCTTCTGAATGAAGTGTGTAAGGAATATGTGTATGCCAATATTCCTACTCCTAACATGAAGCAAATTCTTACACCTTACAATCGTGTGCATGAACAACTTGAAGAAAAATTCAAGGAGCACCAAATTGATAGTGCAAAACTGTACAACGATTTTAAGTCCAAGAATGAGCGTTACATTTCTTTGCTTGCCAAAGAATTTGAAATGCGTAAGGCAGCTCGTTCATATTCTAAGACCAAAACTTCCGTGTCTGGCGACATTGATATTTCTCGCCTGTGGAAGTATCAAGTCGATGACAACATTTTCAAGAAACTGCAACGCACACCTAAAGGCAAGTCCCACGGCCTTGTGATGTTGCTTGACCGTTCTGGTTCGATGACTGACAATATGGCTGGTTCTCTTGAGCAGATTATGGTGCTTGCATCGTTCTGCCGCAAAGTGAATATTCCTTTTGTTCTGTATGGTTTTGGTGACTGTGAAGATTCTCGCCGTATCGATTTTCCTAATGAGTTGAAGACCAAGTGCTTTAGTAACAACATCGGTGAATTGAACATGAGCAATATGTACCTGCGTGAATATTTGAATTCACGTATGGGTAATGCCGAATTCACCCGTTGCATGAGAAACTTGGCTGCTCTGAAAAAGTCCTACGAATCTCGGTACAGTCGTTATCTCCGTCCTTATTCGGAACACCTGAGCAATACTCCTTTGCTGCAAGCAATGGTTGCCATGAAGAACATCGTTCAAGATTTCCGCAAAGTGAATAATCTTGACCTTGTTAATATGGTCGTTGTGCATGATGGTGATGCCGATTCGTGTGATTACGTTATCGCTCAACGTAAAGGTTATGATGGTTCTATCTATTTGGGTGCCATGCCATTTGACAATCGCCGTCAAAATGTTGTGATTCGTGATGTTAAAAACAAAATCGAGATTCAACTTCGTAGTGAAGGTCCTAATCACCAATATGATGATGCGCTTCGTGCCGGCCTTTTCAAGTGGTTCAGCAAAGTGACTGGTGCCAAGATTTTTGGTTTCTTCATCACTGGCGGTAACCGCAGCACCAAGTTTGCTGTGTGTAACAAGTATATTGACAAAGATGGCAGAAACGTTTATGATATGATGGGTATTGACCGTAATGCAAATTACGTTCATCGTCCTGACCGTAGTGAGTACGTTTCTTCAATTTCTAAGATGTTGACAAAAGATAAATTTGTTGAATCTTTCAATGAAGGTTACACTGCTTTCTACATGATTCCTGGTGGTGAACACCTGCGGGTCGTTGATGAAGAATTGAATATTGACGGTAAAGTTACCGCTGGTAAATTGAAGAATGCGTTTATGAAAGTTGCCAAGGCAAAGCAAGTGAATCGTGTTCTGGTTTCTCGGTTTATTCAAGGTATCGCAGCGTAAGCTGTTGATTTTAAAGAGGAAATCTGTTGTAAAAAAACAACAACGTGTGGCTTGCCATCCTCCAGGTTTCCTGTATAATTGTGATGTTCTAGTGAGAAAGGTATATTATGCGTATCAAGATTGAAGCTCGTGAGAAGTTCATTAAACTTGCTCAGGCTACCGGTAAAACGGTTCTTACATTGCAGGAAATTAAAGACCTGTGTGAAGAAAACGGACTTAAATTTCCTCAGTGGTTTGCTAAAGATATGGCGAACCGTGCCGGCCGTGGAATGTATTGGGTTCCCGCCACGACCGTTGCTCAGGCGATTGAACCTGCTCCTGCCGTTGCTATGGCGCCTGCTCAAGTATTGAAAATGAAAACTGACCACGATAAAAATATGTCAGGTAACCGTATCTCTAACGTTACAACTGACCTTGAAACCGTAAATCTTGTTCCAAAAGTTTATAAGAATTATGTTCCTTTTGGTAACTACGATGATATCCTTTCCATTGTTGCTTCGAAGCAATTCTTTCCCATTCTAATTACTGGTCATTCTGGTAACGGCAAAACAATGTCTGTTGAACAGGCTTGTGCAAAACTTGGCCGTAAATTCATCTGTGTGTCCATGACACCTGAAACCGATGAATCTGACCTGCTTGGTAACTTTGTGCTTATCAACGGTCAAATGGAATGGCGTGATGGTCCTGTTACCGTTGCTGCACGCCAAGGTGCCGTGCTGTGTATCGATGAAATCGATTATGGTGCTCAGAACCTTTCCACTCTGCAACGTGTCCTTGAAGGCAAACCGTTTCTTCTGAAAAAGAAGAATGAACTGATTGTGCCTGCTGAAGGTTTCACAATCATTGCTACTGCAAACACCAAAGGTAAAGGCAGTGAAGATGGTCGTTACATGTTCACCAACGTGCTTAACGAAGCTTTCCTTGAACGTTTTCTGAATACGATGGAACAGGAATATCCTCCTGTTACCGTTGAAAAGAAAATCATTAAGAAGGAACTTTCATCCGCTGGCCGTGCCGATGATGAATTTGCCGATAAACTGGTAACTTGGGCTGATGTGATTCGCAAAACCTTTGCTGAAGGTGGTTGTGATGAAATTATCTCCACTCGCCGTCTTGTGCATATCACCCGTACCTACGGTATTTTCGGTGACAAGATGAAGGCAATCAGTCTGTGTCTGAATCGTTTTGATGATGACACTAAACTTTCCTTCCTTGACCTGTACACCAAGGTTGATGCAGGCGCAAATGCCGATACCATTAATCAACCGGCACCTGAAGAAATTCAAGTTGCCGAAAAGGATGAAGAAATCCCGTTTTAATTTCCTCTCTCACTAGAGGTTGACCCATCGGCAACGGTGGGTCTTTTTTGAATGTTTACCTTAAAAGTGGTTGACATTCAAAAGAGAATTAGATACAATAAAGAATCTGAGGAATGAACCACTCCTCAGGTAATTGTGAAAAGTGGTTCGTTTTATTATGAGGAAACATTATGTCCGCAAAATCCAAAGTTCTGTCTTATCTGTCCAAAACTGATGGTTACAACACTCTGACTGCACAGAAGATGCAGAGCGTTTTTGGTATTTCTAATCCAAGCGCAACCATTAATGAGCTTCGCAACGAAGGTCATGCCATCTATTTGAACACCCGCATTAACTCTAACGGTGAGAAGGTTTCTTTCTACCGTCTTGGCACTCCTACTAAGCGCCAAGTTGCTGCTGGCCTTTTTGCCCTACGCCAAGCAGGTATTAGCACTTTCGCCTAATTCATTAGGTGTAACTAGCGAGAGGAGCGATATATAATAGTATCGCTTCTCTTTTTTATTTTATGGGTATATTATGGAAATTCAAGTAAAAGTAGATGACTTGAAACAACACAAGTTGTTTGTTGCCACACCAATGTATGGTGGCATGAATCACGGACTCTACATGAAGTCCTGCCTTGACCTTCAAGGTATGTTAAACCGCTACGGCGTGGAAGTGAAATTCTCCTTCCTTTTCAATGAATCTCTTATCACCAGAGCTCGCAACTACTTGGTGGATGAGTTTCTCCGCACAGATTACACACACATGCTGTTTATCGACAGCGACATTCATTTCAATCCCCAAGATGTGATTGCTCTACTTGCACTTGATAAAGATGTTATTGGTGCACCGTATCCTAAGAAGTCTATCAATTGGGGCAACGTAGCACAAGCTGCACGTACTCACCCAACTATGGAACCACGGGAATTGGAAAACCTGGTCGGTGAATATGTTTTCAACGTAGTTAAAGGCACTGAATCGTTCCAAGTTTCTGAACCACTTCAGGTTATGGAAATCGGTACTGGTTTTATGATGATTAAGCGTCATGTTTTCAACAAACTAGAAATCGAATTCCCTCAACTGCGATACAAACCAGACCATGTTGGTCAAGCCAACTTTGATGGTTCACGTTACATTCATGCGTACTTTGATACGATTATTGACACCAAAGAATCTGCAACTGGTGGTGGTTCCGACCGTTACCTAAGTGAAGATTATATGTTCTGTCAATTGTGGCGCAAGATTGGTGGAGAAATCTACCTGTGTCCATGGATGCGTACTCAACACATCGGCACATATGCCTTTACTGGTAATATGCCTGCTGTTGCTAACTATACTGGAAGACTGTGATGCAAGAAACACAAAGCGAAATTAAAACTGTTGAAACTGTAGAAGAACTACAGAATCTTTCTACCACATTGAAAAACCTTCATGTGCCACAACGCCTTGAAGGTGAATCATTCGATGACTATGTTAAGCGCCGCACTCTTTCCAATCTGAACATCAAGTACAATCGTAAGAATGGAAAGATGTTTTGGAATTCTTCTGAATTGGGAACTTATGTAAAGGCGAAAAATGGCAACGAAACGGTTGAAGTCTGAAACCGATGCGGTCGCCGCTTCTCAGGTGGCGACCACCGGTGGTAGAAAATTTGACGGCGGTAAACTTGAATATGGTTTGTTGCCACCTCAAGCACTAAAGGCAACTGTAGAAGTACTTACCTTTGGTGCTCAAAAATATGAACGTGATAACTGGAAGAATGTTCCGGATTCTAAACGTAGATATTTTGATGCATTACAAAGGCATCTATGGGCATGGAAAGAAGGTGAAATCCAGGACCCCGAATCTGGTAAACATCACCTAGCACATGCGCTTTGTTGCCTCATGTTTCTATATGAACATGATACAATCTATTCACGTGACGAATAAATTTTTTTGGAGTATATTATGAAACTATCTGCTGACACTATCTCTTTGCTGAAGAACTTTGCTACGATTAATCAAGGCATTCTTTTCAAGCAAGGCAAAACAATCAAAACCGTTTCTTCACACAAGAATATTCTTGCTGAAGCAAACATCACCGAAGAAATTCCGACTGAATTCGGTGTCTATGACCTGAACAACTTCCTCTCCGTTGTTTCTCTGCACAAAGATGAACCCTCTTTTGAATTCGTTCAGAATGATGTTGTCATTTGTGGTAACAAAGGTCGTTCTAAAATCAAGTATCGATTCTGTGACCCTAAGAGCATCGTAACTCCTCCTGAAAAGTCTTTGCAAATGCCTGACCCAGAGATTGCATTTGAACTTTCAGAAGAAGACCTTGGTTGGGTTCTGCGTGTTGCTTCTGTACTTTCTTCTCCTCAGATTGCTGTTGAATCTGATGGTTCTAAAATTAGTCTTGTTGCAATGAACCTGCAAGACAATTCTGCTCACACCGATACACTTGAAATCGCTGATGGTAATGGTGACAAGTATCGAATGATTTTCAAGACCGAGAATCTAAAGATGATTTCTGGTTCTTATGATGTTAAGATTTCCTCTAAGGGTATTTCTCATTTCAAGAACAAGAACAAAGACCTTCAGTATTGGATTACCACTGAAGCTGGTTCTACTTTCACAAAGGCCTAATTATGTCCAAGTTTGCATTTGTGGTCGATGCGACCAATAAACAATCTATGGCTTTGAATGTTGATAAGATTATGGCAATCATTGATGAAAAGCCTGTATTGATTCGACTGGTCGATGAAGTTGCTGTCAAGGTTGAAGGTGATTTTCTGGAAATCGTTGCACGTTTGAAGGCTGAATAATGGAAAAGATAGGCCGTAGAAACTTTGCTAAGTCTCTTGGCCTTCTTGGTTTAATTGGCGTTGGTGTCGCTGGTTATAAAGAGGCCAAAGAACGAATTGTCTATAAACAGGACGAACTTCCAACTAAAGAGTTAGAAGAACAACTGAACACCAAACCTGTGTTGCAATTGACCGCAACGTATGGTGAAGAATTACCAACACAACAACAAAGTTACGGAAACTATTACTTCATTGGTACAGGTCCAAATTACAAACCCGGTACAGAAAAACGGGTAGATGTAAGAATTGTGCCTGGTCCTGATGGCAAACTTTACGTCAAAGAGAATGACACTTGGCGTAAAATCTGATATAATGTTATTTTTATTATGAGGTCTGTGAATGTCGGAACAACTACTGTGGACGGAGAAGTATCGTCCTAAAACTATTGCTGATTGTATTCTTCCTGAGCGACTGAAGAAGCCGTTCTCTGAATACGTTAATGCAAAAGAAATCCCTAACTTGCTTCTGAGTGGCGGTGCTGGTGTCGGCAAGACAACTGTTGCCAAGGCCATGTGTGAAGAAGTTGGTTGCGATTATATGGTTATCAACGGTTCAGATGAAACTGGTGTTGATGCCGTTCGTTACAAGATTAAGAACTATGCTTCCAGTATGTCTCTTGCTGGCGGCCGCAAGGTCGTTATCGTAGATGAGGCAGACTATCTCACGCCAAACGCTCAGGCTGCGTTTCGTAATGTGATTGAAGAATTTGCTGGTAACTGTTCTTTCATCTTCACATGTAACTTCAAAAACAAAATCATTGAACCTCTGCACTCTCGTTGTGCGAACGTTGAATTCATACTGAAGGGTAATGAGAAGGCTCAGATGGCTGCTCAATTCTTCAAGCGAATTCAGATGATTTTGCAAAGTGAAGAAATCAAGGCGGATGATAAGGTTGTTGCTGAACTGGTCAAGAAACACTTTCCAGACTTCCGCCGTGTCATTAATGAACTGCAACGTTACTCCAAGTTTGGTGAGATTGACACCGGCATTCTGTCTCAGATTGTTGAAGTAGGTCTGAATGATGTTATCAAGTTTCTGAAAGAGAAAGACTTTGGTAACATTCGTAAGTGGGTTGCTTCCAATGATATCGATTCTGCAAGTCTGTATCGTAAACTATATGATGCCTTGTATGATGTTTTGAAACCTCAGTCTATTCCACAAGCAGTCATTATCCTGGCTGACTACCAGTACAAACATGCGTTTGTTGCTGATGCCGAAATCAATACGGTTGCTTGTCTGACTGAATTGATGGTGGAATGTGAGTTCAAATGATTGATACTATATTCAAACCGACTATAGACTGGATTAAAGAAGATTATGCTAGCCATCCTTTTCGCTTTATTGTCGAGCTTCTTGCTTGGGTTATTAGTATTGGCTGTAGCATCGCAATGGCCCTTACGGTCCCTACGCCACCTTTGCTTATTCTCTATCCCATTTGGATTACTGGTTGTGCTTTGTACGCTTGGGCTGCTTTTACTAGAAAGTCTTTTGGCATGTTGGCTAACTACATCCTGTTAACCACTATTGATACTATTGGTCTTATCAGGATGTTAACATGAGTCCATTTGATTTTGTAAACCAGATTCTACAAGGTAAAGAGAACCTTATTGTAGATGAAGATACGGAGAACGATTACGCACCATTCCTGGTGAATCGCAGTCTATCTTATCATAAAGACTGTATTCTATTCGCAAACGAAATGAACAGACGGCATTTCCTCGATAAAAAGTTGCAGAATGACTTTTTACTAAATACCGTCAGGTCTCGGAAAAGACCTTTCGTTAAGTGGGTTAAACCTGAGAAAAGTGAAGATTTGTCATGCATAAAACAAGTCTATGGCTTTTCAGACGCCAAAGCCCGTGAAGCTCTACGCTTACTTAATGATGAAGAAATCCAACAACTAAAAAAACAAACCGATATCGGTGGATTGAGGAAATGATAAAATGTTTGACCTATCAAACTTTGTTGAGGTAACTCTCAATGAACAAGATGATTTCTTGAAGGTTCGTGAAACTCTTACACGAATCGGTGTATCGTCAAGAAAAGAAAAGGTACTTTATCAGTCTTGCCATATATTACATAAACAAGGCAAATACTATATCGTACATTTCAAAGAATTGTTTGCGTTAGATGGAAAGCCATCTAATCTATCTGAGAATGATGTTCAAAGACGTAATGCAATTGCAAAGTTACTTGAAGAATGGGGATTGATTACGATTGTTAATCCACAAGTGATGAAAGATAACATTGCGCCGTTACACCAGATTAAAATTATTGCGTTCAAAGAAAAAGATGAATGGGACTTGATTGCCAAGTACCAAATTGGAACAAAAAAGAAAGATATCTAATGAGTGAGTATTGTTATGAAAGTTTTGAAATTAAAGAACCGTTTCACAGGAGAGATAGTCTTCTGTAAGAACATTAATGATACTTCCGAGGGTAACGGAATCACCTTCATTAAGGTGTGGAAGGAAGAAAACCCTCAAAGAATTTTTCTTGTTAACCGTGAAGCCTTCTCGATTGTAGGATAAATATCCGTACCCAATCGGGATGGGAACGTAAAGACTCTACTACCTTAGGAGCGTCTAACGCTGGCACAACGATATGGTGTCCCTGTATTCAGTAAGCAGGATTGATGCGCCTAATGGGCATCGCTTTTGATAACTCGCTTTAAAAGGAGATTAAGATGACTTTGATTCGCTCACCTTATGGCACATTGCTGCCTTCTACCGTTGGCTTCGACCGTATTTTCAATGTTTTTGAAAACATGGTAACCGAGAAGTCCAACTTCCCTCATCACAATATTTCAAAAACATCAGAGAACAACTATGTGGTTGAACTGGCTGTTGCTGGTTTCTCACAAGATGATATCGATATTGAAATTACTGATGGTGTTTTGAATATTCGTGGTTCTAAAGAAGACAAGAACGAAGTTCAATATCTATACCGTGGTATTGCAACACGTTCTTTCCACAAGTCCATTCGCCTTGCTGATACAGTAGAGGTTCGTGGTGCAGACTTGGAAAATGGTATTCTAAAAGTTTACCTGGAAAATGTCTTGCCAGAAGAAAAGAAACCTGTTAAGATTCCTATTGGTAAAACTACCAGTAAGAAACAACTCTTGACAGAGTAATACTTTATAATTAGTGTGGATGTTTGCCGCATCCACACTCCACTTGTGATATAATAGGCATATTATGAAAATTGCAGTCTGCTCTGACCTGCATCTTGAGTTTGCTCCAATTACTTTGGAGAATACTGAAAATGCCACGGTTCTAATCCTTAGTGGTGATATCATTGTCGAACGTGACCTTGATATGTACGACCGCAGGCAAGTTGAATTAGGATTTATGAACAAGCGTTCGCTTATGTTCCATGAATTCTTTCAAGATGTTGCCTCTAAATTTCCCCATGTAATCTATGTTGCTGGTAACCATGAACACTATCATGGTGATTTTAAGTTTACTCTTTCGGAACTTAAACGCAAACTTGCTTACATTCCAAACCTGTATGTACTTGACCGTGAATTGAAAGATATTGACGGAGTTAAATTCATTGGTTCAACTTTGTGGACCGATTTTAACAATGGTGATTCGTTGACCTTATATCACATGAAGTCGATGATGAATGACTTCAATTGTGTTATGAATAGTAACCGTGAAGTCTCATACAAAGTTCCTGATTTACTAAGTGAAATCCCCGACAAGATGATTTTTAAAACTCGTCCTGCCAAATTCACACCAGAAGATGCTTTCGAAGAACATATCAGATGTAAACAATATATTCAGGTTTGTACCGAGTTTCTAGGTGAAAATCCTGACAAGTATGTTGTGGTTGGTCACCATGCACCTTCTCGTAGTTCTACGCATCCTCGTTATGCTGATGATACTATTATGAATGGTGGTTACAGTTCTAATCTGGATGAATTCATTCTTGATAGACCTTGTATCAAATTATGGACTCATGGACACACACATGAACCATTTGACTATATGATTGGTGAAACACGTATCGTATGTAATCCACGTGGTTACGCAAACTATGAACATCGTGCTTCGGAGTTTGAATTGAAGTTTGTGGAGATTTAATATGAGAACCTATACGCCTGACCATTGGGTCGTATTGGAAATGAAGTATGGTGATGAAACCATTCGAAAGGTTTTTTCAGGTTGGTCCGGCAGTTACATGTACGGTGCATCTTGGAAACTTTCGAGTGGAATCACCAAAGTTAATGAGTTTGAAGACCGTTATGAGTTTGAAAACTTTAGTGGCTCACTCTACGTATGTCGTAAAAATGCATATGGTATGAGTGGTTATATGATGAGCGTCTTCTCCAGTTTCGAAGAAGATGTAAAAAATAGTGATAATGTTAGTATGGAAATTGTAAAGGAATATGATGTACAAACCAGGACCCAACTTTAAAATCCCTAAGCAAGTCAAGCGCACCATGGCAACCATGGTAAATGCTGACGAAAGAAATGATTACAAGCGTTCTATGATTCAAGCAATTTTGTTTGAGCAGAACACCCGACCAAAGAGTAAAAAAGAAAAGTCTGAATGAAAGACAAATACATCCAAGCACATATGAAGGCAGCAGAGGTTTATGCCTCTCTGTCTTCCGCTGTTCGTCTTAAAGTTGGTTGCGTTGTCGTAAAAGATAACACCATCATCGGCATCGGTTACAACGGCATGCCATCTGGTTGGACGAATGAGTGTGAAGATAAAGAATACATGAGTGTTGATGCTGGTGGTTGGCTTAGTCCCGAAGAAATCGAAGAACGTTGGCCATTTGAAGAAGAGGAACACGGACCTTATTACGAATATATTCGGCGTTATCGTCTAAAAACTAAACCAGAGGTGTTACATGCTGAATCAAATGCTCTGGCTAAGATTGCTCGTAGTACAAACTCAAGCGAAGGTGCCACAGTATTTGTGACCCATGCACCTTGTATTCACTGTGCTAAGATGTTGTATCAGGCAGGAATTAATAGTGTTTATTATAGAAATGCTTATCGTGACGATGATGGTGTTAATTTTCTCCGCAAATGTGGTGTAGAGGTCAATAAATGTTAGAGTGTTTGATTATAGGTGACTCTATTGCTGTAGGAACACATCAGTTTAGGCCTGATTGTGTTGCGTATGCAAAGGGTGGTTGGAACACTTGGCAATGGAATCGTGATTATCTAAAGAATGATTTATCTGCCAAGACCGTGATTATCAGTCTAGGCTCTAATGACCACAAAGGTGTTCGTACAAAAGCCGAACTACAACGTATTCGTGAGAAAGTTGGAACGAATACTAGAGTGTTTTGGATTATGCCAGCAATCAAGCCAGAAATTCAAGATATAGTCAAACAGATGGCACAAGAGTATGGTGATACAATCGTGCCCATCACACGACTACAAAAAGACGGTATTCATCCTTCTTGGGCAGGATACAAGGACATTGCAAATGCAACAAAGTAAAACCTATACAGCTGAAGTTGTAGAAATCTGTGATAATGGTGACGCCATACTACAGTTGCCTCCCGAATTGTGTGAAGAATTGGGGTGGGTAGAGGGTGATACAATCAGTATTACCGAAAAAGATGGAGCAATCATTATTGCTAAAATCGATGATGGTGATAGGAATATATCATTAGACAAACCAGCATAATAGTGATATACTATCGATAAGTATTAGAGTTAGTCTGATACTATTAAATTTTTATTAGGAGAAAATATGAAAACCGTTGGTGATAAAATTGAATCGTTCGTTGTTACTGGTGTGAAACCAGGTCAACCAGAAGATGCATTCTTTGACATTACAGAAAAGTCCTTTGAAGGTAAGTGGAAGGTAATTGTTTATTACCCTAAAGACTTCACCTTTGTATGCCCTACAGAAATCGTTGCATATGATAAACTGTTCCAAGATTTTGAAGACCGTGATGCGGTACTTTTGACTGGCAGTACCGATAATGAATTCTGTAAGGTTGCTTGGCAGAAGGCACATTCTGACCTACAGAAAATCAAACACATCCAGTTTGCTGACACTCAGCGTGATTGGGAAAAGTCTTTGATTGAACAACTTGGTGTGTTCTATAATCCTGCTGGTGCAGCTCTACGTGCAACATTCATTGTTGACCCGGATAACGTTATTCAACACGTTACTGTTAACAACCTGAACGTTGGTCGTTCACCTGAAGAAACTTTGCGTGTGCTTGATGCATTGCAGACTGGTGAATTGTGTGCGTGTAACCGTACTGTCGGTGGAGAGACACTGTAATGGAAGAACAAAAGACTTTCCCTTGTGGTTGCGGCCGTAGTCCAACTGGTCAATGCATCGGTTGGCACAAGTTGACTGAAGAAGAATTCAAACAGAAACTTGCTGAGTATGAAGCGGAACAGGAGACAGGTGAATGAACTTCATTGAATCCGTAAAAGCAGCATTGCCAGAATATGCAAAAGACACCAAGTTGAATCTTGATGCGGTTCTTTTGCGTAGCACATTAGAACCTGATGTTGCTATGGGTTGTGCTGTTGCCGCTTTGGCTGCAACTGGTAATGGCAAACTTTTGGGTGTTCTACTTGCAGACCAACCTGCTGACGCAAGCGCAGCGATGACAGCTGCAAGTTTGATGGCACAGAACAACGTTTGGTACCCTTACGTTGAAATGGCAGACGATGAACAACTCAAAGGTCTTCCTGCACAACTACGCATGAATGCAATCGCTACTCATGGTGGTACAACCAAGGCTCGATTTGAAGCATACTCACTCGCAGCTTCTATTGTAGGTAAGTGTCATTTCTGTGTGAAGGCACACTATGAAACTTTAAAGAAAGAAGGATATACCGTAGAACAACTGCGTGATATCGGTAGAATTGCGGCAGTGATGAATTCGGCTGCAAAAGTTTTAAATAGTTAATCGCTAAATAAAGTTAGCGGGTTAGTGAAATGGTATCACGGTGGACTCATAATCCACAGTTCCGGTTCGACTCCGAGGCCCGCAACCAAGGATTATTATGAATGATATGAATAAAGACGTTAATACTTTTATTGACGCATGTGAACAGATTCCATCGATAGAGAATGTTGAATTATACAAGAAATTGATTGAGGAAGAATATAAAGAATTCCTTGAAGCAATAGAATTAAATGATGAAGTTGAACAACTTGATGCCTGCATGGACATGATTTGGGTTATCCTAGGTTACTGTCGCATGAAAGGGTACAAGGTAGACCCAGCATGGGCAGAAGTTGCTCGTTCCAACCTTGCTAAGATTGACCCAACCACAGGCAAGGTTATCAAACGTCCTGACGGAAAAGTATTGAAGCCTGCCGACTGGACTCCCCCAAACCTAACCGCCTTTGTTTAAGGCAAACATCTAACATTGCTCTTGCCTTCTAACATTAGCGATGTTATAATCATAAAACACTGTTACATTATTGAGGTATTATGAACACAAGCAAACTCGCCAAGCAAATCGCCATCGAACACAAACTGTTTAGGGCTTATAAGTATGACCTTGCTCTACGTGAGTATGATGGTATGGTAGAGGTTTTGGGTTTGGTCGATGACCCAACTCAAGACATGAGTAGGTTTGAGGGTAGAGAAATGCTCTATCCTAAAAAGTGGGTGACCCTTGAGGTCCTCGACCCAAGTTACGAAGTAGAAAATGTATAAAGTAACTTATACTAAAGGCGGTAACTCCGCCTTTTCTCAATGGTTTGAAAGCTTCGCAGAAGCAGCAAAGTTTTCATTAGAACAAAAATTTATTATTGAAATTAAATATTATGACCCTGAAACTTATTACCTTCAAGACTAATCATACAATCTTAGGTGAAACAAACGAACAGACCGCTTTTGTTGAAGTGACAAAACCTGTTCAGGTTGTATCGATTCCACCTTCACCACAGAATCCTAATGGTGGTGTTGCGTTTGCTCCTTTTTTGGAATATTGTGATGAATTTAAGACAGGTATTCGAATTGAACGTTCAGATATCTTAACGATGACTACACCAGTCCGTGACCTTGAAAATCAATACAATCAAATTTTTGGCAGTGGCATTACGATTGCCTCTTCCATTCCAAAGATGTGATATAATAACTGAATGAACTACTATACAAATGTTATTGCTCTAGGTAACAATGTTCTGTATCGTGGTGTCAAGGACGGTAGGCGAGTAAAACTGAAAATCGGTTACTCGCCTACTTTGTTTTTGCCTGCCAAGAAACAGGGTACCTATAAAACACTTCATGGTGAACCTCTTGAGCCCATGAAGTTCGAATCTATGCGTGAAGCTCGTGATTTTATTAAGAATTACGAAGACGTTGGTAATTTTAAAATTTACGGTCAAACACGTTTTGAATACGCATTCATCGCTGAACAACACCCACAAATGGTTGAGTGGGACAAAGACCAAATTTCTGTTGGTGTAATCGATATTGAGGTTGGTTCAGAGAATGGTTTTCCTGACCCATACAAGGCATACGAACCAATCACCGCAATTTGTTTGAAGTATGTTAACGGTCAAACTTATGTTTGGGGTTGTGGTGACTTCAACAACTACGATGACAACGTTACCTATTTCAAGTGTAAAGATGAATACACGTTGATGCAACGTTTCATTGAGCATTGGCAAACAGATTGTCCTGATATTATCACCGGTTGGAACATCAAGTTCTTTGATATTCCCTATCTGTGTAATCGTTTTGAGAAACTTGGTGGTGAAGATTACAAGAAGAAACTTTCTCCTTGGAGTCTTATCAACGAACGTAAAGTTGTTGCAATGGGTAAAGAAAACATTGCATACGAATTGCTTGGTTGTGCCACACTTGATTACATTGAACTGTACCGCTGGTATGCGCCAGGTGGTAAGTCACAAGAATCTTATCGCCTTGATAACATTGCCAACGTTGAGATTGGTGAAAACAAATTGTCGTATGATGAATATGACAACCTGCATCAACTCTATCGTTTGAACTATCAAAAGTTTATTGAATACAACATCAAAGACGTTGAACTGATTCTCCGCCTTGATGACAAGTTAAAGTTGCTTGAATTGGCAATGACTCTTGCATATGACACAAAGACAAACTACGAAGATGTGTTTGCTCAAACTCGTATGTGGGATTCAATGACATATGCGTATCTGCTTGAGAAAAACATTATTGTTCCTCCACGTGTGGTGCAGAGCAAGAATGCCGCATTCGAAGGCGCATATGTTAAAGAACCTCAGGTCGGTATGCACAATTGGGTTGCATCATTCGACTTGAACAGTCTGTATCCTCACCTGATGATGCAGTATAATATTTCGCCTGAAACATTGATTGAACCTGAAGATTACACCGATGAAATGCGGCAGATTCTTTCACAAGGTGTTTCCGTTGATAGCATGTTGTCAAAGAAAATTGACACAAGTAAATTGACTGGTGCAACCTTGACTCCTAACGGTCAATTCTTCCGTACTGACAAGTGTGGTTTCCTACCTCAGATGTTGGAAGACATGTATGAAGACCGTAAGAAGTTTAAGAAGATGATGTTGTCGGCGAAACAAGAGTATGAAAAAGAACACGACCCAACCAAAAAGTATGAAATTGAAAAGCGAATTGCAAGATTCAACAATCTTCAGTTGGCAAAGAAAGTATCTCTGAACAGTGCCTATGGTGCTCTTGGTTCTCAATACTTCCGTTTTTATGATTTGCGAATGGCATTGGGTGTAACTACAGCCGGTCAGTTGTCTATTCGGTGGATTGAACACAAACTTAATCGATACATGAATGACCTATTGAAAACGGAAGATGATTATGTTATCGCCTCAGACACAGATTCGATTTATCTTAAGCTTGGTCCGCTTGTTGAAAAGGTGTATGGAGATGGAGGTAAAGTATCGCTGCCAGGAACCAAAGTCATCGAATTCATGGACCGTGTATGCGAAGACAAGATTCAACCTTATATCGATTCAAGTTATCAGGAACTTGCTACGTATGTTCATGCGTACAAACAAAAAATGCAAATGAAACGTGAAGCCTTGGCAGACAAAGGTATCTGGACTGCCAAGAAACGTTACATCATGCATGTGTATAACAACGAAGGTGTTCAGTATGAAACACCCGATATCAAGGTCATGGGTCTTGAAATGGTCAAGTCTTCAACTCCATCCGTCATTCGTGACAAGATGAAAGAGTTGATTGCTTTGATTTTGCGAAGTGACGAAACACGTGTGCAGGAGTTCATTGCTGATTTCCGTGATGCGTTTAAGAAGTTGCCACCTGAAGAAATTAGTTTCCCACGTGGTCTGAATGGTTTGAAAGAGTATTCTGATTCAGCAATGTTGTATAAGAAAGGCACACCTATTCATGTTAAGGGTGCCATCATTTACAATCATCACCTGAAACAGTTGGGTCTTGACAAGAAATATCCTTTGATTCAGGAAGGTGAGAAGTTGAAATTCACCTATCTGAAACAGCCGAACATCTTCAAAGATACCGTGATTTCATATCCTTCTCGTTTGCCACCAGAATTCGGTATTCATCAGTATGTTGACTATGATACCCAATTTGACAAGGCATTCCTTGACCCGGTTAAGATTATTCTTGACTGCATCGGTTGGAACCATGAGAAGGTAAATTCGCTTGAATCGTTCTTTGGTTGAGTACCCGAATACTAGATATAAGATAGACAAAGGAGTTATTATGAGTTTGCTTGAAAAATTGAAGAAGAACACCACAATCAAAGACTCTGCCATCCTGGCAAAGTCCAAATTCTTCTCTGAAAAAGACAGTGTGCCTACACCAGTACCCATGGTGAACGTTGCACTTTCTGGTCGCCTTGATGGTGGCCTGACACCAGGACTTACTATGTGGGCAGGTCCTTCCAAACACTTCAAGACTGCATTCAGTTTGTTGATGGCAAAGTCCTATATGGACAAGTATCCTGATGCCGTGATGTTGTTCTATGATTCTGAGTTTGGTACTCCAATCAAATATTTTGAAACATTCAACATCGATATGGACCGTGTTCTGCATACACCTCTTACCGATATTGAACAGTTGAAGTTTGATATCATGCAACAGTTACAAGAAATCAATCGTGGTGATAAACTAATCATCGTGCTTGATTCTATCGGTAACTTGGCATCCAAGAAAGAAGTTGAAGATGCACTTGAAGGCAAATCAGTTGCTGATATGTCACGTGCTAAACAAGTTAAGTCCTTGTTCCGTATGGTGACACCACACCTGACCTTGAAGAATATTCCTATGGTCGTTGTCAACCACACTTACAAAGAAATCGGTATGTTCCCGAAAGATATTGTTGGTGGCGGCACAGGTTCTTATTACTCTGCTGACAACATCTACATTCTTGGTCGCCAACAAGAGAAAGATGGTACCGAGATTACTGGTTACAACTTCATTATCAACGTTGAGAAGTCACGTTACGTAAAAGAGAAGTCAAAGATTCCAGTCAGTGTTTCTTTTGAAGGTGGTATCAACAAGTATTCTGGTCTGCTTGACATTGCACTTGATGGTGGTTTTGTTACCAAACCAAGCAATGGTTGGTACGCAAAGGTCGACCGAAACACCGGTGAAATCGGTGACAAGAAACGTTTTGTCGATACTCAGACGGCAGATTTTATGGAGCCTTTATTGGCAAGTGAAGAATTTAAAGATTACGTGAGAGACAAATATGCTATCGCTTATGGCTCGATTATGGGAGAAACTCCTGTTCTGGAAGCAACCGCAGATGAAAACGCCGATTGAATTTGAGGACTATGAACTGGTAGACTTTAAGGATTCATCCGTAACTGGTGTTGAAATCCTTAAAGGCAAATACAAAGGTGTCATTTATCATTATACCGGTGCAAGGGTTCTACAGGAAGAACCTTTGCCTAGGTTACAATTCGCTTATGTCATCGTAGATTCAGGCACACATGATACAGAGAGCTTGGAAAACGATGATGAATTTGTTACAATGCTAGGTGACATCCTAACAAATATATTGACCAACGAAGCGGATTATAATGAATCGTTTAGAGCTCTCAATTCTAAAGAACCTGATTTACAATGAAGACTATGCGAGGAAGGTTATGCCCTTCCTCAAGTCTGATTACTTCAACGATAACAACGAACGTGTTATTTTCAATGAAGTAAAACAATTCATTGAGAAGTATAACAAGTTGCCTACACATGAGGCGCTTGTTATTAATTTTACCGAATCTAAGAATCATACTGATGAGCAGGTAAAAACTGCCATCACTACTCTTAAAGAAATCGATGACAATAGAAATCAACCAACTGAAACAGAATGGTTGACTGAACAAACAGAAAAGTTTTGTCAAGACCGTGCGTTGTATAACGCAATCATGGAATCTGTTTCTATTCTGGATGAAAAGAACAAATCACCGAAAAGTAAAGGTGAAATTCCTAAGTTGTTGGCTGATGCACTTGGTGTTTCTTTTGACCAGAATATCGGTCACGATTACACACAAGATTTCGAATCTCGTTACGATTTCTACCATCGTAAAGAGACAAAGATTCCTTTTGACCTAGAATTCTTCAACAAAATTACCAAAGGCGGTCTGCCAGCAAAAACTCTGAACATCGCTTTGGCTGGTACCGGTGTTGGTAAATCTTTGTTCATGTGTCACGTGGCTGCATCTTGTTTGGCACAAGGCAAGAATGTTTTGTATATCTCCCTTGAAATGGCCGAAGAACGTATCGCTGAACGTATCGATGCCAATCTTTTGAACATCACAATGGATGATTTGCACAGTATTCCTCGTTCTGATTATGAACGTAAATTCGGTGCTCTGAAAAACAAAACACATGGCAAACTAATCATCAAAGAATATCCGACTGCAAGTGCTGGCGCAATGCACTTCCGTGCTTTGTTGAATGAACTGCATCTGAAGAAAAACTTCAGACCAGATATCATTATGATTGACTACTTGAACATCTGTTGTTCCAGTAGAATGAAACCTGGTAACTCTGTGAACAGTTACACATACATCAAGGCGATTGCTGAAGAACTGCGTGGTCTTGCTGTTGAATTCAACGTGCCTATTGTTTCTGCAACACAGACAACTCGTAGTGGTTATTCCAACTCTGATGTTGACCTGACCGATACATCTGAATCGTTTGGTCTTCCTGCAACTGCTGACTTTATGTTTGCGTTGATTAGTACAGAAGAACTTGAACAACTTGGTCAGATTATGGTCAAGCAGTTGAAGAATCGATATGGTGACCCCAACTTTAACAAGAAGTTTGTTGTTGGTATCGACAGGTCTAAAATGAGATTGTATGATGCTGAACAATCAGCACAAGTCGATATCTCTGATTCAGGTCAAGATATTCCCGATAAACCTTTGAATACGTTTGGTGACAGAGAACGTGCTCGTGTTAAAAAGTTTGATGGATTTAAAGTATGAAACATTATGTCACCGTCTTCCCTAATGTATGGGACAAAGATTACTGCAAATCACTAATTGACCGTTTTGAGAAGAACACAAGTCAACATGTAGATACTTTTCTTGAAGGTCATAGACACTTCACTGAAATTACTATTTCACAATATCCTGACTGGCAAGATGTACATGATAAAATTTTAACTGATGCTCAACGTGCATTGTTGCCATATAAACAACAACATGAAATTGATGACAAGGCTTGGCCAGAGAAACTAGGTTTTGAAATGTTTCGCATGAAACGTTATTTGCCAAATGGTCTGGATGAATTTGCTCACCATGTGGATGTAGGCAACTATCAATCAGCACGAAGGTTCATGGTGTTCTTTTGGTATCTAAATGATGTTGCCGAGGGTGGTGAAACAACTTTCGAATACAACAGAAATGCCGAACCGTGGGCAGTTGTAACACCTGAAACAGGTAAGATGTTGATGTTCCCACCACTTTGGCCTTGGGGACACACTGGCAGAAAACCAATTTCTGGACCAAAATACATTATTGGCGGATACCTGCACTACGTATGAGCTTGCCAAGTAAAAGATTTTGTGTTATAATAGTCACATGAAACATAAAACTCTTTACAAAAAACTGGCTGCATTTGCCCCTAAGTTTTACGGTGAGAAAACTATGGGGCAAATTATGTATTGGGTTCGCAAAATGTTGAAACCCCATGGTGTAAAAGTTAATCGTATAATCGATAAAACAAATACAGCATTAAGTGCTTTCACGGTTGGTGGTTTCTATGACCCATACCATGAATTTGATGAAGCAGATATTGAAATGTATTTGGTGTTTAATGAATGCGAAAGAGATAATGCATTCTTTTTTGATGAAGAAACCACCGATATATTAATCAATGAATTGTTTATCACATTATCGCATGAGAAAAGACACAAGTATCAATTTAGAAAACGTGGTCAAAATTACGGTGCAAAATATAAATGCAAAGTAACCGATGAAAATCTGAAACAACAATTAGAATATTATGGTGACTCAGATGAAATTGATTCTTATGCTATTGAACATGTTTTAGAATTACAATTACATAAAGCAACTGAAGTAACCACACGTGATAAGTATCGTGAATTGTTTGCTAAATATGACCCTAAGATTTACAATAAGTTTTTGAAGAAGTATTATAAGTTTAATCAACAAATTATATTATGAATTTGAATAAAGAACAAGCAATTCATTGTGCAAATGTATTCTCGGATTATTTTGATAAGTTTGGTCGTATCGATGAATACATGAGAGAACAAAAACTGGCAGCAATGGCCGAAAGGCCATTTGTTTTGCCAGGTATGGGACCAGAAGAAGATTTGTTTTCTGATTTCTCCGTGTCGCCGGCTGACATGGAGTTTGAAATTGTGGAACTACCACAAGACAGATGGGATACCTATCTTGATATGATTTCAAGTCACTCAAACATGACCAGTATTCCTGGTCGTTGTTTGCGTTTGGCTGTATGGGAAAAGACCACTAAGAAATGGTGTGGCTTCATTCGTCTTGGTTCTCCTGTTATCAACTGCAAACCACGTAATGAAATGTTGGGACAAGTATTCACCCAGCAAGAGGGTGGTGCTCAACGTTTCAATCAATGTGCAACGATGGGTTTTGTTATTGTTCCTGCACAACCATTTGGTTTCAATTATCTTGGTGGTAAATTGCTGGCAGCCATCTGTACATCACATGAAGTCCGTAAAATGATGGACGAAAAGTATGACATGACCACGTGTCTGTTTGAAACCACCAGTTTGTATGGTTCATCAAAGACTGTATCACAGTATGATGGTATGAAGCCCCTGATTAGGTTCAAAGGTCTGACTGATAGTGATTTCTTGCCTATGTTGCACGGCAAGGCATACACCGATATTAAAGACTATGTTGAAGGTATCATTGGTGAACCTTTGGTTCCAGAAGATGCTTCATCACGTAAGTTGAAGATTTCCAACAGAATCATTTCACTCACCAAGGTTGCACTGAAAGGCACACCTGAAGGTGAAAAATTTAATCAGACTATCGAAAACGCAAAGAATCTGAATGAACAGAAACGATACTTCATTTCAGATTACGGTTTCAAAAACATGGTAGATTTCGTCAATGGCAGTGCAACTAAGTTGGTTCCTGGTGAAAACTATGAGAAACATAATCTTGCAAACATCATTGATTGGTGGAAGAAAAAGGCAATCAATCGTTATGAAACCCTGAAGGCGGAGAACAGAATCCGAACCGAACAAGAGGTCTGGACTGGTGACAAACCTATTGACATTATCAGGTAATTTCATTAGGATAAATACCCAATAAAAATCTTTTTGGGTATAAAAATGAAAGTTAAAGCCGATTCAACCACAACCAAAGATGATTCAGGTGGAATCTCTGGTGCAGGCTCAGAAGTAACGGCTCTGGCCGAATCATTGCAGGCCTATGCTTGTGCGACCAGACAGTTCCTTGGTAAACCACTTGAGGACGTTTCTCAGATTACAGATAAAACTATCGCTGATGCTGATTGCGACCGTACATTAAAACAATGTATGGCCGGTTTGGATGAACAGTGGTTCTACAGTGTGATTGATACCGCCAATGCCATTTTCAATGATGTGCCTGGTGCCAAGTCTGGTAAACAATATAAGTTTTATCGTGGTGGTAAATTCGTAGATTCCATCTATGACGAATGGAGAAAGTTTAAAAAGGGCAGCGGTATTACTGGTGATGACAAGTGGAATCCTGCCGATATTTGGATGGTAAAGAAGACACATAAACATCAGTATGGATTCAATACGCTTGTAGATTACAATCATTACATGTATAATCTGTTTGCGAATGCTGAATGTATTGGTATTTCTTTGAAGAAGTTGGCAAAAGGTTCACATGCACACTCTAAGATTTTCAATGCAGGTAAACCTTTAACAGCACAATACAAAGGAATCAAGTTGGGTGCCAATATGACCGATTCAAAGGACATATACATTCAATATAGTTCAGAAGGTAAAGATGGTGAAGTTCAGTTGAGAAACTTTTCTTCAAGACCGGTGCCTTCATCTTGGCAAGGTGAGATTAAAGGTAAGGCAGCTGCAGGTGGTAAAATTGGCGGCGGCGTTATCTTTGAAGGTGCTTTAGATGTTGGTGTTCGTTCATCTAGTTTGGTTCTACCAAGTAAAACACCTATTGATAAACCAAAAGATTCAGATTTCAAAGAGTTTGCAACCGCTTTTAAGAACCTAACTGGTTCAAAAGAAAAACTTGAAACTCTTATCGCTCAAGCAAAAGCTGGTCACAGACAAGACAAAACCTGGTGGATGTCTAAGTATATTGGTGTCATGTTAGTTGATACGGTTCTAAAAGAAAGAAAAATGGATGCACTGTGTTCTTATATTTTCCAGTATGCATCCTCAGCAACAAAGAATAGTTGTATCTTCATAAAGTATAGTTAATATGAATTTTAAAGAATATCTAACGGAAGCAACCAAAGCTGGTAAGAACGTACACCTTGAACATATTGAGGATGAAGTTCTTAATCGTGGTGTAACTGGTGCTCGTGAAGCAATTAACTTTTTGCAGGCACTCAGAGATATGCTTGCTGGCCATTCAACAACCAAAGTGAATGTCACAACAAAATGGGACGGTGCACCTGCCATTTTCGCTGGCATTAATCCAGAGAATGGTAAATTCTTTGTTGGTACCAAGGGTGTCTTTGCTAAGAACGCAAAACTGAATTACACTGATGCTGATATCGATGCCAATCATCCTTCTGAAGGTCTGAATAAGAAACTCAAGGTTGCTTTGCGTTACCTGCCTAAGTTAGGTATCAAAGGTGTACTTCAAGGTGACATGATGTTCTCTAAGGGTGATATCGATAAACAAGTTATCGATGGTGTCTCCTACATTACGTTTCAACCAAACACAATTGTATATGCTGTGCCTGCTGATTCTGCACTAGCACGTGCCATGTTAGATGCACAACTTGGTGTGGTGTTTCACACATCATACACTGGCAAAACCATTGAAGACATGCAAGCATCTTTCAACATTGATATTGCACACCTGACCAAAACTAAAGACGTTTGGTTCCGTGATGCATCATTTATCGATGCGTCTGGTTCTGCCACATTTACTGAAGAAGAAACAAAACAACTTACAGGTATCTTGTCTGATGCTGGACGTTTGTTCAAACAAATAAATTCATTGACGATGAATAGAATTCCTGCAAGTGAAGTTATTCAGACATATATCAAAACATTTAATAACACCAAGGTACGTTCAGGTGAGGCAATCAAAGACACACGTGCTCACACAGTACAGTTGATTTCTTGGGTTGAAACTAAATTAAACAAAGCAGTTGAAGAAGCAAAGAAAGCAGAGACAAAGAAAAAACGTATTGCTGAGAAGACAGAAATTATGCGTTTTTTCCGTTCTTATGCTGGCGATTTGAAACTCATATTTGATTTGCAAAATGACCTTGTTCGTGCAAAGAATATGATTATTAAGAAGTTGCAAGAAATTAGACAAGTCACTGGCACATTCCTAAAAACTGAGAATGGTTTTAAAGTTACCAATCCAGAAGGATTTGTTGCAGTTGATAAATTAAAAGGTAACGCAGTTAAGTTGGTTGATAGAATGGAATTCAGTCAAGCAAACTTTAACGCACAGAAAGCATGGGACAAATAATGGCAGACGTAAAATTTGATATCAACGCCATCATGGAAGAATATGGTGATGATGATTTTGGTTTCACCGCAGAATCGGAAGAAGAATTTGAGGCAGTTATTGCCGAGAAAGAAGAAACTGTAGAAGAATATAAACAAAGACTTCAACAGGTTGAAAAGATTATTCTTCCTTTCCTTACAAAACTATTGAAGACTGCCGACCAACCAATCATCAAGTGGCCAAACCGTGGTCCTGTACTAGAGTCGCAGATTCAAAAGATTTTGAATTTGACCAGGGGATAATATGTTGCGTCAAGTAGATGGAAGATGGGCATTGGTTTCGAAGAAAACCGGTAGACCTTTAGCATATTATAAAGGCGAAGGCAAACCATCCGAAGAATGGGTGAAGAAACAAGAAGCCAGAATACAATTTTTCAAACATGGTGGTGTGTCTGAACAGATTAATGAGGCTGCATATGTTGGCAACATTGGTGCGATGGAAATGTTCAAGTTTTTCCAGAAAGCATCCGAAGAACAGAAAAAGAAATTAAAAACACTAATTGACGGACAGAAAACAAAAGAAGCCTGGAAATTGGTGCAAGATGTTACCGGCGTTAAGTTGCACAAGTCGGTACATGAAGAAGTTAAACCAGATATTCTCCCGAAATCAGGCGCTGGTGCGTGGGGCACCGATGAATTGGTGAATACATATAAGGATGCAACACCAGGTCAAGAAAGAAAGTTAAAGACTTTTAAAGAATTCCGTAAATAATTTGTAAGTGAGGTTGTTATGAAAGATATTGTGGTAGGGTGTATTACCAATTACACCTTTGATAAGATTGCCCCTTGGGTAAATTCTCTTGAGCGAAGTGGTTTCGATGGCCTCAAGGTAATGATTTGTTACAACATTGGTTATGATGTTGTAGAAGAACTCACCAAACGTGGTTTCACCATTTTTGGTTTCAAACGAAACGATGAACAGAAACGCCTTGAATACAAGGACAATTTCAACATCTGTTTAGACCGTTTTTCCCATATTGCCTATTTCTTCAATCGTTTGGAGAACAAAGAGCAATATCGTTATGTGATTTCAACTGATGTTAAAGATGTAATTTTTCAAACCAATCCTTCTAGGTGGTTGGAAGAAAACATTGGTGATAAGAAGATTAATGTTGCTTCAGAATCATTGAGATATGTCGATGAAGACTGGGGTAATCACAATCTTTATCAATCTTTTGGACCTTTAATTTATGAACGAAACAAAGACAACACCATTTACAATGCCGGCACTATCGCAGGAGAGTTTCAACATTTTGTGGACCTCTGTGATAACATCTTTCTTGCTTGCGGAGGAGCTCCGCAAAATGTACCAGGTGGCGGTGGACCAGACCAAGCAGCACTTAACGTTCTATTGAATCTGAGTGCATACAGAAACATAACCAACTTTGCACCAAGTGAATCTGGTTATGCAGCACAATTGGGTACAACTGCTGACCCAAATAAGATTACACAATTCAGACCAAAGTTATTGGAACCTGAACCAATTATTGATTATGGAACCGGTGAAGTCAAAACCTCCACAGGAAAACTATTCAGTATTGTTCACCAATACGACCGAGTACCAAAACTAAAAGAAGTCATTGAGAAGAAATTCGCATGAACTTCAGTTTCGGTATAACAACCGATTATTCTGACCTGAATCGGTTGAATGAAATTAAAGAATCTATTCGTGGTTTGCAAATACCGAATTACGAGATTCTAATAATTGGCGGCCAACATCCCGAAGATGAGGATGATACATGCCACATCTTCTTTGATGAGGCTGCCAAACCAAATTGGGTTACACGTAAAAAGAATACATTGGCACAGGCCGCCAAGTATGATAACGTTGTTATCTTCCACGACTATTACGTGTTCGACAAAGACTGGTATCAAAACTTTCTAACATTCGGTGAAGATTGGGACGTTTGTTCTAATGCTCAACGGTTAATTACCGATAAGAGACATTTCACCGATTGGGTTTGTTGGGATTCACCAATCTTCCCACGTTATACATCATTACATTATGATGACTGGTCACATACTAAGTATATGTATCAATCTGGTGGTTACATGATTGTCAAAAAGAAATTCATGGAGAAATGTCCAATGAATGAAGAAATGACATGGGGTACCGCCGAAGATGTTGAGTGGTCTTTGAGAATGAGAGAGATTGCCAACTGGAAATGTAATGGTAAATCTATAGTGAAACATAATAAAAGGCATCGTGATGCATAAGTTAATTATTTTTGACCTTGATGGTGTGTTGATTGAATCCCGTGAGTTGCATTATCATTCGCTGAATGAAGCACTCGCTAGAATTGATATGAAGTATGTCATATCACGTGAAGAACACCTTTCATTGTATGATGGTCTGAACACCACAAAGAAATTAGAAATGTTGGCGCAGAAAAAAGGTCTGCCCAATTCCTACTTCAATCAGATTTGGCAAGACAAACAAACTGCCACATTCAAACTGATTAGACAGATTCCAAAAAACAATAACCTGAGGCAAATGTTTGCAAACATTCAATCAAAAGGTTGGAAGATTGCAGTTGCCAGTAACTCCATTCGTGAAACGGTAAAGTTGGCATTATTGTCGATTGGTGTCATGGAATATGTTGATTACTATGTCAGTAATGAGGATGTAAAGAGAACCAAACCTTACCCCGAAATGTACTGGCAATGTATGACGGCATTAAATGCACTTCCAAAAAGTACAATTATCGTGGAAGATAGTCATATTGGACGCCAAGGTGCAACCGATTCTGGCGCACATCTTTTGCCTGTCGAAAACGCAAATGACTTGACTTCATATAAAGTTTTGTGTAAAATACAAGAGATTGAAGAAAAAGAACACCACCATCATATACCATGGAGAGATAATAAATTGAACGTACTTATTCCTATGGCAGGTGCTGGCTCACGTTTTGCACAAGCCGGTTACACCTTCCCTAAACCCCTGATTGAAGTCAGAGGCAAACCTATGATTCAGGTAGTTGTAGAGAACCTGAACATTCAGGCAAATTATATTTTCTTGGTTCAAAAAGAACACTATGAGAAATACAACCTGAAATATCTACTTAATCTGATTGCACCAAACTGTAAGATTGTACAGGTTGATGGTGTGACAGAAGGTGCTGCTTGCACCACATTGTTGGCAAAAGAATTGATTGACAACGACCAACCATTGGTTATGGCAAACTCTGACCAGTTTATCGAATGGGATTCCAACAATGTCATGTATTCGTTCCAAGCGGATGGTATTGACGGTGGCATTCTAACATTTAAAGCAACACATCCAAAGTGGTCGTATGCCAAGTTAGATGAAAACGGTTTCGTCAGTGAAGTTGCAGAAAAGAAACCAATCTCCGATAATGCGACCGTTGGTGTTTATTACTGGAAGAAAGGTTCTGATTACGTTAAGTATGCAGAACAAATGATTGAAAAGAACATTCGTGTAAACAACGAATTCTATGTTTGTCCTGTTTTCAACGAAGCGATTGCTGATGGCAAGAAAATTCGTGTGAAACAAATTGAGAGAATGTGGGGCATTGGTACTCCAGAAGACCTCAACTATTTCTTGGAGAACCACAAATGAATAACAATATGACAGAAGAAAAGATTCAACAATATGCCGCAATGGCCAAGGCATTTATGAATCGACCAATTGGCCATCCTAACAACGTAGTAGGCAACTACGGATGGCATGAAAAATATCCTTATGAAAAATACCTTCTTACTAGACCTTCTGATGAAAGTAAAACCGTGGTTCCAACCAATCAGTCTTTACTTGCTGTTGATTTTGGTTGTGGGCCTGGCCGCATGGTCAATCGTATGTCTAAGCTCTTCAAACGAGTTGATGGCATTGACGTATCCTCCTATGCGTTAGAATGGGCTCGCAAACAATTTCCAGAAAACAATTTCTATGAAGCCAGTGGTGCAGATTGTGGTGATGTTCCTGCAAACACTTATGATTTTGTTTACAACACTATTTCAATTCAACACATTCCCTGTCGTACTATTCGACAAAGAATTTATGAAGGACTATATCGTTGCATGAAAAAAGGTGCATCAATCACCTTGCAACTGGCATATAATCCAACATATGTTGCTGGTGTTTGGTCAAATGATACCGAACATGCATCATATGAATCCGACTTCTTTGATACCGACAAAACTAACGGTCATGCTGATTGTGTAATTAATGAAAAAGATTTGCCTTTGCTGCAATCAGATTTTGAAAAAGTAGGTTTCAAAAATGTAGAGATTCGATTAGCTGAAGTTGCTAGTTTATATCCGAACCTAGAAGGTGAATATCACGCACCTTATTGGGCTTCTCATTGGTTGTTTATTTACGGAAACAAATAACATGCAAGTATGGATTTTGACGTTTAATCGTCCTGTTGTATTGAACAGACAGATTAAAACATTTGGTGAACTTGGTTATGATGTTCATATCTTTTCCAATTATCCTGAAGTAGAAATTTACGCAGAGAATAAAGATTACATCAAAGAAGTATTCTTTAATAACCTATCTGACCCTGAGGCAAATTCTTATTGTGCTAGGTCATGGAACAATATCTTCATCAAATGTTTCAAGACCGAACAAGAGGCAATCTTTGTACAGGATGATACATGGTGCAGACCAGAGATTGGTAAACTAATCGAGGAAAACAAAGATAAGTTTGACCTGATTTGGGGACCTGCTGGCGATACATTCTTCTACATGAAGAAAAGTGTTCTTGCAACCATTGGTTGGTTTGATGAGCGTTATCTTGCTTGTTATTGTGGTGATGCTGACTTCCTGAAACGTGCATGGCATTTTTATGATAAAGATAGATTGTCTATTGCTGAGACACACGATTGGGGATGGTTTCATAATGATGTAGGAATTCGTAATCATATTTCTTGGGATTTACGTTCTAAATGTTTAGATGATAATTATGTAAATCAACATCAAGAAAATGAAGCCAAAATTGGTTCCTCAAACTACATGTTAGTACACTCACAAGGACACTTTAAGAATAAATGGGCCACACCAGGTAATGGTATTAACGGTATTGGTCCTATTTGTTTATATGAAGAAGCACCACAGGTTGCAGAAATTGATTGGTATCCTTGGTTTACTAAAAAATATTTGAGAGGTGAATGATGCGTATTATCGCACATAGGGGATTAATCAACGGTGCCGATAAGGCATTTGAGAATAGACCAGAAACTATCGAACTTGCATTTGATAATGATTTTGATGCAGAGATTGATATCTGGCGTGAAGATGGTGAATGGTTTCTAGGACATGATGAGCCACAATATCCAGTAGATTCTGCTTGGATTATGTCGGCAGCACCACGAGCTTGGTTTCATTGTAAGAACTCAGAAGCAATGTTGTGGATGGCCAATCATTCCAAAGGTGTTAATTTCTTTTGGCACGATAGTGATGACTATACCCTCACCAGTACCGGATATGTGTGGGCATATCCAGGTTCTAAAGTTGAAGGCAATACGATTTTAGTTTTGCCAGAACGTATTATGAAAATTGAAGAAATTAAAAACATTCACTGTTATGGTGTTTGTACAGACTTTGCTATGCAAGCCAGAGAGGCACTTAAATGAAAATTTGTTTTGTTGTTCACCGATATGCACCATTTCCTGGTGGTTCTGAATACTATGTCCAACAGATGGCGGAAGAATGTGTTCAGAGACACCATGATGTAACTGTTATTGCTGGTGAACACAAAGGTGATTTGAATGGTGTTCGTGTAACAAGTGACGCACATTATTTGAATGACCAAGATTTGGTTGTAGTTCACGGCGGTGATGTTGGCGTACAGAACTTTGTTTTGTCACATGCAAGACATATAAACTCACCTGTCTTGTATATGATTATCAAACCGTCCGATAGTCAAGTATGCGTTCAGGCATTACATGACTGTGAATTCATTGGTTGTTCCGCACCCGAGGATTGGGACCATGTACGTAAACATGGCGTGGAAAATAAGGCACATAAAGTAATTCACGGTATTTCTCCTGTTGATTGTATCGGCAAAAAAGGCAGATTCAAACACCAGTACGGTATTCCTGCCGACAAACGCATGTTTCTATCTTGCGGTGGGTATTGGCCGAACAAAAAGATGATTGAACTTGCCAAGGCATTTGAGTCCGCAAACCTAGAGGACAGTATCTTAGTCACAACTGGTTACGATAATCGATTCGGTATCATGCCTCATGCGTCCGAGAAGGTCTTTCCTTTGATGGTCGATGACCCTAAGGATGTCAAGGATGCGATTGCCGATGCCGATTGTTATGTGATGAACTCGGATGCCGAAGGTTTTGGTCTGGTAATCCTAGAATCTATGATTAACAAGACACCTTGGATTTCTCGAAATATCGCTGGTGCCAAACTTTTGGCTGAACATGGCCAAGTGTACAATACAGAAGATGAATTGGTTGAATTATTGCGTGGTTTCAAAAGAAACGACACCAAAGTTAAAACTGCTTACGAATACGTAATTCAGAACCACCTAATCAAGAACACGGTCGATGATATTCTAGCTCTAATAAATACTAAATAACATATAAACTTTAACTGCTGTAGAGGCGGGGTATGAAATTTAGAGATTTTATTAGAGAAGAAAAGGAAAAGCATGCCGTCCTGGCTTTCGGACGCATGAATCCACCAACAACAGGACATGAGGTCCTGGTCAATAAAGTCAAAGAGGTAGCAAGACAAAACAACGCATCACACCATGTTGTGCTATCTCACTCACAAGACAAAGCAAAGAATCCTCTAACACCCTCACAAAAGGCATTACATGCCAGACGATTCTTTCCTGGTACCAATATCACATTGGCTACCAAAGAACATCCAAACTTTCTAACTCAGGCACAAAAGTTACATCAAAAAGGTGTAACTCATTTACACATGGTTGCTGGTTCTGACCGTGTTCCTGAGTATGATAAACTGTTAAAGAAATACAACGGCACACATGAAGGTGCCTTGTTTAATTTCAAATCAATCAAAGTACATAATGCAGGCGAACGTGACCCTGATGCCGATGACACAAGTGGCATGTCTGCATCAAAAATGCGTGGTCATGCGGCTGCATCCAACTTTAAAGAATTCAAAAAAGGTATTCCTTCTCACGTACCGGAACATCATGCAAGAGAATTGTATGACCATGTTCGTAGAGGTATGGGTATTCGTGAAAACATGGATTTCACATTACCAATGGATGAAGAAGTTGCACAACTATTGTATGAAGGTGTGCATGATAAAGGTATCTTTAAGGCAGTATTCTTAGCAGGTGGTCCAGGTTCTGGCAAAGATTATGTATTGGACAACACACTTGCTGGTCATGGCTTGACAGAAATCAATTCCGACAAGGCACTAGAGTTTTTGATGGACAAACACGGTCTTGATAAGACCATGCCTCCTTCTGAACAAGAGAAACGTGATTACATTCGTGGTCGTGCAAAGAACATTACTGAATTGCGCCAGCGTTTGGCTCTACTAGGTCGTAATGGTCTTATCATCAATGGTACTGGTGATGATGTTGAAAAATATAAGAAGATTAAAGAACGACTAGAAGAAATCGGTTACGAAACTTCAATGGTTTCTGTTGTGACTGATGATGAAGTTTCTCGTCAGCGTAATATTGAACGTGGTCAACGTGGTGGTCGTTCAGTGCCTGAAGAAATTCGTAAAGCAAAATGGGATGCAGTTACCAAAGCACGTGCTGAAATGGCAAAGATGTTTGGTGATAACTATGTAGAGTTTGACAACTCACAAGATTTACGTACTGCTGACCCTGAAACAGTCAAAGCCAAAAAAGATGAAATGCTTGGTATATTCAAGCGTGTTAAATCTTTTGTTGAAACACCACCATCTACCGAAAAGTCTCAGGCCTGGGTTGCACAAGAACTGAGTAAAAAAGACAATACGCTTGTTTCAGATGAAGATGCTGAAAAACATCCTCATCCAGATAATGAATCTTCTCAGCAAGCTCGCCAATTAGGTTTGACATATTATGGATTCGGCCGTTGGGGTAAAAACGGAGAGGTCACTCACCATTCCGTACATGGTCAACTGGTTGCAATACAAAAAGAAAAAATTAAAGATGTGAGTGTGCCTATCGATGGTTCATCACAGAAACCACCAGTTACCGTTAAGAAGGTAACAGCAAAGAACGCTACAATGAAAACAGAAAGCCTCGACCATGAGTTTGAAAGTTTCTTAACTGAAGCAGTAACCATTACAGTTAAGGCTGACACAGCTGAAGAAGCTGCAAAAGCAGTCAAACTATTATCTAACGAACCTGATGAACAAGAAGAAGTTGAAGAAGAAGTACAAGACGGTTTCTCTGATTTGACCGCCAAACAACTTCTAACTTTGAATCAAACATTCGGCGTTCAAGCAGAATCAAAAGACAACAAGAAACACATCTTCCCTTCCGAACATCTATTGAAAGATTCAAACGGTAAAGTGCGTGTGTTTATGATGCGCCGTGCTGCAGCAGCAGAAGCACACCAAAAAGGTGGCCAGGTGCAAAAATCAGGAAATGGTTATGTCGTTAAATTAAAGGAGGATACTCATGTTACAAGCGTTAATCAATCTGTTCAAGAGAAAACAACCACAAGTGCAGGAAGCACCGTACAAAGTGGAAGTGGAACAACCAGTTCAGGAAGTCTCATTACCGAAAGTAGAGACTCCGGTTGTGGTTGCGGCTGTGGAGGAGCAGAAGCCAGTTGCCAAGAAAAAGGCACCGGCAAAAAGAAAACCATCGCAGAAGTCAAAGCCAGTTGGTCAAAAGAAAAAGCAGTAAAAGAATCTATTGACAAAGGCATCGAACCAGGTCTTTCGATGGCAACTTCTGGTGAAAATTTGGTGCGTGGTGCAACAAAGAATAAACCAAAAGAAAAACCATTAGAAGAAATGCAGGGTGATGAAACCACCGCTTCAATTGGTGACCAAAAAGAAGATGAATTAAAGAAGAAAGGCATTAGTCTTTCATCATTTAAAAAGAGAAATTACGTATGAAATCATTTAAACAATTTGTAAACGAAGACCTGCGTAAATGGTTCGATAAAGACCATCCTGAAGGTGGTTGGAAAAGAATTAATAGTAAAGGTGAGGCAATCGGTCCTTGCGCCAGAGAACCTGGTGAGCCAAAACCTAAATGCATGTCTAACGAAAAACGTGCTCAGTTGAGTAAGAAAGAACGTGCATCAGCAGTCGCAGCAAAACGCAGACACGACCCAAATCCAGAGAGAAAAGGTGAACCCATTAATGTTTCCAATTATGGAAAAGGAAAGATTAGTGAAGACCAAGAATATCTTGAAGAAAAGAACGTACCAACAAGTCCTGAAAAATGGGCAAGAGCAAAGGCAATGGCAAAGGCTAAATTCGATGTTTATCCTTCTGCTTATGCAAATGGTTGGGCTGCAAAGAAATATAAAGAAATGGGCGGCGGTTGGAAATCTGTATCGGAAGAAGTTGAAAATGTCGAAGAAGATTGGCAAAAGGTCAACAAGTCCGATAGAACAGATGGTATGTCACAAAAGGCAGTTGATGCCTATCGCCGTGAAAATCCAGGTTCAAAACTAAAGACCGCTGTTACAGAAAAGAATCCTACTGGTAAACGTGCATCACGTAGAAAATCATTCTGCGCTCGTATGTCAGGTATGAAACGTGCTCATGCAAGTCCAGAAACTAAGCGTGACCCAGATTCACCAATTAATAAAGCTCTACGCCGTTGGAGATGCTAAGTGGCACAGTTTAGAACCGATTATATGAAATTGGATTCTGGTCAAGTAGTGACCAGATATGAAGTGTTTGGTTTAATGGAAACATTAACACCTTCCGGTTCGCTCGTGGATGCGTTTGGTCGTTTACGCACATCAAATCCAAAATCCATATTCATGTCACAAAATGTTGGTGCAGAAGATGGCAAGTTTGATACCAAACTAACAGGTAATGCTAATACTGTTTATGTTGCCACAGAAAGTACCGTCTATATGAATGTTGGTACAACTTCTGGTGATGAAGTTATTCGTCAATCAAAGGCCAGCATTCCTTATCAGCCAGGCAAGTCATCACAAGCGATGATTTCTTTTGTGATGGACACACCAAAAGCCAACCTCACACAAAGAGTTGGTTACTTTGATGAAAGTAATGGTGTTTACTTGGAGAGCGATGGTGTAAATTATAATTTTGTTTTGCGTTCAAACACAACAGGCACCATTGTTGAAACAAGAGTTCCACAAAGTCAATGGAATGTTGATAAGTTTGATGGTTCCGGTTATGCATATCAAGGCAATACCGATGTAAATAACAACTTACTTGACCTAACAAAGGGTAACATCCTTTGGATGGATTTTGAATGGTTGGGTGTTGGTGATGTACGTTGTGGTTTTGTTGTTGATGGAATTCCTTATGTTGCTCATATTTTCCATAACGACAATCATAAAACGTCCGTTTATATGACAACTGCTTGTTTGCATATAAGACAAGAGATAAGAAATATAGGACCAACAACAAGTAATTCTAAATTAAAGCAAATCTGCTCAGCTGTTATGTCTGAGGGTGATTTTAATGTCCAAGGTAAGATTGAAGGTTGTGGTAGAGGATTCACGATTGCTGCGGCCGACACACTTGTTAGTGCAGGCACAGATTATCCAATGATTGCTTTCAGATTGAAATCTGGGAGACAAAACAATATTGTTATTCCTCATTCTTTTCACGTTTATGTGGATTCAAATGCCACAGTATCATATAGAATTTGGAGAAATGCGACTGTAACTGGTGGCACATGGGAATCAAGAGATGCTGCAAGTCCTGTTGAATTTAATGTTGGTGTTACTGCAATGGACACAACAAACGCCGAAATTATCCAAGGTGGTTTTGTTACTGGTGGTCAAACAGTTGCGTTTGGTACTGGACTAGATAACCTTGATTATACATTAAGACACTTTTTAAACAATACTAGCGAAAACTATGTGTTGTCTTTAATACCAACGAACAACAACATAAAGGTTTTATCAAAAGCCGACTGGATGCTTATTATCTAATAACTTAGGAGAAAAACATGGGTAAGATGGAAGAAGAACTAAAGGGCAATCAACACAAGATTGACAAAAACAAGAACAACAAAATCGATTCACACGATTTTGCCATTCTACGTGGTGAAAAGAAAGCCATGAAACAAGAAGAAGTTGAACAGATTCAGGAATATGAATCTAAAGATGGTGTTTATCGCCATCAGGCCAAACAAGGTCGTTATGGTGGTTCCGAGAAACCAGTAGATTCTCTTGCTGGTGTTCGTGGTCCTGCTAAGTCTGACCTAGAAAAGATTGAAGCTGCCAAAAAGAAAAAGAAGTTTTCTGAAATGGTAGAAATTTACAAACAAGAAGGTATCAAAGGCTTGTTTGAAGAATTGCGTGTTGTTGAAGAAGAAGCTTCACAAGAAGAATTCAACAAAGAGATAGAAAAACAAAAGAGAAAAGCTTCTGGTACTGCTACCGAAGCCGAAAAGGCTGATGTTGCTGCACCTGCAACCAAAGGTACAAAAGAAGTAAAAGAAGAAGTTGAGCAGATTGAAGAACGTGAGCTGACCGATGCAGAAGCCAAGAAAAAAGAAGAAATCGTTAAAGGCATGAAAAAAGGCATTTCTGGTTTCAAAGAACGTTACGGTGAACGTGCAAAAGAAGTCATGTATGCAACCGCTACTGCAAGAGCTAAGGGTGAGTAAATGAAAAATTTTGCTGGTCTTTTTGAGCAATTAAAACAAAAGCCAAAAGCTCGTGAAGCCAAGGAAGGCAGATTCAAATCTGCCCCTGCTCGTCACCCCTATACACCTGAACCTTTGGCCACACCAAGAGTTAATGAAGCTGAAGATATTTCAGGTGAACAAGGTGTGCATAAAGGCCAGTACAAATTTAAAAAGAAACCACAGGATATAGGTCTTCCACGTTCGGAAGCACCTATCATTCCTGAAGAAGTCGAACAGATTGAAGAAATCTCCAAACAACTGGCCACTGGTTATATGCATTCCGCAATCAGTGATAGAGCTCGCACAGATAAAAAAGTTTCTGATGCAATGGAGAAACAAAGAAGTTCATGGTCAAAAGTTCGTCATAAAAATATTACAAAAATGATGGATAAATCACAAAAGCGCACACAAGGAATTAGTATGGCACTAAGTAGAGTACAAAAAGAAGAAGTCGAAAAGAAAAAAGATGACGTTCCTTTTGACCCACCATACACAAAAAAGAAATCAGCTGTTGCTGGTAAACACGGACAAGGATATTCCACCGCTCGTCATCTTGCTAGACAAGCGATGGAAAAGTATAAGAAGAAACCTGTAAAGGAATCTCTACAAGAATCTCGCAAAGCAGAGATTGTGAAACAAGCATCTAAAGACGCTAAGAAGAAAGCTATGGAAAAGGTTAATTCTGACAAGTTTCAACCTGAACCTACTTTAGATAGCGAAATTATTAAAACAAATAATTGAAATAAATACCTTAAACTTTTAGGAGAAAATAAATGGCTCTATGGTCAAATACAGATGCTAACACCTCTGCACCAAAATTTGCAGTTGCAGGCGGTTACGGCGTTTCAGCGAACGGTAAAACACTTTTCAACACCAACACCGCAATCGGTCTAAACGGTACAGGTAATGTATCTGTTATGGGTGTTGATACCACAGAACAGCGTGTCGCTGGTAACCCTAAGGGTGGCCACGCAGGTTGGGTTTTGGTCAAACGTGGTACCGGTGGTCGTGCTGGCCGCATTCAAGTAGAAACATTGGTAGCAATGGGTTCTATGACCGGTGACGGTGATGCAGTCGCTAATGATGACCCAACATTCGCTGATGCCTGATGATTACGTTTAATAACTACCTGGTCGAATCTGAACACCTCGACCAGGTGAATGACCAACTCAGTCAAAAGTTAGACAATTTTGTGTCTTCTTTATCTGGTGCCTTTGAGATTCTAATAGAAACCCTAAGTGCTGCTGGCCTTTCTTTCGAATTGTCAGAATATGATGAAGAAGGCGATGAACTTGTCTTTGACTTGAATTCCGGTGAAACATCAACCGGCTTATTTTTGTATGTAATTTATTATCGAACCGATGATGGTCAATATGACTTCTACGCCGAAGTAACGGATGAAGAAGGATTGGATGAACTAATGTCGGAGGATGAAGACGAATAATTAAGTTATGCCTTTTGATGATTTGACGGACGAAAATGTACTCTTATATGCAATGAAAGCTTACGATAAGCCCAATTGTATAATGAGTGAGTTCAAAGAGGACATGAAACGATTCAATTACCTTAAAAGATTGTTTCGTAGATATCGTAAGTTTGGTGAGATTAAAGAACGTTTGATATTAAACCATCTGGTTGTAATATACAATGTTTTTGGTCCAGAGGTTGCAACAAGACTATTGTTTTTTAGAGTTATAAAAGACGATTATTCTACGTTGAAAACCTACCTTACCTTTTTGAATTTTATGCCAGAAAGAGTACATGGTATAGAGGGGCATGATATAATTTCTTCTAATATTCCAATCGATATGACCATTGCTGACGTATTAAGGAAAATTAAATGAGTGATGCAAAATTAAAAGAAGATGCACCCGTTAATGCGGTTGGCGGTGGTCAGATTGCAGGCGCTGGTGTTGGCCCACAAGGTGAACCTGGTGTTAAAAAAGTTAAACGTAAAGTTATGCCATTAATGGCGTTTGTTCGTAGAAAACTACCACAACAGGTGAAATGATGTGGTTACTTAAATTTCTACCTGACTGGTTCTTCTATCTCATATTACTAGGTGGCATACTTGGTAATATTGCTGCATGGGCATTTTCTTTTATACCTTTCATCAGTAAATATTTACTGCCTATAAGAGTTGTTTCTATTGTTGCTGTCGTTGTTGGTTTGTTTATGTCTGGTGCCATATACAACGAAAACGTTTGGCAAGCAAGAGTGAAAGAGCTTGAGTTGAAGGTTGCAGAATCTGAAGCCAAATCAGCAAAAGAAAATGTGAAATTGGTAGAAAAAATTGTAACAAAGACACAAATTGTTCGTGTACAAGGTGAAGAAGTTATTAAGTATATTGACCGTGAAATTGTCAAATATGATGACAAGTTTGCAAAAGGTGGTCAGTGTGAAATACCTTCTGAATTTTATAAAGCATTAAATAATGCTGCAGAGGATTCACGCAAATGAAAAAACTTCTAGCATTAGTTTTGGTCTTCATGTTCGCTGGTTGCACAAGCGTACCTGTTAAAAGAAAGTTTCCAGAGGTACCTGACACTCTAAAGGTGAAATGTCCTCAATTGAAAAAATTAGATGATGGTGCAAAGTTAAGTGATATATCTAAAAACATAACTGAAAATTATACCACTTATTATGAATGTGCTATTAAAACTGACTCTTGGATTGAATGGTATGACACTCAGAAAAAAATATTTGAAGAGGTCAAGTAATGGAATTAACATTAGAGCAACTAAAACAGTTGCTACCAAAGAATCCATACGTGGAGCATTGGCATCGTGCATTGGCACAGTTATTGCCAGATTATGAAATAAACACACCACAACGTATTGCTGCCTTTGTGGCACAATGCGCTCACGAATCTGGTGGTTTCATGGTTCTAAAAGAGAACCTAAATTACAGAGCAGAAACGCTTCGTAAAATTTTTCCAAAGTATTTTCCTACTGATGCACTTGCAAGGGAATACGCATCTAAACCAAACAAACAAGAAGCAATCGCAAATCGTGTCTATGCCAATCGCATGGGTAACGGTCCTGAAGAATCAGGTGACGGTTACAAGTATTGCGGCCGTGGTTTGATTCAATTAACCGGTAAACAAAATTACTCATGGTTTGCAGCTTCACTAGAAATCTCAGTGGAAGAAGCATCCGAATACCTTCAAACATTCGAAGGTGCAGCACAGTCTGCATGTTGGTTCTGGGAGACAAACAATCTTAACCAGTGGGCCGACAAAGGTGATATTTTAACATTAACCAAACGTATCAATGGTGGTACGATTGGACTTGAGGACAGAATTAAGCACTATCAGCACGCTTTACACGTATTAGGAGTGTAAAATGAATGATAGAAAACTAGGCAAGTGGTTACTATTGCTGTTGTTGTTACCTCTTGGCTTGGCTTATTTCAGCGGGGACAGATTCCGTTACCCGTGCCAAGACCCAGCAAACTGGGATAAAGATTTTTGTAAAATGCCTCAATGCGATGTGCGTAGGGAGTGTCCTGAACACATCTTCAAAGGCCAACGTGACCCAAGATTAGGACCCCCAAAAGATGAACCAACTAAAACTACTGTTGTACAAGGTACGCCTGTACCTGCTGGACCTGTTAACCAAGGAGCAAACTGTGGAAAATAAAGAAAGCTTCATTTACACAGAAGAACAATTAATGGCTCGCCTGAAGTTCTTCATAGGCATCTGTTTGTCATTGACTCTGTTTGGTATTGTATTTGTCGTTTTGTATTCTTTGATTTTCGTTACACAACCTCTTAACGCTATTTCTCCAATCGACCAGAAGTTCTTTGAGTTGATTGTTCCTATTGCCACATTCTTGACTGGTACCTTGTCTGGTATCATGTTGGCTGGTGGTGATAAAGAGGCACAGAGAAAAGCACTTGATGCCGCTAATAAAGGTTGGGATAAACCACCTACACCGCCTGCGCCGGTAATAAATAACACACCAAATTCTTTTGGCACATCTTTCAATTCAACACCTACACCTTCTTTTGGTGGTGGTTTTAATGGAACGAGTGCTGTTGATTTTGGTACTCCAAGTTTTACACCACAGGTAGTAACAGGTTTTGGTGGTAAACCAATGCCAGTACAACCTCCGCAACCAGAGTTATAAGATGGAATGGATGAGAAGTATGTTTGCAGACGGAGAAGATAACTCCGTTTCAAGCAAGAGAGTAATTACCGCATTGGCGTTTGTCATGTGCGGTATTGCTTTCATGGTTGATTTGTTTACTGATTATAAAATTACTCCGGCATTGTTTGATTCTATGATGTACATTGTGGTTGCTGGGTTAGGTTTCACTGCTTCTGAAAAGTTTGCCACAAAAAGGAATAAAAATGACTAAAATACTAGGTGTCCTGCTATTATGTGTTTCATCACTAGCATTTGCTGCTGAAGAAAAAACCGTGTGTATCGATAGAATTGGTAAAGATGGTAAAGTTGTTGTAGGTAAGGACGGAAAACCACAACAAGACTGTCGTAAAATGAAGGTACACAAAAAATTAGAAGGTACGCCTGTACCAGAAAAGAAAAAATAATGGCAGACCAGTGCGAAGTTGAGTTGAAGGTAGATGTTGGCGTCCTGAAAACCCAGGTTGCCGCAGTCACTATGCTGTGTGACAAAATGGATAAGGTTATAGAAAAATTAGTCGAGAACCAACAAAAGATGGCAGACAACATTTACAATGAAATACAAAAACGTGAAGATGATACGACTAGAGATATCAAGGAATTGCATTCCCGTATCACTACCGTTGACAGAAATCTATCAGATAAGATAGAATTGACTGAACGCCGTATCATGGAAGAAATTAAAGCATTGCGTAATCAAATCGAAACACACAACAAAAAAGAAGATTCCGAACTTGAGAAGATTCTTAAATGGAAGTGGATGTTGGTAGGTGGCGCAGTTGCGGTAGGTTGGTTACTATCAAACGTAAATCTCACAGTACTAGGCAAACTTTTCGGCCAGTAATCTTTTGACTTGACACCGCTTCGGCGGTGTGTTACATTATACATTATGAGTTTATCCCTTGATTTGAAATATACCCATCTTGTCTCTACAAGATTGCCAGGATTCACCCGAAAGGGTGATTATCTTTTTAATTGCCGTTGCCCGATTTGTGGAGATTCTAAAAAGAACCTACATAAAATGCGTGGGTTCGTTTACAAGAAAGGCAACGACCTCTTTTACAAATGTCACAACTGTGGCGCAGGACTTTCCCTTGGTAATCTCATCAAACAACTCGATTCCTCGTTATATAAAGAATACGTACTTGAACGATACAAGACGGGTGAAGATGGTGTCGCCAATCGTTCCAATACAGCCATATCAGTCCCAACACCGAGATTCGGTAAGGTCTCAGACGTTCTATCGTTTGAAAACCTCGAGCGATGTGATAGGTTGCCAGCTGGACATTTTTGTCTAACATATCTGGAATCACGTAAGATTCCAAAAGAGTTTTATTCTAAACTCTATTTCACTGCAAACTACAAAAAGTTCTGCGATGAAATGAATCCCAATCATGGTAAAGAAAAACTGTCTTCAGATGAAAGACTGGTTATTCCTTACTTTGATGAATACAACGGTCTAATGGCAGTGTCAGGCCGTGCCTTGCGAACCGCAGATAACAAACTTCGATACATTGTCGTTCGGGCGAATGATAGTGAGGAGAAGTTATATTTTGGTCGTGAAAGGTTAAATACTAATGAGACAGTTTATATCGTTGAGGGTCAGCTAGATTCGTTGTTCCTCAAGAATTGTATTGCTTCTTGTGATTCATCATTGACATTGACAGCTGAAAAAATTTCAGCACCTAATAAAATTTTAATCTTTGACAATGAACCACGAAATAAAGAAATCGTGAATTTGATGCAGGATGCAATCAAGATGAACTATAATATTGTTATTTGGCCTGATAATGTGGATGGCAAAGACATTAATGAAATGGTTCAGAATGGTTTATCACCCTCTGAAATCCATAACATTATAAGTAGTAACACATTCAAAGGTCTTGAAGCACAAGCGAAATTTGTTTTTTGGAAGAAAGTATAATATGAAAGTGAAATTAGTTAGTTCAAGCAAACCCTCACGTGAAATGGCCAGTGAAGGTTTATATGATGCACAGGAATTGATTGCGTTCTGTGCTCGTGTTTCAAACCCAAGTAATCAATTCAACACCGACACATCAGAAAAACTCATTCGATATCTAATTAAGCATAAACATTGGTCTCCTCTGGAGATGGTTTCTGCTTGTTTGGAAATCGAAACCACCCGTGACATTGCAAGACAAATCTTGCGTCACCGTTCATTCTCTTTTCAGGAATTCAGCCAACGTTATGCTGACCCTGTTAAGGAACTAGATTTTGTATTACGTGAAGCACGTTTGCAAGATACCAAAAATCGCCAAAATAGTATCGATATGGAACCAACTATCGGCAATGCCATGATTCAAGATGAATGGAAGGCACGCCAGTTGGATATTATCAGAGCAGTTAAAGATACATACGAATGGGCTATGAATCATGGTATCGCCAAAGAACAGGCACGTGCAGTATTGCCAGAGGGTCTTACTGTGTCACGTTTGTACATGAATGGCACCTTGCGTTCATGGATTCATTTCATTGAACTCCGTAGTGCCAATGGTACCCAGAAAGAACACATGTTGGTTGCTAGGGAGTGTGCAAAGGTAATTGCAGAAGTCTTCCCTATGGCAGCCGAATTCGTAAACCAATAATAAAATTCGGAGTTATTTAATGGAAGATACTGTACATGGTATTAAGGTCGACTATTCCCGTGATAATTTGTTTGATGAACTGGGAATCAAGCGACTAAAAGAAAGTTATATGAGGGAGGAAGAAACCTCTCCACAGGAAAGATTCGCATATGTATCAAAGGCGTTCGGGTCGAATGAGGCGCATTCGCAACGTTTGTATGAGTATAGCAGTAAGCATTGGTTGTCATATTCTACTCCTATTCTCTCTTTTGGGCGTAGTCGCCGTGGCCTTCCTATATCATGTTTCTTACCTTATCTCCACGATAGTGCAGAAGGTCTGGTCGATACTCTCGCTGAAGTAAATTGGCTGTCAATGTTAGGAGGCGGCGTTGGAATTGGACTTGGTATTCGTTCTGCTGATGATAAATCTACTGGCGTCATGCCTCATCTCCGCACTTATGATGCGTCAAGCCTCGCATATCGCCAAGGTCGTACTCGCCGTGGTTCTTATGCCGCTTATCTTGATATCTCTCACCCAGATATTCTTATATTTTTGGAAATGAGAAAACCAACCGGTGACCCAAACATGAGAGCATTGAACCTGCATCATGGTATCAATATCACCGATGATTTCATGCAACTGGTTGAGAAGTCAATGCTTGACCGTGATGCTGATGATACATGGGAACTAAAAGACCCCCACAGTGGTGAAGTGCGTGACAAAGTATCTGCTCGTGAATTGTGGCAGGCCATCCTCGATATGCGTATGCATACTGGTGAACCATACATTCATTTCATCGATACAAGTAATCGCATGATGCCCCAGTTTCAGAAGGACAAAGGCCTGCGTATCAACCAGTCCAATCTCTGTTCTGAAATCATTCTGCCAACCGACAAAAACCGTACTGCTGTTTGTTGTTTGTCTTCCGTCAATCTAGAATACTATGATGAATGGAAGAATGACCCGTTGTTCTTGGCTGATATGGCTGAAATGTTAGACAACGTTCTACAATACTTCATTGATAATGCACCTGCACCAGTTGCTCGTGCTGTATTCTCTGCAACACAAGAACGTAGTATTGGTGTTGGTGCTCTAGGTTTCCATGCGTATCTACAGAAGAATGGTATTGCATTTGAAAGCGCAATGGCCAAATCTGCCAACATTCGTATGTTCAAACATGTTAGAGCAAAATTGGATGAAGCCAATCTGAAACTTGGTGCAGAAAGAGGTGAGGCACCAGATTGTGCAGGTACTGGCCGTAGATTTGCACACGTTATGGCAGTGGCACCAAATGCATCTAGTTCTATTCTGATGGGTAACACTTCACCATCTATCGAACCTCTACGTGCTAATGCATACAGACAAGATACGTTAAGTGGTTCTTCACTGAATAAGAACAAGTGGTTAGATAAAATTCTGCGTGAAAGAGTGCAGAAAGAGGAAGAATACCAAGATATCTGGTCATCCATTATTGCAAACGATGGCTCCGTACAACATCTAGATATTCTTTCTAATGAAGAAAAAGAAGTGTTCAAAACTTCCATGGAAATTGACCAACGCTGGGTGATTGAACATGCTGCTGACCGTCAAGAATATATTGACCAGGCACAGTCGTTGAATCTATTCTTCCGTCCTGATGTGCATGTGAAGTATCTACACGCTGTACATTTCTTGGCATGGAAAAAAGGTTTGAAGACACTTTACTACTGCCGTTCAGAGAAATTGGCAAAGGCAGACAAAGTATCAAAACGCATCGAGCGTGAAGTTATCAAAGAATTGGACATGAGCGCCATTGCACAAGGTAACGAATGTTTGGCTTGCGAAGGTTAAGATGGCCCACATTATTGCCAATTTACCTCCGGTTAAATGTTTTGTAAGAAAAGAGTTTCTTTATGACTTTGAACACGGTCATGGGGAACTCGTTCCTTGTTGGTGGGTGTCGGTAAAATCTCTAAGGGGTCAAGCTTTTCGTATTGAAGCCTATCTAAATGAATATGGCGCACTATACGATAAGTTGCCCCTACATGCATTTTGTTGGAAACCTATCGAAGGTGAACCTTTGCCTTTGGATTACTTGCAATTGTGGGACTGTTTGAGTTATGATATAACTGTGATAAAGAAAGCACAGTTGCAGTCCATGAAGTGTAAAATTAAACTGAAAGATGGTAATTGGGCATTCGGTGAGTATATGTTCACTGTAGATTCTGCTCATCCAGATTTTAATATCATAGATACCGGTTTCAGTGAAGACGTTGAAGACCATAAATCTTACAATTTCGTAAAACTAGATAATGGTCAATTTGCTGCTCAACCAAACAACCGTATGTTGGTTTTGGAACCAAGTAGTAATCCTAAAGAGTTGAAGGTGCCTGATTTCCGTGTTGCGACAAAACGTTGGTCGGTTGAAACAGAAGCAAAATGGGCTCTAGGTGAAACAAACACCGTAATGTACGAAATAAAAGAAAAAGGAAAGAAATGAGAGAACTATTAAAATTTTCGGCATCGTGGTGCCAACCTTGCAAGATGCTTGCAAGCAATATGAAAAGTGTGGATTTTGGTGATTTGTCAGTCAAAGAAATCGATATCGATGAAAACTTTGATGACGCTAAGAGTTATAATATTCGTGGTGTTCCAACACTTGTTTTGTTGGAAGATGGTAAAGAAATCAAAAGACAATCTGGTGTTATGACTGCTGACAAGATTAAGGAATTCATCAAATGATTAAGAAAGCTTCAACTAAACTAACAGACGAACGAAGCAGTTTTAAACCGTTCGCATATCCATGGGCATATGAGGCGTGGCTAAAACACGAACAATCGCATTGGTTACACACTGAGGTGCCAATGTTAGAAGATGTGAAAGATTGGAAGAAGAAACTAACTGCTGAAGAAAAGCAATTCCTCACACACATCTTCCGCTTCTTCACACAAGGCGACATTGACGTTGCTGGTGGTTATGTGAAGAACTATCTTCCTTACTTCCCACAACCAGAGATTCGCATGATGCTTATGGGTTTCGCCGCACGTGAAGCACTTCACATTGCTGCATACTCACATTTGATTGAAACTCTTGGTCTACCAGAAACCATGTACAATGAATTCTTGGCTTACGAAGAAATGAGAGCCAAACACGATTATGTAACTGACTTATCAGGTAAAAATGGAACAAAAGAAAACACTGCAAGACATATTGCTGTATTCTCGGCCTTTACTGAGGGTATGCAGCTCTTTAGTTCTTTCATTATGTTGCTTAATTTTCCTCGTCATGGAAAAATGAAAGGCATGGGTCAGATTGTTACTTGGTCTATCGTTGATGAAACGATGCACGCCGAAAACATGATGAAACTGTTTAAAACATACATACAAGAAAACAATGAAATCTGGAATGATGACCTAAAGGCATCAATCTATACAATTGCCGAAAGAATGGTGGAATTGGAAGACAAGTTCATCGACCTGGCATTTGGTGTCAATCAGATGGAAAATCTAACGGCAGAAGATGTTAAGAAGTACATTCGTTACATCGCTGACCGCCGACTGATTGGTTTGGGTATGAAAGGCATCTTTAAAGTCAAGCGTAATCCTTTGCCTTGGGTTGAAGAAATGATTAATGCACCTACACATACTAACTTTTTCGAAAATCGTGCTACAGACTATGCCAAGGGTGCATTAAGTGGGTCGTGGGATGATGTATGGGGTAAAGCCGCATGAAAAAACTACTAGCAGTACTGTGCATGTTGCCTTTAATGGCATTTGCACAGAAAACACCACAAGGTGTAACGTATGACGCACAAATCGTCCGTGTAAACGATGGCGATACAGTCGTTATCGCTGCACCTTTCCTACCCGCTCCATTGAAACCGGAGTTGGCAGTTCGCATCTATGGTGTTGATACACCAGAGAAAGGTTTCAGAGCACAATGTCCAGCCGAAGATGCCCGTGGCCAAGCAGCAACCAAGTTCACCAAAGATGCTGTTAATGCCGCACAAAAACGCCAAGTCACACTATATGCGTGGGACAAATTTGGTGGCCGTGTACTCGGTGACATTGTTCTAAATGGTCAATCATTACGTGCCATGCTGATTCAAAACGGTTATGCACGTGAATACTTTGGTGATGCCAAACAATCATGGTGTCAATGAAACATCACTGTTCTGAGTGTGATTCTAAATTCACAATTCAGTACAGAGAAGAAGACTGCGAAGATAATCCTCATTACTGTCCCTTCTGTTCAACCTATATACTGGATGAAGAAGTGGAACAGGATGAAGATTATTAATGTGGTTTTATCATAATACAGGTGAACAGTTCAAAGAAGAAGACGCAGCCGATTATTTCGGCTTCGTCTATCTCATCACACATTTACCAACTGGTCGAAAATATGTTGGTAAAAAATTCTTTACAAAATCCCAAACAAGACAGGTCAAAGGCAAGAAAAGGAAATCTAGAGTTTCCTCGGATTGGCTCACCTATTGGGGTTCTAACGAAGAATTAAAAAAAGAAGTCAAAGAGAACGGGGAGGACCAATACACTAGAGAAATTCTGCATTTATGTAAATCAAGGTCCGCATGTAGTTATTGGGAGACCTGGGAAATATTCAATCGCCATGCACTACTCTCAGAATCCTATTACAATTCATGGGTGACCTGTAAGATTCACAAATCTCATGTTTTAGGGAAAATTAATGGCTCGTAAAAACCAAGCAAACACTGAAGTAGATATTAAATCAACTGCTTCTAAAGTAAATAATCACCTCAAGTTGAGGATTGATGACTTAAAAACTTTCGAACCTCTGACGGACAATCAAAAGAAATTCTTTGATGCCTATAAAAGAGGTGATTACTTTGTAGCACTGCATGGTGTTGCAGGTACAGGTAAAACATTCTGTGCTCTATACAAAGCAATCGAAGAAGTCCTAGACAGAACAAACCCTTTCAATAAAATCATCGTTGTTCGTTCTGCGGTACAATCACGTGAGATTGGTCACCTGCCTGGTGATATCGATGAAAAGATGGACATTTATCAACAACCATACCGACAAATCTGTGAGACACTATTTGGTCGTAGGGACGCTTGGGATAGACTAGAGGAACAACACCACATCGAATTCATTTCCACATCGTTCATTCGTGGTATGTCCTTTGATGACGCCATCATTATTGTGGATGAAATGCAGAACATGACCTTTGAAGAAATCGACACCGTTATGACACGTGTTGGTTACCGTTCAAAGATTATCTGGTGTGGTGACTATCGCCAAACCGACCTGAACAAGAAAAAGAATGATGTATCTGGTATTCTAAAATTCTTTGATATTGCCATGCACATGAAGGCGTTTACCCGCATCGAATTCACTGCGGATGATATCGTCCGTTCTAGTTTGGTTAAAGATTATATCTTGGCCAAGATGCAATTTGAGGATGCCATGAACTAAATATATGAAACGGTCATCGTGCCGTTTCTTAGTTTTTGACCTTTGTTCATTCTCCTGTGAGTTAGTTTATGACCTCAACTCACAAGGATAAAAAGAATGAAAAGAGTTATTGCCTCTGTAGCAATGATGGTTTTCGCCACTGTGGTTGTGGCGGAACCGATTGTTACAGATTCTACAAGCAGAAGTTTTTCCGAAAACACTTCTAACAGTACAACCACAATCAAGTCTCCGCCACCTACAGCTGTGGCGCCAGCAATTACCACTATTAACAATGACGTTTGTGCCACTGCGGCCTCTGGTGCAGTGCAGACACAAATTCTAGGTCTTTCCATGGGTGGTACTACCCGTGACATGAATTGCGAAAGAATTAAACTTTCCAAAAATCTATTTGACATGGGTATGAAAGTTGCTGCTGTAGCAACACTATGCCAAGATGACCGTGTTTTCCAAGCCATGTTAGATGCTGGCACACCATGTCCAGTACAAGGTAAAATTGGTGAACAAGCCAAAGAAATTTGGAAAGCAAGAGGTCGTGTAAAAGAAGAAACTGTAGTACAGACCGCAGAAAAGAAAAAAGAAGAACCAATCCGTGAAACCGGAGAGAAGAAGTAATGAAACGTTTTCTCCTCGGTCTATTGTTGGTTGTAAATACTGCCTTGGCTCAGATTGTTCCTGGGTCAACTGGTGTTACAACTCATACAATGGGCGATGATGGATACGTTTCTGTACCACTTCAATTTGGTTTTCCATTCTATGGAAAAGTGTTCACACACTCTTTCATGTTTGACAATGGTGTTGTTGGTTTGTATGACCCAATTGGTAACATAGGTTGCAATCCACAGAATGGTTTCTGTGGTGGTAATCAATACAATGCAATAGAACCTAATGTCAATATGGGTTCACAGTTTCATTATATGATTGCGCCACTTTGGGCTGATATTGCACCAAATCCAAACACCAAATATTATACACAAGGCACCACCACATATCAACGTTATATGTGGGAGAATATACATGAGTACTATTCTGGTGGTTCTCGTCTAAACACCTTTGGTCTTGAATTAAAACCGAGTGGTTCGATTGATGCATATTATCAGTTGATAAACATAGAAACATCAAACACTTTTATCGGTACAATAGGTGATGCATCAAAGAGTGAATGGAACAAAATTGGTTTTCATCCATACGGAACAATATTAAATCAATTGCCGAATTGGAGCATAACCAGCACAGGACCAAATCTATGTGCAGTAGACCCATTATCATCACCAAGTTGTCCTGATTATGCAACCGCATATTTCAACCAGCAATGCACAATCAGTCCTTTGTATAATTCACAGTGTCCTGGTTATGCTGATGCATACTTGTTGCAACAATGCTCTTCAAATCCTCTATACAATCAAAGTTGTCCTGGTTATGCAACCGCATACCTACAACAGCAGTGTTCTATCAATCCTCTATACTCAACAACATGTGAAGGTTATGAAACAGCATACTACAATCAACAGTGTTCAACAAATCCTCTTTATGCAACTACTTGCCCTGGATATGCTGATGCGTATCTGCAACAGCAATGTTCAGTTAATCCGTTATATTCAACGACTTGTTCCGGATACCAGCAAGCATACTACAACCAACAATGTAGTTTAAATCCACTATACGACAAAGGTTGTCCTGGTTATGCCACTGCCTATTTTAATCAGCAGTGTTCTATCAACCCATTATATGCGACCACTTGCGTAGGGTATGAAGCTGCATACTTCAATCAGCAATGTAGTATCAACCCACTATACAATTCACAGTGTCCAGGTTATGGTCAGGCATATTTCAATCAGCAGTGTTCTATCAATCCACTATACAATCAGAACTGTACTGGTTATGCAAAGGCATATTTTGACCAACAATGTACATTGAATTCATTGTACAGTAAAGATTGTCCAGGATATGCCACTGCATACTACAATCAGCAATGCAGTCTGAGTGCTCTTTATGATGCACAATGTCCTGGTTACCAACAGGCATACTACAATCAACAATGTTCCATCAACCCATTGTATGACAGTGGTTGTCCTGGTTATGCACAGGCATATTTTAACCAACAGTGTTCTTTGAATGGTCTATATAACCAACAATGCCCAAACTATTCACAGGCATATGCAACAAAGCAATTACTTGAACAACAATCAGCAAAGACAACCACAACTGTAACAACTACCACGACAACGGTAACAGCTGCGCCAGCAGTTGACAGTACAGGCTCAGTAACAGTACCTGTTATTTCCGACCCAGTGGTTAATCAAGTTGTAACTACAACTGCAACATCAGCATCACCTGCACAATCAGCAACTGCAACAGTACCATTAGTAACAGTAACACCAGCTGTAACAACCACGACAACTACTAGAGAAGATAAAAAAGATGTTGCTTCGACAGGCGTATCTACAAGTGGAGTTTCTCAGACTTCTACACAAGATACTAAGACAGAAACAAAACCAACAGTCAGACAAGAGTTACAAGCCAAAAGAGAATCCGCTGCCAGAGCAAAAGCAGTAGAACAAGGCAAGAATCTTGCTTCAGCCATGGGTCAAGTGGCTGACATTGAAACACAAAAACAAATACAGAATGTAGTAATACAGGCTATGGGTTTTACGCCTGGTTTTGATTCGTATGCAAAAGTAATTATGATAGATTCTGTTGGTTATAAACCATTCACCGTTTATAACAATCAACGAAATGTTGATAACCAACGATTAGGATGGGGTTTATATGGCCCATCGGACAGATTACATAATGAAATGGTACAATCACAATACACAAAGGATTAAAAACAAAATGTCAGAAGAAATCAAGGACGTAAATAAAAAAATTGATGACCTTGAGGCAGCTGCCAAGAAATACGCAAGCAAAGATACTGTAATTTCTATTGGTGGTTATGAATTTACACCGGCCAAATTAATGGTCGCATTTACTATTGTTTCGTCAGCCTTAGGTGGTCTATATGGAACATTCGAAGTCTATAAAGACTATATGGGTATGAAGAAAAAGATTGCAGAATATGTTTCACCAGATTTAACAGAAATCTACAAAAAACTGGATATTGTACAGACACAAGGCGTAGAGTTAAGAACTCAAGCTGATAAGTCAGTACAATATACACAAGATATCAAAAATGACCTCAAACAAGACATTCGCCGTCTTGAAGGCACAGTTGAATCTGTAGAACGTTCTGCTAAACAATCTCAACGTGAAACAGATATCTCAGTCAAAGAAGTACAAACCGAACTACGCCAGACCCGTAAGGAATTAGACATTGCCATTAAAGAAACCAATGCAAATGTTGATAAAAAGATTCAGCGTGCATTGGATAACCCACTGGCAAAGTAATTTCACCAGGTAAAATAGACTGGCAATACTACGAAATCCATACTGCACTGCAACAAAGTATGGATATATAAAAGTGTAGGTGCTCAAAGAGGCCTACACTTTTTAATCGTCTAAAGGAGATTTCCATGTTCAATTCTATTATCACCCCTCTATGGTACGCCAACTCTTTCGTTGATGCCGTACAAGATGCAAAGAACAAATTTGTTGACACTTTCGTTCCTGACGAAAAGGTTGCCGCAACTCTAAAAGAATTTGTTGAAGCACAACGCCAATTCACCAAGACTGTAAACCGCACAGTTAATGATGTTTACACTCAATCTGTAGAATTAACTAAGTCTGCAATTGAGAAGGCATCCAAAGCAACCAAGACCAAGTAAAATAGTGCGCTTCGTGTTTTCCTACATAATAGTATGGAGAACAAATCGAAGCGTATCACTCTTAAATCTTTATTGGTCAAGGACATTACGGCCTATCTTATGTCCTTTCAACCTGTTATTCGCAACGGTTGGTTAATCAAGTTTTCCACGCACCGAGACAGTAATATCTTACTGATTTTTACCTCGGTTTACACGAAACAAACCGTAATCAGGTATTTTACGGATGAACAAGATGCTGTAATGTTCATCAACTACATGATGACCAAAGACCCCCAAGAAGAACACGAATTATAACCCTGCCTAGTGCAGGGTTTTTTTATTGCGGCAATAGTCCACCTGCCGCTTGACTTGCCGTTAATCAAACCATATAATGTCACAAAGGAGTGCAAACATGGACGAAATGACTAAAGAAAAACATTCTAAGCGCATCCAACAAAAGGAAAACTATGTGAAGAAACAGGTAAAGATTGCCAAATCTCACGGTTTTCCAGTGAAAGTTGGGCAAGAGCACCGATTGGCAAAACACAGTGCTACAACGTGTGGTGACCCTAACTGCTATATGTGCGGCAATCCTCGTAAATTCTTCAAAGAGAAGACCATCCAAGAAAAACGTTTTGAACAGGAAAAATTACATTATGAGCAACCTTCTGACCCACGCACGGAATGAACTAGACCTTATCGGCATGACTGCCGATTCTCCCGATGAAATGAACAGGATGATGCGTGAACACATCCTGACCATGATGGAAGTATTCGCCAACGAAGGTCACAGTGGATTCTCCGCATCATACGCAGCCAACGCTCTCTCCAAGTTAATGAAGTTTGAACCATTGTCACCACTGACCGGTGCTGATGATGAATGGGTCGAATTGGATTACCATGATGACATGAAGTTTCAAAACAAACGATTGTCTAGGGTATTCAAAGGTGCTGATGGCCGTGCATATGATATCGAAGGCCGTGTATTCTGGAGTTGGATGACCGACAGTAACGGCGAAAAATTCAAATCTCATTATACTAGCCGTGACAGTCGTGTGTATATTGAATTCCCATATGTACCAACAACCGAATACGTGGAACGTGCAGATGGCGATAACTAATTCACGTTCACCACTGTGGACGCAAAGCACCGACCCTTTGGATATACAGTTTGAAACCACCGATATTCCAATTGGTGGTCACCTCTTGCAGGCAAAATTAGAGTTATCACAGATAGAACAACTGAACTTCAAAAGTGATGACGATTACAAACAGGCAATTAAGATGAAGATTGCCACCGACCTGGCAAAGGCAATGATTGAGTACAATCTTGTAGAAGTCACACGTTTGCCGCAACCGGCACAAGGTACTGATATAATCTTTGCTAGGTGTTATCTCGCAAAAAACTCAGATGTGAAAATTCTAAGGATGCATTATGCAAAACCCGTTCAATCAGGATGAAGAAAAACGAATCAAACTGGTCAAGGGTCTTTTTGAGGCCAATGTACGATTGAAAATTCTGGAACTGCCAGAAGAAGTCGCCACACTGTTGTTGGAAAAAGGTGTAGTTTCTGGTGGTGCCTCAGCATCATTGTTTTGGGGTGAACAACCAAAAGACTATGATATCTACCTTGACAGCGATGCAACGGTACAACAATTCAATCAACTGTTGAAACTGCCGCATGTGTTGGACAAGGTCGAAGATGTGAATGAGAAATATGCCATTGACACCTTGGTTGATGGCAAACTCATTACGTCACGTGCTGTCACATTTCAGAATAAAATTCAGGTCATCACCATGAGTACGATTGACCAAAGGCGTACATTTGATTATGTACATTGTATGCCTTACTTCCAGATTTCCAACAATACATATTATATCTCACGTAAACAATTCGATTCCATCACCAACAAAAAACTGGTGTTCAATACAGATTATGTTGTGCGTGATAAACTAAATCAACATGCTAGAGAACGCAAATTTTTGGATAGAGGATGGAAACTATGAAAGATAAAGAATGTTGCAACGGTGATTGCCGCCAAGGACGTGATTGTCCTTTGAGAGAAAAGGTTGGCGACCATGCCTTTCGGTTTCTAGACCTTCTGAATATAATCAGAGATTATTTCTGGATTACAAAACCATTTGTTGTGGTGGGTCTTTTGCTTCTTATTGTTTATGCTGCCTTCCATGTTTAAATCCGAAACGTTAGAACTGATTGTTGTGGTGTTGTATAATGCCTTCATTATTTCCGGCGCAACATGGTTAGTCCTCATACATAATTGGAGTAATTGGACGTTTTTGGGTGCCATATTCTTTATGTGTTCATTGAAAACATCCACTAACAAAGATGAAAATACCGTACAATGATTTAAATATTGTTTGGGTGTCTAACTACTATGATTACCCAATAGAAGGTATCTGCCGTCAAAAAGGTGAACTGATGAAGTTTACCGTTGACGATAATGACTATTTGTACAATCTGGAAAGTTTGACACCTTGGCAGAAATTCAAATGGTTATTCAACAAAAAGATGTTTGAGATATGTGTTGGATATCATTGGTCTTACCAGAACAACGCACGACAATCATTCTTTTATTATCGGAAACCTGAGTGGTTGTTCCGATTCCTGTTTAAGGCTTATTTTAAATTTACTGATTGGTTTATAAAATGAACGTATATATTCTCCTTGACCGTAGTGGTTCAATGCAAACTCTGTGGTCTGAAGCCATTGGCTCTATTAACGCATATGTTAAGAAACTGAAAAAGAACGATAAGGTCTTTCTTGCTGCATTCGATAATGAATATGAGGTTGTCCGTAATTGCAAAGTGGATGAATGGAAAGATATCACCAACGAAGATTGTGAACCCCGTGGTGTAACTGCTCTGTATGATTCTTGTGGTAAGATTATGACCAGAGCCAATGAAGATGATGCTCGCAAGACTGTATTGGTTGTTATGACCGATGGTTATGAAAATGCATCCAAAGAATACACACAAGCAGCAATCAAGGCCAAGATTAAGGCATTCGAAGAAAAGAAATGGGAAGTTATTTTCTTGGGCGCCAACTTTGATGCTGTTGAATCTGTGTCTGGTTCTCTTGGTGTTATGGCATCCAAGTCTATGAACTACGGTGCTGGTAATTTCATGCGTGGTATGGATATTCTTGCAACATCCACCGCTGCATATTCCGCAACTGGCGCAGCAATGAACTTCAGTGAAGATGTAAAGAATAGTCTAAAGACTAATGCCACAACCTAAGACCTGTCCTCGTTGCGGTAAACAACACACGAAACGTGGACCATATTGTTCCCGTTCGTGTGGTAATGTACGTGAGCACACCGAAGAAGACAAAGAGAAACGCCGTATAGCGGCAAAGAAATATTATGAGACACCAGAGGGGCAGGCAACTGCCCAAAAGTCTTCCCGTAAGGCAACCATTGTCAACCAAGGACTTACATGGGAAGAAGTCGGTGCGGAAGACTTTGCGGTAGATATACCAGAATTGCCTGACTTTGACCTCATAGACCGTTATAATGGATGGGATAAAACTGACAACTGGTAAGGATATATTATGTTTGGTAATTGGAAGATTGAAATCTCTGACCTCAAGGTCAAAATTGAAGAACTGCGAAAAGAAAACCTGGAATTGAAGCTTCGGGTTGAATCTGCCGATAAAGTTATTGAGAGAATTAACAATAGTGTTCGTGAGGCAGAATACATTGTTGATTGGGCCAAGATGGATGCATTCTCCATCGAACGCAACGTAAACGACAATAAGCCAGTGACCATCATTGGTTATTACCTTGAAGAACCCGTTTTGTCTAGTGATGGTGAAATGGTTGTCATGCGTAAGACTGTTAAAGAATGGTATATGTACTGTTCTGAAACAAGGCACCAAGAACTGGTTGATTCATTCAAGGCATTCCGCAAAGGTGCCAAGTAATGTTTATCTTTGACGTTGAAACCCTAGGTAAACGCAGCAACTCGGTCATACTATCGATGGCCTGTATCTATTTTAATCCTGATGATTCACCATCATACCAACAGATGTATGATGATGCATTCTTTGCCAAGTTTGATGCACAAGACCAGATGAAGCGCCTTGGTCGTGAAGCAAACAAATCGACCATTGAATGGTGGGCAAAGCAATGTCATAATGTTAAAGTCAAATCATTCAAACCAAACCCAGCCATTGATGAACGATTCGAAGATGGTTATGAACGTATGCGTGAATGGGCCAAGTCCAAGAATGATGATAAGTGCTGGGTATGGGCACGTGGCAACCTTGACCAGTTAGTGATGGATGATATTGAAGAACAAATTGGTCTGACACCAATCTTTCCTTATGCCCGTTGGCGTGATGTTCGTACCGCTGTTGATTTCCTGTATGGTACAACGCAAGGATATGTTGATGTTGAAGTGCCACCATGGGTAGATTCATTCGACCCGGCAATTCACGTGACCAAGCATAACCCAATTGATGATTGTTGTTATGATGCCATGATGATGATGTACGGGAAGAAACAAGATGACGCAAAAGTTTAACTATTGTATTGGTCACTACTGGGATAGTAATACTAAAGAATCAATCGGTTGTTACATGATACATGGGCAAGAAGTCTTTTATGGCTCTTGCCAAGAGGCGCAGGATACGTTACAATATGTGAAGTGGCAATCACCAGACAAAGATTGGCAAATCTTTGCGGTTGTGCCTAAAGATGAATTTGATAAACTATCCGAAAAAGCCTGGATGTATGACGAATTACAATGAACTGTTGATGGCACTGGCGGCAGATGATGGCCGCAATTATAAAATTGACCTGTTGATGAAACACAAGGATGATAAAGTCCTGCGTGAGATTGTGCGTCTTGCTCTAGACCCAATGACACAGTTTTATCAACGTAAGATTCCCACCTATGTGCCCGAGGATGAACCTTGGCACACCATTGAATCGGCTCTGCCTAAGTTGGCAAAACTGTACAACCGTGAGGTTACAGGCAATGCAGCCATCGAATATCTCCGACTGTTGCTCACCGAAGTATCGGCTGCCGATGCTTATGTGCTTGAACGCATCATTCAAAAAGACCTGAAGTGTGGTGTATCTGTATCAACCGCCAACAAGGTGTGGCCTGGTTTGGTCATGAATTATCCATGTATGCTCTGCTCACAGTTTGAACAGAAGTTGGTCGATAAGATTAAATTCCCTGCCTATGTTCAGATGAAGATGGACGGTATGCGGTTCAACGCCATTGTCCGTAATGGTGGTGTTGAGTTTCGCTCACGTAATGGCAAAGAACTGCACCTGCTTGGTGAACTAGAACAAGAGTTTCTGGCATTGGCCAATGGTGTTGATTGTGTGTTTGATGGTGAACTGATGGTCATGTTTGATGGTGACATTCAGTTTGCTGACCGACAGACAGGCAATGGCATTCTGAATAAGGCCAACAAAGGCACCATTAGTCTCAAAGAGGCCAAGATGGTACATGCCTCGTTGTGGGATGTTATTCCGTATAATGATTTTGTGAAAGGTGTTTGCAATGTTCCTTATGAAACCCGTTGGTCAACGGTCGAACGGTTGGTTTCCCAACAACCAAGTAAAGGCAAAAGAATCTGGCCAGTCTGGCACAAAGAAGTCAGTACCATTGACGAAGCCAACACCATATTCCAGGAGTTACTGGCCGATGGGTACGAAGGTATCATTCTGAAAGACCGTAACGGCAAATGGGAAGACAAGCGTACCAAATCACAAATCAAATTCAAAGGTGAGTTGGAATGTGACCTGAGGGTTGTCGGTATCACAATGGGAACTGGCAAGTATGAAGGTATGATGGGTTCATTGGAATGTGAATCGGCCGATGGTGTCATAAAGGTATCGGTTGGTTCTGGATTTAATGATGAACACCGTCAAACAATGGGATTGAATGTGTTGGACCGTATCATTGCGGTCAAGTACAATGCAAGAATCACCAACAAGCAAGGCGAGCAGTCACTGTTTCTGCCTATTTTCGTAGAATTGCGTGAAGACAAGGACATTGCCGACACGTCCAATGATATCAAGTGAGATAAAAATGGAATTTGAAGAACTATCAATCGAGGCATTGATTGCCAACATGCAGTATCACCAAGCACTGGCTCAGAGAGCCATGAATGAAGCAAAGTTTAACATCGAGCGTGCTGAACTTTATGAAAAAGAACTGAAACGCCGTGGCCACAAGGTAGAATAACATGAATCAATACTATATCGAAGAACTGAGACTGTCCCGTGAGTTGGCCAATGCCATCGCCGAAGAATTTCAATCATACGGACAGGTCGTACCACATTCTGTATTTGAGGCCTACAAACGATTGGTCGAACACTACAAGAAAGAACAGGAAGAAGGGGTGCAATGATGGCAACAAAGAAAAAGATTGTATATCCTCAGGTCACCAAAGGTTCACACCTGACCGTAACCACCTATGAGGACGGTCGTACCACCCTTGAGTGGGACGATGAACAACTATTGAAAGATGTTCAAGATGCCATCCGAGCACATGAGGCAACCGAACTGGTTGGTAGTATTGCACTAGGTGGAAAGCCAAAGACACGTGCCCGTAAATGAGTGACAAGATTTTTGTTGTTGCTGGTACCTATGACCAATTCCGTTACTTCATTAAAAAGAAGTCTGATGAAATATGGCAGAAAGGTGGACAAGTATCACTGTCTGATTATGTGTATGTGAGTGGACCTGAAGTCTTACGTGGTCACAATAAGGTGCATGGGTATTTCTATGGCAACTTTCGTGAAAGAAAAGATTTACCTGAAATTGTACACCTGTTGCGTGTAATCAATAATATTCCGCCAGGTACAGAAATCATACCTCCGGCACCAGTCGTACAACGCAAAAAACTACAATCATCATGGAAACCATGCAACAATCAAATCATCGTTGCGATTGATGGTGTGACACTATCGAGCACAAGTTTTGTTGCGGTGACCGATGGAAATACCATAGAGGTTGAATTGCCGGGTGCACCAATGACCGATGCAATTTTACATTTTCAAACAATACACGGTAAACAACGATTCTTTGGTGACGGTCAAACCAAAAAATTCAGTATTTCATTAACAATCGTATGAGAACCATCATAGCAGGCAGTCGAGATTTCCACGATTATCAAACGGTCGTGGATGCCATTGAAGAATCCAGATTCACCATCACCACTGTTATCTCTGGTGGTGCCAAGGGTGTGGATGCCTTGGGTGAACGGTATGCCGAGGAAATGAATATCAATCTAAAGATATTCCGTGCCGATTGGGAAAAGAATGGCCGTGCTGCTGGGCCCATACGTAACCGCAAGATGGCCGAGAATGCTGATGCTCTGATTGCCGTATGGGATGGTCAGTCAAGAGGCACCAAGAACATGATTGAAACGGCAACCAAACTAGGATTGATGGTCTATGTCAAAGTACCAACCATACGGTAATGTTAAGATGAAGGGCAAGTTAACCAAGAGACTTGCCTGCGGTTGTTGTGAGGCAACCAATGCCAAACGGCAATACTCTGAGCAATATGATGCCTACTATTGCCAACAATGTCGCAAATGGTTAGAATCCATGTGTGATGACCCTAACTGTGAATTTTGTAATGAACGCCCTGAAACTGCCCCTCTTGATGATTAAACAGGTATTGCACCTGATTCCCCTTGTACACTTCTATGGCCGATGGTCTGATACGTCCGAATGTACCGGTTATGCCGGTGATGAACGGCAGCAAAGGTTCTGTACGGTCTGCAACAAGAAACAATACCGAACCGTGAACAACTATTCATTTCTGGACAAATAATGGAACACCGTAAGAAGTGGTACGAACTGTACCTGCCCTCCGATTATACTCATTGGACACTATCATATTGTGTGCCGTCTGATGACTGCGATTCATGGAACTGGAAGACCAGTGGCTCATACGGCGAGAAACCAATTCACCGTGCATGGTTGGTTATTGGCATTCACCGAATGTTTTTGAAGTTGTACCTGTGGAAGGTCAAACCATATAAGGGTGAGTTTGGCCAAGACCCCTCGAAACGATACGGCATTACATTCTTTGAACGTGGTGTCCACCTGCATTGGGGTGATACGTGGGTGTATTCTTTGCCATGGGATTGGGAATGCGTGAGGCATGACCTGTTGTACCCTAACGGTGATGTGTATTGGCACAATAAGTTTCCACGATATAGACTAGGTGAGAAGTCCAAGAGTTATACCTGGCATGATATCTTTGATGGCCGAACACCATACAAAAAAACCGATGTTGATGTTGAGGTCGCCAGATTTATTGACCTGGTACATTACACCAAAGATGGCCGTAAACAAACTGCCAGAATCCGATTGGCAGGTGAAGAAAGAGAGTGGCGTTACCGTTGGTTCAAATGGTTGCCGTGGCCGAATATCAAACGCCGAGTGGTTGATTGCTGGTCTGATAATGAACTTGGTGAAAAGGCAGGTTCATGGAAAGGTGGCATGATGGGCTGGTCGGTAGAATGGCGTAAGGGTGAATCTATGGAAGGTGCATTCTGGCGCTGGTACAAAGAATGGGATGGCCGATGAAATACTGGACGATTGCATTTCCTGGTGAGTGTGGCCAACATGTACAGGAGACCTGGTCCGAAGACCAGATTATCAAGTCATACTACACCTATTGGTATGGCAAGATGGTACAGGCCAATAAGCATGACCTAATCAGTAAAGAAAGATGTATTGAAGACTGGTGCACCGTGCATTGGGCAGTGGAGACTGACAAGTGGGGTAAGAAAATTGAAACGAGTAACTAAGATTGTTACGTTCTATGATGATGGTACGTTTACTGAGTCGGTACCTTATGTCGGTGCGCCGGTGCCATCGATTCCATTAAACCCAACATTACCTACATTTCCAAACGTAGAAATCAAACAGTCTTGCCCAAAGTGCGGTCTAAAGTTAGAAGGTGTCATGGGATATAGTTGCCCACATAGTCAATGTCCAACTGGTCTTGGCGGTGTATGGTGTTCAACTGGAGATTGTGCATAATGGAAAATGAAGAATACGATGTGGTGCTGGACGTACTGCAAAAGCACCATGATAAACTGTGGGAAATGACCAAGCGAAACATGAATTCCGAGTATATCGGTATGAATATCATGGACGATATACGTCTTGAGCAAATGGGCAAACTGAAGCTTGCCATGAAGGTATGGAAAGAGTATAATGCTGTTAAGTAAGAGTGATATTGAACGGGTGAACCAGTACCTGGAAGAAAATCCAGAGGTACAGTTTTTCAACCTAGTCCGTGATGATAGTAGTGGCATTGGCTATACACTATCCCTTGAGTATGAAACCGTGCAGAAATTAAGAACTGCCAATTACCAGACCACCGTTAGGGTAGAACTGGTAGGTGTTGAGGAGTGGTAATGCATTATACAAACACTAATAATCCGATAGATTTTCCCAAGTCTCGCAAAGAACACATTAAAGACCTAATGAACCTTGCCGGTACTGATACGTCCGGTAAGTGGATGTCCGTGGATAATGCCAGTACCTTTGCTGAACTTATTGTCCGTGAATGTGCCAATATCGCCAGAAACAATACTAGAACCGACAGTAAGGTTAACCAGATGATATTGAAACATTTCAACCTAACCGAAGAATATGAATTAACCACCCATGAGGAACAAGCCATATTCGATAAGAATAGGAACTATCCATTATGAACGAACAAATCAAAAACATTCTAAAGGCCAGTGGTGGTTTCTACCATGATGACGATGGTGGAGAAATGACACCATGCCTAGTTGGCCAAGATATTGAGAAGTTTGCCGAGTTGATTGTTCGGGAATGTATCAAAGTAATTGATGACAAGCCTATTTTTGGTTCACAACCTATCAAAGAACATTTCGGAGTTGAAGAATGAAGGAGTGGTTAGTTGAGTGGTATCTGTTCCTGAAAAAAGAACTACAAATTTTATGTTGGGATTTGCATTGATGAACGACCGAATTAGAGAACTTGTCAAACAGGCTGGTGGACATTTTTCTACGCACAACCTAATGAGCAACCCAGTACAACACCGAGAATCTATTGAGTTGTGGGATGATAAAATTGAGAAGTTCGCCGAGTTGATTGTAGAAGAATGTGGAGAAATTGCCTACAAAGCCTATTGGGACAATCCTCAAACAGTTAGAGGTATACACATTAAAGAAAAGATTAAAAAACATTTCGGAGTTAAAGAATGAGCATAAGCGAAACTATCGTCATACTTGCTATAATTTCACTGTTTGCCTTGGTTGTAGTGGGTGTATATAAGTTGATTGTAAAAGGTTTTCTATGAACGAACGAATTCAAGAACTCGCTGAACAGGCTGGACTGAAAGTAAATGCCGATGGTGAAATTGGTCCTGCTTTCTTTGGTTCTGTAGATGCTGGATACAAAAAATTCGCCGAGTTGATTGTTAGAGAATGTATGGGTATTGCAGAAGAAAATCAACCGAGAGATGTGGATTGGAATGTTTCCGATATTATCAGGGTACATTTCGGAGTCCAAAAATGAAAGATATTGAGATTGAATTGTACTGTGACGGATGGACAGTCATAGTGGATGGTAAACGATTCCGCTGGGACCATAATGATGAAGATATGGGAACCGAAGGTATCAAACAACTGTTAGAATATCTCGGCCATAAGGTTACCATTGAGGAGTGTTATTGATGAATGACCGTATTAAAGACCTATGGGAAGAGGCCACAGTATCCACATGGCCGAGACCTGGTAAGTTTACTGCTGGTGAGTATGACCATCACCTAATAAAGTTTGCCGAATCAATCATCCGTGAATGTATGGAGATTGGTGATAAGGCACTACAGGATGGTAAATGGCCAGGTGACGTATTGAGTGAACATTTCGGAATAGAATAATGATTGATTACCATGAAGCCCTGAGAGAAATGCACCGGGGTAATGTTGTAAAGTATGTTGGTACCGTAAATGGTAACGTAATGAGTGCCAATGGTGCTAGTTTCTGTATGTGCCGTGGATGCGTCTTTATGTTCGATAATGGTATACAGTGGAATAAACTAGGCTACATGGTATATGACCCAGACTTTCGATATGAACTTACTGGTGAAACAGTTGACCCAAGAGCATGGAAACCAGAGAAGAATAAAGACCGTAAAGAGATTAAATCAACATTGGGTTATAGTAGGGTAGGATTGGATAATGTATAAGACTGCCTGTGAATAAACCAGTGGATAACCGGTGTATAATAGTGCAATAAAGTGTGAAATTGTGTGATGCAAACGCACCTGTGAATTCCAGGCAATCCGGCGAGTGAGCCTTTAAACCAGTGCCGGCGCAGAGAGGCAACCAAATCGCCGAGGTCCCGTGTAAACCTTCTATTATAACACGTTTTCCGGCCCGTGGCAAGCCTCTGCGGCCCACTGTAACCCACCATTATATCACATTTTTCCGCACCTGGCAAGCCCTTGATGTTGCGAAAATACAACGCCACTTTCGCCTGACAGGACGGCTTGACTGGTGTACACTCCAGGTGTTGGGTTTGAGAGTTAAATTACCTTTATAAATCAACAGCTTACCTGCTGGTTGCCAAACCTACCTGGACCTGTATAATCCAAGGTATGGTAAGAAAAGAAAATAAGTTGAGTGAGTTAGCCGGATGGCTTGGAATGGTCCTGATACATAGTGCCACCCTACCAGTAACCATTAAGAATATAATGGGTGTTAATGCTGCATTACCGCCTATTGAAATGGTATTACTGGTATGGACTGGATTATTCCTGTTTCTAATCCGTGCTGTTGGTAATAACGATAAACTGTATATTATCAGTAATGCGGTTGGATTTTTCTTTAATTCGATTCTCTTGGCATTAATCGTATTCAAATGAATTATACTCTGATTACCAAAACTGGCCGTATTATGACCTTTTATATTGAGGGTGTGGCCAATCTATATCAATCGATTTATGGTGGTGTTGTAATTACGCAACAGGTGCTGGCGGAGGGCTTGCCGGGGGTGGTGGAGTCTGTATAATAGGCACTATGTTGAGAAAAAAGCGTAGCGACCGAAACCATGTCATCTATCGTATGACCATGGGGACCGGTGATGAATACATTGGTTTGACTGTGGCCGATGGACAGGCCTTCCTGCGGTCCGTGAAGGTGCGGGTTCAGAAGCACCTGTCCCGTGCTCGCCGTGAGAATAAGGAATGGGCTCTGTACCAATTCCTGCGTGAAAACGAAGGTACTACAGTTGAATATGAGGTCCTAGAGGTGGTGCGTGGACGTAAGCCTGCACACCAACGGGAACGTGAACTAATTGGTGAATATTCACCTACACTGAATACTTTTTGATTACAGGAGAATCCGAGTTGGCTTTGCCAGACCCCACGGGGCGTAAGGATTCTCCTGTTGTTTTTTCGCAACAAATAGTTGACCGGTGGGATGGACAATGGTTGCCGAAACCACCAAAACCTGTATAATTGGACACATGATGAAAAACGAAATTGAAACCACCAAGGGCACCGTGACCTTCACGGCTACTGGTCTTATCTTCCGTGCTCGTCCGGTTGACCCGGATGCACCCACCCCTGCGGCACCTGTGTTTGATACCACTGCACTGTGCCGTCCTGTGGTGTTGCCGGAATACAACGGTCCTCGCCGTGTGGTAAAATTCTGATTGCCAAACCTGCCCAAACCTGTATAATTGGTTCTGTTGAGTTGATAAGCAAAGGCAAAAAATGTCCCGACTGATTCCTGTCTATGAAGCGAAAGCGATGTTTGATGAATTCCTGGATGAGGTCAATGGTGAAGTTTCCATTGGCACCCTCCGTTACGCCGCTTCGGATGTTCTGAAATCGGTGGACCCGGTGCTGTATGATATGGAATTCTCCGAATACACCGACCGCCTGGTTGAGGACGGTGTATATGTGGAAGGATACACTGATGAATTGCTGGAGAACTAAAGTATTAGGTTGCCATTCCCACCCAAACCTGTATAATTGGTTCTGTTGAGTTGATAAACGATTGAAAGGAAACACTATGTCCAAGTCTGCTAATGTTCTGGCCCTTGAAGCTGCCAAAGCTGAGGTTGCTCGTCTGCGTGAGGTTGTCCGTGTTGAGCGTGCCAATGCCAAGCAAGCACGTGCTGACCGTAAGGCCGCTCGTGAAGCCGAAAAGACTGCCAAGGCCACTGCTCGTGCCGAAAAGAAAGCTGCGAAAATCGCCGCTCTGGAAGCTAAACTGTCTGCTCTCCGTAATCCGGTCGGATCCGCAGCACGTAAGGCTGCGAAGCGTCCGTCCAAGGTTACTGTGACCAAGGGTTCTGCTGCTCGCAAGGCTGTTGCCTAAAAACAACGACTGGTTGCCCACCGCACCAATACCTGTATAATTGATTCCATACTAAGGAGAAAAGATGATTCGCTTTATGATTGGTCTGCTGATGGTGATGGGTGCGGTTGGTGGTATGGAAGACCCCGCCAATAGTCTGTTGGTTGGTGTTGTCCTTGCCGTGTGTGGTCTGGCCATTATGGCTGCTGGTGTGAATAAGGTGGTGTACCAATGAACCTGATTGTCCAAACCGTGGTATATGAGTGTGAGGATGGCCAGTGGTACCGTGGTGAAAACAAGGTGTACCGTGTGACCGATGTACCATATGGCCTGTCCAATGAAGCACTGAACCAACTGGCCATGACCTTTGAACGTGGTACCGCCTATACAGTGGAACAGCTGGTGGACTGGACTGTATCGTATGAGGTACAAACCTGCACCTATGAGGACGTGGTTAATTCCCTGATGGAGGAAGTATGAGCAAGATTGGCAACCTGATGATTGACCTACAGGATGAAATTGAGCGTGGTGAGCTGACCTTCAGGCAGATAGCCGCAAAGTATGAGGTGCCACTATCATGGGTGGATGAGGCTGCGGCGGAACTTGCCGAGCAATACAATGACGAAATGGATGGAGATGCCGCTTCGGCACTGGCGTCCTGTGGGTGGGGCGTGGATGAAGACTATGTGGTGGAGAATGATTATTTTGATGACTTTTGACTGACTGGTTGCCAAGTCATGGTGAGCTGTGTTACAATGGTGTAGCTCACTGAAATCAAAATTCACTTTCCTATAAGAAAAAAGGAGTCCTCTACGATTGATATCTTATGAGAAGGATTCTTTGGTGTGCTTGTGTTTTAACTGCGGATTATCTGTGGTTCCTCTGTGGTCAAAAAACGGTAAACCAAAGGAATTTTCCTAAAAATTTTTTCCGGTAGGAAATGAGTCTCGGAGTTTTTGTATGAATATGGGTGTTTGTCCTGTCTGTAATGGTTCTGGTCGGCGTGATGCCGGACTGGAGAGGTATCGTACCGTCTATGCGGGTTATGATGCTTCCTCTAATACACTTCCCTGTAATAACTGTGGTGGACAGAGGATGTATGGTAGTCCCACTGGTCGTGTGAACCTACGTTCCGATGGTACTCCGTGTAAGCATGAATACACTTCACAATCCCGTGGTCGGTGTTATACTGTGTACACCTGTAAGCACTGTGGTTATTCATATGATATTGATAGTGGTGATTGATAATGAACGAACGAATTCGAGAGCTTGCTGAACAGGTTGGTATCAAAATTACTCCTATGATTGTTGATGGCATTGAGTATGAGTATGAAGATGTTGATATGGATGGTTCAGAAGACTTAGCAAAGTTCGCCGAGTTGATTGTTCGGGAATGTGCTGACGTTTGTTCTAATGTGCTGGATTACCATGCCATATTGGAGAAATTCGGAGTTGAATGATGCTTAGAGACATTCTGTGGTCTATACAGGACATGGGTTGGAAGAACCTGGTTGTGGTATTGACTATGGGTGTCCTTGAGTTGTCTTTTGTTGGTTTTATTGTTTGGACTTTGATTTAAATTGGTTACTAGAAAAAGAACCACCACGAAAACTGGTAACTTTAGCCAGAAAACCTTGACTATTGGTAGTGAAGGTAAAACGGAATCTTTTTCTAGTAAACCCCCAGGAAGTCGGACTCGCCGAACGGTTTCTTTTAAAAACGGACGAATGAGAACCACTTATTCGACCAAACTCGGTGGTGGTTTTAACAGAATTACTTCCAAGTCGAACACTCTGGTATCGAGGCGTAGAGGTCGAACCCGTAAATCCTCTATAAGTATCTGGCAGATAGTTTTGCTGGTAATCCTTTTGATTTGGTTGTTTGGAGAATAAAATGAAAGTTGTGATTAATTCTTGCCATGGTGGATTCGGTCTGTCTGATGAAGCCATCGAATTGTATCTGGTAAAATCTGGTCTGGAATTCCGTAAGGAGAAAGGTGAGTATTTCTCCCTTGTTGGGTATGAGTATTATGTTGATGGAGAATACTGGTCTGACCGTGAAATCTCCCGTTCCGACCCGTTACTGGTTGAAGTTGTGGAAGAACTTGGTGAGAAAGCCAATGGTCGTTGCGCTGAGTTGACCATCGTGGAAATACCTGATGATGTTGAATGGCACGTTGCCGAATATGACGGTTATGAACATATTGCGGAAAATCATCGGACTTGGCCGTAAGCCCTCCGGAAGCGCTGGAAGGCAATGAAGGGTAAGAAAGTAATACTAAAGACTGACTTGCCTTTTGTGTGGTTTCTGATATAATGGAACCATAGTTGATAAGGAGAGTGTGATGGCTGAAGTTAAACTGACCGGACTCTGGAAAGTAACCATGCGTGAATATGAGCGTGGTTATGGTCAACGTGATATGGGTACCAAGTTTTTTGATAATGAGGAAGAAGCCAAGCGATTCTGTGAAGAATATTTCTCTGGTGATTCTGAATGCTTTTACCGTGCTGAATATACGAAAGTAAATTAAATGTTTGAACATGATGAAGATTATGGCGGGTTTGTCGTTAACTGCGCCGAAGTGGTAAAAAGTAAGGAATGCCTTGCGGTAACTCGGTTGCTGGCTGCGGACCTGTTGAAGAATCCTTACCTGACGGTTGGTGATTTTCTGAAAAACGTTTCTGATACCGACCTGCAAACTCTGGTACTGGCGTCAGAACCGGATGAAAACGATGAAGTCCAACTGGATGACATTATGCTCATTAGTATGATGCTGATGCAGGCCGAAGGTCTACCGCCTATTCAAGTGGATGAAGAAGGTCAACAAATCATTCAAAAAATGATTATGTTCCTGGTTTGTGAATCTCTGTATCGTAAAGGTCTGGTCAATATCTTCCGCAAGAATATGTCCTTTGGTGATGAAATGAACGACAAGGTGATTGTGGAGAAGAAATAATGGAAATCTTTTGGCTTGCCTTGAATATTGTTTTTGCATGGCTTGGTTGGAAATGGGCAGGTGATGAATTTCAGGCAGGCCGAAATTTGATGGGTTGGGTTTATATCTTTATTTCGGCTTGGAATGCAGCGGCCGCTCTTAATGTGGTGACATGATGTTTGATATCAATGACTATGAAAATCGGTTGTACCTTTCAGAACGTAACCTGAGGGTCTTGCTGTCCAAACTGGAACGATACAAGGCAGGTGATAAAACTGCTTGTACGATTATCAAGCATTCGAATCCTCTGGACCCTTATTGTTCTACGATTGATGAAATTGCCGTGATTGCGATACCTGATGAAAAGTATTATGCTGCTCGTGAAGCTGGTGAAATGCTCGAGCAGGATGTTGAAAATGGAAAGAAATTCTAATGATTCGTTGGATTGAAAATTGCAGCATGAGTGATATCCACCTCGGTCACCACAGCGACCTTGGTGAGAATGTTTTGCTCATTCGCATTCAAGACCCAGCCACCGAATTCAAGCCGACCAAGTATAACTTTAAGGAAGTGTATTGCTTTGAGTTCCTGGATGCCGAAGACGAAGACGGTTTTGATGAAGACTTCAAAATCTCGGATGACCAGGCACAACAAATCGTAAGTTTGTTGGAACATGCATTGACCAACTCTATGAATGTTTTGGTACACTGCCATGCTGGTATCTGCCGGTCTGGTGCCGTGACTGAGGTTGGTACAATGATGGGTTTTACTGCTACTGAGCGATTCCGTCAACCTAATCTCCGTGTCAAACACAAGATGATGAAGGCGTTGGGATGGACTTACGATAGTGATGAACCAAAGACCTCTGTTGGCGGATGGATTTCCGATGGAGGTATTTGGCTGCCAGATGGGTTTGGAAATAATGACTGATGAAGAAATTCTAAAGATGTATGAAGAAATGTGCGAATACTATGGTGATGATATGCCAAATCCTGAGCAAGAACCACTTAGGTTCGCACATTATGTGAAACTGTGGAAATACTACAAGCAGAGGACGTAATGGGTAAAGCAATAATCTTTTTTGTCATTTTTACGGCACTGATTGCTGCCATAATACTTTTGTTCCAAAGTGCCACCGGCAAACAAAAAATTGATGCCGTAAAAGTGCTTGCCTTCTCGGCCGGTTGTAGTATAATCTCCCTATTGATTCTCTTTGGTATTGTTGTTCTTTTTTAAAGGAAAATTTGTAATGCGTAAAATTTTTACTCTGTCTGTTCTGGCTGCCGCTGTTGCTCTGACCGGTTGTACCCGTATCGAAACTGGTGAGGTTGGTGTCCGTGTCGGCTTTGATAAACAGGTGAAACCTGGTGAACTTATGCCTGGTTCCTTTAATCAGGTTCTGATTGGTGATGTTCTGACCTTCCCTGTCAAGGACGTTAATGTGATACTGGACAATATGACTCCGGTTGCCAAGGATAACTCTACGATGGCTGACCTTGATGCCGTTGTGGTCTATAACATTAATCCGCAACAAGTCGCTGAATTGTATTCTAGCAAGAACCGTAGTTTTCACACCGAACACAAAGGTGATGTGTATCTGATGTATAATTACATCGTTCAAAATGCTCGTAATGCAATCTACAAGGCTGCTCGCAAGTACGAAGCACTGGACATGGCTGATAACCGTAGTGATATGGAATCCTTTATCAAGGATGAAATGGTTCGAAATCTTGCAGAAGAAAAACTGGACGGTTCGGTTACCATTACTCAAGTGATGATTCGTAATGTGGTGCCCGCTGAAAGTGTTGTTCGTAGTGCCAACGACCTGGTCCGTGCCAAGAATGAGTTGAAGCAGAAAGAAATCGAAGTGAAAACTGCTGAAGCTGAAGCACGCCGAATGGCTGCTCTTGCAAACAACAGCGCAAGTTCTATTGCTTTCATGCAAGCACAGGCTGCACTGAATATCTCTGAAGGTATCAAGAATGGTAAAGTTCAGACCATTGTGGTGCCTGCTAACTTCAATGCACTGATGATGCCTAAGTGAGAATAAAATGTCCCGCTGGAAATATGTTACTGTTGAGGCGGAAGTTGACCTTGCGGAATTCGATACCGATGATTTGATTGAGGAATTGGAATCCCGAGGTCACGACTACAACACCAGATTTGTTGATGGTGAAGATATGCGTATGGTTTTGCAAAAAATCTTTGAAAAACGCCGTCTTGGCCAAAAATATGATGAAGACCTAGATACCCTTATATACGGAGTTCTTGGGAGATTCATTTGAACGAAAGAGATGAACAAAATTTACGATTTTTGATGAGCCTAAAGAAGGAAGACATAAAGGAATGGCTTGCTTCTGTGCCGCCAGATGACGTTGATTATGCTTTTGCGCTGTTGACCACAGCTGCTCTTGACGAATTTGATAAAGAGAACGAAAATTTAGACTGTTCCGATGCAAAATTAGTACTTTCTAAGTACATGCTTGCCGGCAAACATTGATTTTGAGCTTGCCAAGCGCTAATTTTCGTGATAAACTATAGGTATATTATGAAAAAGGTGATTTTAACATGAAAAAACTTGCTATTTTTAGCGTTTTGGCTGTTGCATTGTTGTCCGGTTGCGCTTCAAATCGTGAAGCTCAGATTAAAGAGCTTCAAAATCGTGAAAATGAGTACAGGACGCAGATTGCTGAAATGCAAAAAGCGCAGGAAAAGCGTGAATTGATGTTCCGGCTCGAAAAACTTGAAGCTCGCACACAAACTCCTGCTCCTCGGAATCAAGAATGTAAAATTTTCTGCTTTTAAAAATGAAAAAACCTAAAAAACGTAATCCGGTCGCTAAAGACTTGCTTACTCCTAAGTATAGGATGCGTGTTGTTGTGTCTGTGAAGACATATGACCGCAACAAATCAAAATCCGAGCTTAGGAAGCAGTTAGATGAGCGATAAAACAGAATTCGATGGGCTATTCTTTTTGCCAAGTGGCGAAGAAGGCGAACTAGAGATTTCCTTTTTCAGTTTTAATGATGAAAAGTATAAGGGTAGTCCCATCGAAAACACAAAAATTGGCGATATGTTTCATGTTGCACTATTCAAGCAAAACGAAGATGGTGAAGTTGAGTTTGATGAAACATTTGAAGCCATTTTTGCTGACCCGTTGACCTACATTAAAAACTTAGCGCCAATGGGCATTTATGGTACGTTTGTTAGAAAAACGGAAAAGTCCAAACCTTGGTTTGACAATTACCTCGAAAGAGCACTGAATAATGTTATGCTAGCCAACAAGAAAAAAGTTGTTGAATATGCAAACACAATTGCTAACTTGAAATGAATAGGATATTGGTTATGAATACTGGTGTGAAACATGCTTTTGATGAGCAAGAAGGTCGTGATTGGCTCAAGAGTCTCCTGAAAGACTTGGTGGTTGAAGTTGTCTTCACCAAGAAAGATGGAACAGAACGAACCATGAAGGCCACGTTGAAGGAAGACATTCTTCCTTTCGTGCAACAAGATTTTGGTGATGTAGATGCACCTGTTCGTGCAAAGTCTAAGGATTCTCTGTCCGTTTGGGATGTTGAAGCCAATGGATGGCGCAGTTTCCGTTGGGACTCTATCAAGTCCGTACATTTTACTCTTGGTGAATAATATGAAAACCTCTAATGTGATTCTTTTCGTTGCTCTGATTGCGGCAGTCGTTATACTTGCACCATTTCTTACGATTTGGTCATTGAACGTTCTGTTTCCTTCTTTGGCGATTCCTTATAGTCTTGAAACTTGGGCTGCGGTCATTCTGTTGTCTGCTGCTGTTCGTTCGAACGTCACAATGAAGAAAGACTGATATGGGTATTCGTGTTATCAAGTCTGAATGGCACCAAGTTGAAAAACGATATGGTGCCGAGATTGATGAATCTTTTCTGAGTGAAGTTTATCCTGACCTAGGCGAAGGTGAGATTGCTCACCTGTTGCAAAACATCGAAGAAGGTATTGCTGACGTTGAAGACGTTTTGCAAGATGCCTATGATGCTGATGTTGAGCTCGATTGGGATTGGCTCGATGAAGATGATTGGTGGACCGACCGTAAAGGCGGTTATGATGTAACATATTCAATTGAGGAATAATCATGGCAGTCTGGTCAGTTAAACCACTTTGGAAAAAATCTATCGTTGAACGTCAATACTGGACGAAAGATGGTAACACATTCATGTACGAAACCGGTTGGCGCTGGGGTGAATTCACAGTAGAAACCGAAGATGACGAACCGCCGGTTTTGGAACCAGGCGTTGATATTTACAACTGTGATTATCCTTCTGAGCTCGTAGAGACCGAAGATGGTTGTTGGGACGATTACGATTTTGATGATTGTGATGATGAAACCCGTGAATGGCTAGAAGAATACTTGGAAGAAAACTCTGTGTTCGACCTTGAAGAAGAAGGTTGGTATAACAGTGACACCGAAATGATTATTGATTGTGAAATGGAAATCACAAGGATTGAATGATGAAATATATTGTTGAAACTATTGGCGTCTTCCGCATGGTGCATGTGGTCGAGGCTCCGAATGAAGATGAAGCTTTTGCTGTTGCTCGTTCTGCTGATGACAATTGGCAAGAACACCTTGGTGAAATGAAGGTTGATATTCAGCCTTACACCGATGAACACATCAAACGATTCAAAGAAAAAGATTTCTTTTGGGATGGAGTTGCTTATCGTACCGAAAATGGTACCGTTGGATACATTCATCCAAATGGAAGCATTGTTGAAGCCAATGATACGCCGGTAAGATAAAAATATTTTTAAAAATTTGCCGAAAAACCTCTTGACAGGGGTTTAGAAAGCATATATAATCCTACTATGATGAAAAACATACACACCTCTCTCGTTAGCCCATTGTGTTCCATGTTAGCCACAGCGACATGGCAGGGAGAGTATCGCTCAATTAATAGCGATAAAGGCTTTTCACCTGGGAAAGGGTTTGTGTAAGTCGCCATAGTTAAAAGATAACTATATCACACAAACCCTAGAACCTAAAAAGTCTAGGGTTTTTTGTTATGTGTTGTACGAAAACAACATATACCAAAAAATTTCTTGACAAGATGCTCGTAACACTGTAGAATCTTGTTTGTTCTTTAAAAATTTGAATGACTTCTTTTGGGGTTTCGCCAAGTTGGTAAGGCATCGGATTTTGATTCCGACATGCGGTGGTTCGAATCCATCAACCCCAGCCATTTTTGAAGTGCATTAATTGAAAAGTATCCTTGACCAGAAGTGACTACCTGATGGGACGCTTGGAGAGTAACGTAAAATGACCCCGCTTGTCACGGTTGTTACAGTGCATTTCAAAAATGGTTAAAAGAATATGGAAGCGTGGCAGAGCCCGGTTTATTGCAACGGTCTTGAAAACCGTCGGCCTAGAAATAGGTCCGTGAGTTCGAATCTCACCGCTTCCACCAATTTTGGAGTCGTGATGTAATGGTAGCATAGCAATGCAAAAAACCAATTCTGACAAGAATTGTTCCAGCAACAACTATAGCTTCCCTCTGTGAAAGGGCTTGTGCGTGGTTCGAATCCCGCCGACTCCACCAAAATTTTATTCCGCAGAATCCGAGCTAGGTGCACGGACTTGACTGTTAATCAATGATTAGCTGGGTTCGAACCCCAGATGCGGAGCCAGATTGTTGGGGCGTAGTGTATTTCGGTAATAGCACATTAGTCTTTGAAACTAATAGATTGGGTTCGACTCCCAACGCCTCTGCCAAGTTTTAGGATAGTTACAGCAAAAAACGATTATTCGTAGCTCAAAGGATGAGCATTTGCCTTCTAAGCAAACTGTTGCAGGTTCGATTCCTGTCGAAAAAAAAAACTATCCTGTTGTTTAATGTAAAAAGGAGAAACTTATGCCTAGTGTGTTCCTTGTAAGCGATACGCATTTTGGTCACGCAGGTGTTTGTAGATTCTTGCGTGAAGATGGAACGAAACTTAGACCATGGGACAATCCAGATGAAATGGATGAATACATGGTGAAAGTTTGGAACGAAACAGTAAAACCAACTGATAAAGTTTATCATTTGGGTGATGTTGTGATTAACCGCAAAGCACTTAACATTCTTCATCGTTTGAACGGTGACAAAGTGTTGATTCGTGGTAACCATGATATTTTTCGTGATGATGAATATAGAAAGTTCTTTAGAGAGCTTCGTGCTTATCATGTGATGAACGGTATGATTCTTAGTCATATTCCGTTGCATCCAGAAAGTCTTGGCCGTTTTGGTGTAAACATTCACGGACACCTTCATGCTCAAAGAGTTATGGTGGACAATGGTTATGGTGGTCGTGTTATTGACCCCCGTTATCATTGTGTCTGTGTTGAACAAACTGATTTTAGGCCAATCTTGTTTGAAGATGTGCTCAAGCGTATCAACGAAGAAGGTGGTCAGATAGGTTTCAAAAACGGAAACAGATAATGGAAGGTTGGTCGAGAGGCTGAAGACAACGGTTTGCTAAACCGTCCACCGTTAAAAGACGGTGCGTGGGTTCGAATCCCACACCTTCCACCATGCCTCGGTAGTTTAATGGTAGAACGCCGGCCTTATACACCGTTTATCGCCAGATTAGCGAGTAGTGGGGGTTCGAATCCCTCCCGAGGTACCAATAAATTCTTGCAAGAAGAAAACACTGCGTCCTGAGCCTCACCGGGCGGTATGTCAGTTACAAAACAGTAGGGTAAGAGCCCCTAGGAGAGGCACGAATTTTATAGTGAGATGGATGAGTGGTTTAAGTCGCCACCCTGGAAAGGTGGTTTATCTGCAAAGGTAACGTGGGTTCGAATCCCACTCTCACTGCCAAGCCCAAGTAGCGCAATAGGTAGAGGCAACAGATTCAAAACCTGTACAGTGTGAGTTCGAATCTCACCTTGGGCACCATATTGAAACATACTTAACACTAAGAGGACTTAAGCTGGTAGTGCAGTTGTAGTCGCCGTGTGAGCACCTAGTGTGTTTCAATATGGGTTGTAAACTTTGATGATGAAGTCCTGCCTCTTAAGCAGAGAGAAGACAGTTTGAATCTGTCACGACCCACCAGGTTTATGTGCGTGTGTAGCTGAATTGGTTAGGCAGCGGATTGCAAATCCGTATCATGCAGGTTCAAGTCCTGTCACGCACTCCAGACAGTGTTGTTTTTCGGCAACAGTCTAAAATAATGCTTGACTTCTGAACCGGTTCATGTACAATACACGTATCGATTGAGATATCAAGTTAAACGTGATGTTGTTAAAAAGAAACAACAAAACGCTTGACAAGAGACTTGAGTTGTGTTATAATTCTAGTCTGTTCTTTAAAAATTTGAATGACAAATGCACCTATCGTCTAATTGGTTAGGACGCTAGACTTTCAATCTGGAAACGTGGGGTTCGAATCCCCCTAGGTGTACCATATAAAAACACATTCTAAAACATAAAGATTTAGTATTGTCAAGGGGTACTTTCAGCACATCCCTGAATGTGTTTCTATATGGTAAGTTTATGGAGGTGTGGCAGAGCGGTCGATTGCGGCAGACTGTAAATCTGTTTCCCAAAAGGACACGGTGGTTCAAATCCATCCGCCTCCACCAATTCGCACGGCCTCGCAGCGTGTGTCAATCCTGAAATAGGTTCAGGCGTGTAAAGTTCGTGGCAACGTCAGTTGTCATTTTCGGTACCTACGAAAAAGGTACGGCTAAAGTTCGTAATGCCAATGAATTCTGCCTCGTTAATATAGTGGCTATTATATCCGACTGTCCATCGGAAGATAGGGGTTCGATTCCCCTACGGGGCGCCAATTTTAAAGGAAACAAAATGAAACGAAAACGTAAATCTGAAAAGACCCGAAAACTTATGGGGGTATAACTTAACGGCTAAAGTAGTAGGCTTTTAACCTATTAATCAGAGTTCGATTCTCTGTGCCCCTACCAATATTTTTCACTAAAGGATCCATATGAAAACTGTTAATTATGATTTTAGTAAAGACTTGCCGATTGCTAAGAAAACCGAAGCACAAATCGCCAAGTATTTGATTGATACACAAGACATGAGTTTTATCGGTACGTCCGATACACTGCCAAATGTCAAGCGCTCTGATTTTGATATTCGAATGAAATTCAATAAGAGTGGCAAGGTTGTTGATATTGAAATTAAAGAAGACTTTAGTTGTGCTAGGACCGGTAATATCGGTGTTGAGTGTGAAAGTTGGGGTCGTAAGTCTGGTATTGAAATTTCAAAAGCAGATTTCTATCTTTACAAAATTCATATGTCTGATGGTAAGATTGGTGCATACATCATTCCTACCAAAAAGTTGAAACAGTTGATTACTGATGAAAAGTATCATCGCATCGTTGTTGGTGGTGACCCTGGTTCCTTCAGTAAGAATTATTTGTTTAAGTTGAGTGTGGTGTTTGAGAATTTTAAATTTCTTGGAAACCTCACAGAATAATTTATTCCCCAGTAGCACAGATGGTAGTTGCGTCTGACTGTTAATCAGAATGTCCGTGGTTCGAACCCACGCTGGGGAGCCAAGTTAATGCCGGTGTAGCTCAGTTGGTAGAGCAGCGCTCTTGTAAAGCGAAGGTCGAGGGTTCAAATCCTTTCTCCGGCACCAGTTTTAGGATGCATTCAGCAAATCTTTTAAATTTCACTGTTAATGAAACTAAAAGCGCATCCTGTTGTTTAATAACCGAGTATAGGCTAGCCCGGTCAAGTCACTTGCTTTGGGAGCAAGATATCGCAGGTTCGAATCCTGCTACTCGGACCAATTCATGGGGGATTGGTGCTAATTGGGAACACACGGCCCTTGCAAGGCTGAGTAAGCGGTTCGAATCCGCTATCCTCCACCAGTTTTAGGATTCTTTCAGCAAATAAAAAAAACTTTACTGGAAATAAAGCAAAACGGAATCCTGTTGTTTATGCCGATATAGCTCAGGTGGTAGAGCAGCGGATTGAAAATCCGTGTGTCCCAAGTTCGACTCTTGGTATCGGCACCATAAGAATGATAACTGAATGTCAGATGTTGTGAAAGTGTGTTGGGGCACCGATGCATGAGTTGTGAATCTCCGAGAATGAGGCTAAACTATACAAGCAACAAGTAATGACTACAACTGATGTACCCTACCGAGTGGCGCCAAAATTACTCGATAATGTGGTTGATGTATGTGGCAACCAAATTTAGTTATCATTCTTATGGTGATGTAGTTCAGTTGGTAGAACACCTCCTTCATACGGAGATTGTCGGGAGTTCGAATCTCTCCATCACTACCAAATTCAATACGCCGTTAGCTCAACTGAATAGAGCACCTGGCTACGAACCAGGAGGTTGGGGGTTTGAATCCCTCATGGCGTGCCAATTTTAGCCGTGTAGCTCAGAGGAAGAGCAATCGCTTGATAAGCGATAGGTCGACATTTCGAAACTGTCCATGGCTACCATTTAAAGGTTAGGTTCAGCAAATAAAATGCATTCAACTTGTAATTGAAAAACGCAAAAAACTAACCTGTTGTCTGTATCTCGCTGGTGTAACGGCAGCATGTCGGTCTCCAAAACCGTTGGTCGGGGTTCGAATCCCTGGCGGGATGCCATTTTTAAAAGAAGGTGTGAATTATGAGAAAGTTAAATTTACAAGAAGTCAAAGCATTCATCGATGCACAATCACCAGATACGAAAGTTTATCTTGGTGCCGACTCCGAACGATTTAATCTGAACGGAGTGTGGTACGCTGACTACACTCTAGCTATTGTGGTTCACATCAACGGTAATAACGGTTGTAAGATTTTCGGTGAAGTGCAACGTGAAAGAGATTATGACCAAAGAAAAGATAAACCGTCAATGAGATTGATGAACGAAGTGTACAAAGTTGCGGAACTATTCCAGGAACTTTCAGATGTTCTAGAAGATAGACATGTTGAAGTCCACCTAGATATTAACCCTAACGAAATGCACGGTAGTTCATGCGTTATTTCACAAGCGGTTGGTTATATCAGAGGTACATGTAATGTGATTCCTTTGGTGAAACCACAAGCATTTGCGGCTTCTTACGCAGCAGACAGACTAAAGTTTGTTTTGTCTCACAAGAAAGCAGCTTAATCAACATGCGGGTATTCTCCTGGGAGAGGACTCTGCCTTCCAAGCAGATGAAGCCGGTTCGAATCCGACTACCCGCTCCATGTTTTAGGTTACTTACAGCAACTCTAACATAAACGTTAGGTAACTGGTTCGATTCCAGTTTTACGCTCATGCGTGAATAGCTCATTTGGTAGAGCAGACGAAGAAAGTAACCTGTTGTGTGCCACGTTTGCCTGAAAATGACTTGACAGGCAAACGCAAATACTGTAGAATACACAGTATTGAAAGTTCTAGGATAGTTACAGCAAACATCATACTAACGGCTAATACCCGTATCAAGATGGTCTGGTTCGCCGGACGAAGTGTGTTTCGAATTTCACACTCTAAAGAAAAAGTAGAAAGCTATCCTGTTGTTTTAAAATTTGGGTTCAGTTCAGCAATCGAAATTTCTATTATATCGGAAAAGATGAACCCGTTGAAAGGAAAAATTATGAATACTTTTGTTAATGCAGTAGTAAATCAAGAAGCACGTACCACCAACGGCATGATGGCTCGTAAGGGTACTGCTAATGCAGTTGTAGACCTGTTCTACAAGATTGGTGGTTCCCGTGGTAAGGATATCACAAAGGATTTCGTTGCAGCTCTGGTTGAAAACGAAGACCTTGCATTGCGTGTTGCTCTATGGGCTCGTGATGCACGTGGTGGTGCCGGTGAACGTCAATTGTTCCGTGATATTTTGAAGTATCTGGAAAAGAATCGTCCTGACCTAGCAGAACGTGTGCTGGCCAAGGTCCCTGAATTGGGTCGTTGGGACGATGTGTTTGTCTTTGAAACCAAGGAATTGAAGTCAAAGGCTTACACCATGTTGGGTGATGCTCTACGTGCTAAGAATGGTCTAGCAGCAAAATGGACCCCACGTAAAGGCCAAATCGCACGTGAAATTCGTGAGTTCTTTGGTATGTCACCCAAGTTCTATCGTAAGTCGCTGGTTGAATTGACCAACGTTGTAGAACAAAAAATGTGTGCTAAGGATTGGAATGATATCAACTTTAGCCATGTACCTTCTGTAGCGTCTGCTCGCTACAAGAAAGCATTCTACCGTAACGCAACTGAAGCATACTCTGCCTACGTTGCATCACTGGTAAAGGGTGATAACCCTAAAGTGAAGGTAAATGCAGGTGCAGTGTTCCCATACGATGTGCTGAAAGGCGTAATCGGTTCATACAACATGAACTACAATAAGACCGAATTGGACTTGTTGACCAAACAATGGGAATCTCTGGAAAACTTTGTTGGTGATGCAAACGTATTGCCACTGGTTGACGTTTCTGGTTCTATGACTTGTCCTACCGGCGGTTATGGTTCTAAGAGCAAGACCACTTGTCTAGATGTTGCAGTATCTTTGGGTCTGTACTTGGCTGACAAGAACAAAGGTAAGTTCAAGGATACGTTCCTGACTTTCTCTGGTTCTCCAGAACTGTTGCACCTAAAAGGTAACATTGTTCAGAAGGTTCAACAAATGGTGTCCTCTACTTGGGGCATGAATACTGACCTAGTGAAAGCTATGGACAAGATTCTGAAGACTGCTGTACAAGGTGGTGTTCCTCAAGAAGAAATGCCAGAAATTCTTCTGATTCTGTCAGACATGCAGTTTGACCAATGTGCCCGTTTCGATGACTCTGCAATGAAGATGATTCAACGCAAGTTCACCGATGCAGGTTATGAAGTACCAAAACTGGTATTCTGGAACCTGAATGCACATGACAATGTGCCTGTGAAGTACGATACCCGTGGCGTAGCCCTTGTATCTGGCTTCTCACCAACTTTGATGACTGCTGTTCTTGGTGGTGATACTGAAAAGTTTACCCCAGAAGCCATCATGTTGAAAGCAATTATGGTTGACCGTTACAACGTTTGACTATATAATAAACTCGTATTATGATTTGTACGTTAAGGAAATCAGGTAATTGCCAAACCATAAGAGCACGGTTCGCACGATGAAGATTCTGTTAGCTACAGTGACCGCAAGGCCCGCTTTACATGGGCGACTTGAGAGAATCGTGGGTTGAGAATAGTCTTTTCCAAAAAGAGAATCTGGACAGGGTAACAACTCAGTTAGGGGCGAGGTAGTTCCGTAGCCTAACAACTTATGCGGATATGGTGTTTAACGGTTAGCACGTGACCTTGCCAAGGTTGAAGTTCCAGTTCGAATCTGGATATCCGCTCCAGTTCCCTTAGGGGTGTCATTAGTGTAGTGGTCTGCACGCCATGTTGTGACCGTGGCAGTATGAGTTCAATCCTCATATGACACCCCTAAGTGAATTATGCTTCGATAGCTCAGCGGTAGAGCAACGCCCTTACAAGGCGAAGGTCCAAGGTTCAATCCCTTGTCGAAGCACCAAGATTATTGCGGAGTGGAGAATTGGTATCTCGTCAGTCTCATAAGCTGAAGACAGTTGGTTCGATTCCAACCTCACGCAACCAAATTATGTGCGTTTGGTCTAAATGTTAGGGCACCATGACATGGGGCTAGAAACCTCAAGATGCGGGTTCGAATCCCGTAACGCACACCGAAATATGCCCTGGTGGTGGAATGGTAGACACGCTGGTCTTAGAAACCAGTGCCGCAAGGCGTGGGAGTTCGAGTCTCCCCTGGGGCACCATCTTTAGCTCTTATAGTATAATGGTTATTACACATCCTTGGTAAGGCTGAGACACAAGTTCGATTCTTGTTAAGAGCACCAAATCTCGCCGTGGTCTAATGGATTAAGGCAACGCTCTTCTAAAGCGTCCGATGGGGGTTCGAATCCCTCCGGCGAGGCCAAATTTTAAAGTCATTCAAATTTTTAAAGTACATGCGAGTGTGGTGGAACGGTATACACAGCAGACTTAAAATCTGCCGCCGCAAGGCTTGAGGGTTCGAATCCCTCCTCTCGCACCATTTATGGGCCTATAGCTCAATTGGTTAGAGCAGCGGACTCATAATCCGTTGGTTTCAGGTTCAAGTCCTGATGGGCCCACCACTCCCCTACGATGTTGTAAAAATACAACACTCTCCCCTGCAAGTTTACCTAGGGCTTGCCATTCCCACCCAAACCTGTATAATTACCTTATAAATTGATGAGGTAACGAAATGTCTTGGAATCTTGAAGGTCAAAAAGTAGAAGGAAAGTATCTAAATTCGGATGCATACTTTTTTACTGGTACCGTGATTGAATCCCGTGTTAAGTACGGCGGCAAGGTTTGTAATACTATCGTTTTAGATAATCCCATCGAAGTTTTTGGTTCTGTTCGGAATACGATTTTGATGGATTCCGAGGAACTGGTTGTTGTTTAAAAACAACAGCTTACGGACTGGTTGCCAAACCTGCCGGAACCTGTATAATAGTACCTGTTGAGTTGATAAGGACACTGAAATGACTGCCATGACCGAATATACCCTTGAAGTTTACAAGATTGACCGCCGCACTAAAGCTGGTCGCCGTTTGATTGCAAAAGAAGAATTTGCTCCTGTAACCAAGGCTTATATTGAAGCTGTCGCAAATAAAAAGCGTAAGCTTGGTTTTGTTGTGGAAGTTTTTGAAACCTGGGTTACCAAAAAGAATATGATGACTGGAAAAGAATTTAAGGAAAAATATGATACTCCTTATTTCTGCTCTCCCTCCTCTGAATCTTTTTGGTCAATGTAATTAAAGGAATATATCATGGCTTATATGTCTCAAGAAAAGAAAGCGAAAATCGTTGCTGCTGTTAAACCCATTCTGAAAAAGTATGGCATTAAAGGCACTTTCGCCGTTCGTAATCATTCTACCATTGTTCTGAATATTAAATCTGGTAAGATTGACTTTATCGAAAATTATATTAAGACCGATAAAGAAAAACCTTACGCAAAATATATGTCGGATGACCAAGTCGCTTATATTCGCAAAAATAAAACTCTTGATGTTAATCCTTATTGGTATCAAGACCACTTTTCTGGTGTTGCCAAAAAGTTTCTGAGTGAAGTCCTGCCGACCATGAAGTCTGCTGGCGATTGGTACGATAATTCGGATATTCAAACCGATTATTTTGATACCGCATTTTATGTTGATGTGAATATCGGTTCTTGGAAAAAGCCTTATGAGGTGACCGAATGATTCGGAATAAAGTTGAAAATAATGGACCTGTGGTGATTGATATTACCGGTCCTGACGGCAACGCTTTCGCTCTGATGGGTTATGCTAGCAGATTTGCCCGCCAATTGGGCCTGGATGGTAGTAAAATAACCAAAGAAATGCGGTCAGGCGATTATGAAAACCTGTTGCAAGTTTTTGATAAGTATTTTGGTGATTATGTAATTCTGGAAAGATGATATGAGCAATGGTGTATATGTTCTAGTTACTAAAGATGGATACCGTGTGTCATACAGCGACAATTATGATGCCATGTTTGGTCCCTTTATTGACGAAGGATTTAATTACCTACCAGAGCGTGATGAAATGAACCGTATTTTCGGTAAAAGTGAAGTGTATTCGACCGAAGATGCGGCTTTAAAAGTTGCCAATGACATAAGTAAGTTTTTTAACGAACTTGACGATGGTGTTATGTTCATTAACAATTATCCAGAATATACTTTTGAGGAATTGATAAGTGGCAACAAGACGTAAATCTCTTGAGGAAATCGAAAAACAAATTACAGGCGGTGAACCACGTTTCACCGATTCTGTCGTTTCCGAAAGTGAAATGGCTCAGGCTTTGAATTGGTATAGCCAAAACCGTGATTCGAAGCAGGCAACAAAATACATTAACGATTATCTCAAAAAACAAAAAATTAAATGTGGTGCTGAGGCAGTAAATAAACAAATTACCACATTTGGTTTCCTTTGCCGTATGAAAAACAACGGCGCAAAGTTTTCGGAAAAGCATGATGCCAAATTCAAGGAATACCTTGATGATATGCTTGCTCTGAAAGAGAAACCAGTTAAAGTTGTAGAAGAAAAGAAACCGACCGTTTCAATTCAAGACCGTGTTGCCGAAAAAGTGGCAGAAATGTGCGGTGAATTGGAAGGTTCAATTGATGATTACATACTGAGCGGTTTCAAAAACAATCCTTCACCTTACGGCATAATGCATGGCATGAATGTAAAAGCTATGCACGCCAAGGCTATTGCAGAATGGTTTAAAAAGCGCCGTGCTGAATTTGATGAAGTTTTAACGACCAGCGATAAGCAGTTGATTGAAGGATATTCCAATTTCAAAAAGACTGAGCTCAAAAAATTGGTTGCCTGGTGTGACCAGGTTCTTACCGATTGCGTTAAAATCACAGGTGAAGCCAAGGTCACACGCAAGCCAAGGAAACGCAAGGAGAAGTCTCCAGACCAGTTGGTTGCCAATGTTAAGTACCTGGAATCCGATGACACTTATAAATTGAAGTCGGTTGCCCCACGTGATATCATTGGTGCCATGCAGGTTTGGGTATTCAACGTGAAATACAAACGCCTGTCGGTTTATAATGCGGAAGATGCAATGGGTTTTTCTATCAAGGGAACCACTTTGCAGAATTTCAGTGAATCGAAATCTATTACCAAAACATTGAGAAAACCTGAAGTGACATTGCCAGAAGTTTTAAAAGGCGGCAAGGTTGTGTTGCGTAATCTCATGGACAATCTGACCACAAAGCCTATGGAAGCAAATGGTCGTTTGAACAATGAAACTATTATTTTGAGGATTGTAAAATGAGTTACGAATATGATTATGGTCGGTATGAAGAAATGCTGCTTAAGCACTTAGAGAGCATGTGGCGTGACCCTGATTACCTACAGATTGGTGAAAACATTTCAGACACACCAGAAATCAAAATCATTTTTGATGGGTATGCTGATTTGGAAACCGAAGATGAATATATCGAAGGTGGCGACAAGAATCTAGAATCGTATGCTATCTTTATTCACAAAGATTCCGGCCAAGAAGGTTTTCAATTTCCCGAGCATGAATTGACACCTTGGGCACTGATTCACCGTCCTAAGGAAGAAGTTTGTATTTACGCTTGGTATAATGTCGAAGAAGATGAATGGGACATTATGATGTTGGAAAATACCAGCGAGCATGAAATGTCCGATGAACAGGTTATGGAAATTCTTGAAATCCTGGACAAACGATATTCAGGTGAACAAGACTGATTATTGCCGCACCTTACAACTTTTTGTGATATAATGATATTATGATTATTTTTGACTTTAACCAAATTGTTATTGCCAACCTGATGGAACAGATTGGTTCATCCAAGGCGCCTGTTGAAGAATCGTTGGTTCGCCATATGATTCTAAACAGCATTCGTGCTAATGTGAAAAAGTTTCGTGAGTTTGGCGATGTGGTCATTGCTTGCGACAACAAACGTTATTGGCGCCGTGAAGTATTTCCTCCATACAAAGCACACCGCAAGAAAAACCGTGATTCTTCCGGCCATGATTGGGCATCCATTTTTGAATGCCTTGCCAAGGTGAAAGAAGAACTGAAAAACAATTCGCCTTACAAGGTGATTGATGTTGATGGTGCTGAGGCAGACGATATCATTGGTGTGTTGACCAAACTGTATTCACCACACGAAAAGATTATGATTCTGTCCTCTGATAAGGACTTTGTTCAACTGCAAGTCAATCCAAACGTTGTACAATATTCTCCTACATTGAAGAAGTACATTAAGACGGATGATGCGAAAAAGCAACTCAAACAATTGATTCTTGATGGCGATAAAGGTGATGGCATTCCCAACATCCTTTCACCTGATAATTGTATTGTTGAAGGTGTTCGCCAGAAACCACTGACACAAAAACGACTTGATGAATTGATGAATATGGTTGTGCCTAACGAAGGCACAGATGAACTCAAACGTAATTGGGCTCGTAACGAATCTTTGATTGACCTATCATTTATTCCTGAGAAGATTGTGGAAAGTATCATAGATACATATAACAATACAAAGCCTGCCACAAGGCAGCAATTTATGAACTACATGATTGCTAATCGATTGAAAAATCTGTTGGAAGTCATCGATGAATTTTAAAATGGAAAATTATGGGTGCATTTAAATTATATTCCGAAATCCTTGAAGATTTCGAAGAAGCTCCAACACGTACCGAAAAAATGGCCGTGCTTCGCAAGCATGACCATTTCTTTTTTCGGGAATTTTTGACGATTGCATTTCATCCAGAGATTAAAATTGATGTTGAGATACCCGAGTATCGACCTTCAATTGAACCTGCTGGATTGAATCACACGTATCTTGACCAAGAAATGAAAAAGATGTATATCTACATGGTTGGTCACCCTAAACGTCCTGCCGGACTCACACCAGAAAAACAATCACGACAATTGTTGGTCACACTTGAATCTTTGCATCGTGATGAAGCTGCATTGCTCGTTAAGATGTTAAAGAAAAATTTGGATGTTAAATTTCTAACACCAAAATTAATTCAAGAGGCCTTGCCAGGTATCAATCTAGGAGTTTGATATGAAGGTTGTTGTGGTCTCTGGCGGTTTCGACCCAATACACTCCGGACACATCGAGTTGCTTCACCGTGCTAAAGCACTAGGTGATTATCTCATTGTGGGTGTTAATTCTGATGATTGGTTGACCAGGAAAAAAGGTCGACCATTCATGCGTTGGAACGACCGAGCAGGTATCATTTACAACCTAAAAATGGTTGATGAAGTCTATCATATCAACGATGAAGATGGTACCGCTTGCGATGTTATTCAATATGCACAAACAAAATTTCCATCGTCAGAAATAATTTTTGCTAACGGTGGTGACCGAACACAAGATAACATTCCAGAAATGAAAATGCGTGGAGTGAAATTTGTGTTTGGTGTCGGTGGTGATTATAAGATGAATTCAAGCTCTTGGATTCTTGACCAGTGGACACATCCGAAAACCTATAGGACTTGGGGTTACTATCGTGTGTTACATGAGATTCCAGGAATGAAAGTCAAAGAATTGACCGTTGACCCTGGTGCAGCATTGAGTATGCAGAGACATTCTGGTAGAAATGAATTTTGGATTGTTTCTGAAGGTGAATGTATTGTACACCGAGCAATGACAAGTGGTTATACGATGCCTTCAGCTGTACTGAAGAAACACGACCAATTAAATATTCCTGTTGGTGAATGGCACCAACTTGTAAATCCGCACGATGAACCTTGCAAAATTGTTGAGGTTCAATTCGGTGATTATTGTAAAGAAGATGATATAGAAAGAAAGATATGACCAAAGCACACTGGGAAGGCGGAACTGGTGGCAAAGGAAGTGCCCCACGCCGAATGGAAATTTCACAAGATGAATGGGCTAACAGATGGGATGCCATCTTCCAACGTGACCTAAAAGAGGAAAATAAAGATAATGAAAGTAGCAGTGATAACACCGACAATCGGAAGTCCTCTACTGAGTGATTGCCTCCGTTCGGTTGATAAACAAACTTACAAAGATTTAACTCATTACATTTTTGTCGATGGTATCACCAACAACAAAAAAGTTTCTGAACAAATTGAAGGTGCCACTAAGGTAAAAACTATTACCTTAGAGGAGAACATTGGTAAAGGATGGTATGGGCATAGAGTTTACGCAGCTTGTTCATTTCTTGTCAATGCTGACATTATCGTTTATCTTGACGAAGACAATTGGTTTGAACCATGCCATGTTGAAAAACTTGTTGGTAAGATTCGTGAAGGAAATGATTGGGCGTATTCGTTAAGGAAAATTTATGATAAAGAAGGAAACTTTCTCTGTGAAGACAATTGTGAATCGTTGGGTAAATGGCCTACGTATTTTGACGCTAACACATTTCACGTTGATACATCAAGTTTTGCAATACGCCGTGATATTGCTGTTCGGATTGGTCATGCTTGGTACGGCCAATGGGGCGCCGATAGACAATTCTTTCATGCGCTAAAACACCACTTTCCAAAGTTTGATTGTACCTATGCACATACAATGTGTTATCGATTGGATGGAAATCCAAATTCGGTGACAAAGCAATTCTTCGATGAAGGTAACGCAATCAATTCACGTAAATACAACAACGAATTTCCATGGAAAAAACAGCACTTATTACAGGCGGCTCCGGATACCTCGGGAGTCATCTATCTAAAGACCTAAAGAAACAGGGATGGAATGTTGTAAACTACGACATTAAACAACCCGAACACAAGTTTTACGATATCTATTATCCTGGTGACATTCGTGACCGTGGCCGAGTGAATGATGTACTAAGCCGACACAAGTACGACCTGGTAATTCATTGTGCTTCACGTATTGAGGTTGGTGAGTCCATGAAGAACCCAACCGAATTCCATGAAGTGAATGTTGGTGGCACTGCCATCCTTTTGAATGCTATGAAGAAGAACAAGATTGATACAATTCTTTTTAGTTCTACGGCAGCGGTGTATCTGACCGGACCTTTTCCTATTCCTGAAGATGAATGCACCACACCAGACAATTCTGTTTATGGTTCTACAAAAATTGCTTGTGAGAACATGATTATGGAGTCTGGTCTTAAATACGGTATCTTCCGCTACTTCAATCTTGCTGGTGCTCATCCTGACGGTGATATAGGAGAGAATCACGACCCCGAAACACACCTGATACCATGCATTCTAGGAAATCTAAATAATTTCAAGATTTTCGGTAATGACTATAATACCGAGGATGGAACTTGTGTTCGTGATTATGTTCATGTTTGTGATGTTGCTGAAGCACATCTACTGGCCATAGAACACTTGAAAGAACACGATTCATTTATTGTTAATTTAGGAACAGGAACAGGTTATTCAATTTTACAGATTGTGAAGTTGATTCAGTATGATTTGGGCAAAACGGTAAATTACCAGTTTGCCGAAAGACGGGCAGGTGACCCCGATAAGTTAGTTGCCGACATAACTCTTGCCAAAAAACTGTTGAATTACCGACCAAAGCATGATATACTCTCCATTCTCAGGACAGCTAACCAATGGCAAGAAAGAAATGAAAGATAACCTCTTAGATTTGGATTTGGGTGGTGCTCAGGAAAAGATTCAACTTAAATTTCTTGACAACCACATACATTTTATTACCGGCGAAATCGATGAGGACAATATTCGTGATGCAATTCAGTGGATTCTTTACGAAAACCTAGACAAGTCGAAACCCAAACTTTTACAACTTTACATCAACAGCACCGGCGGCAATCTATACGATGCGTTCGGTCTGATTGATATTATGAAACGAAGCTATCATCCAATCCGTACAATCGGGTTAGGTTCAATTATGTCAGCTGCCTTCCTTATTTTTGCTTCAGGTAAAAAAGGCGAAAGGTATGTTGCACCAAATACAGGCATCATGTGCCATCAGTTTTCAAACGAGCAAGAAGGTAAGTATCACGATATTAAAGCTCAAGTGAAAGAGAACGAAAACTGTAACCAACGAATGGTGAATATTTTGCGTGAGGCAACTGGTCTGGAAACACGCATCATTAAATCAAAACTCCTTCCGGCATCCGATGTATGGTTGACGGCAGAAGAATTGATTGAACTAAACATTGCAGACCACATTCTTTAACCTAACCCACTAAAATGATTAGCAACAAATTTGTTGAGAAATTCAGCAAAAAGAAGAACCGCAACTATGACGAAGACGATGGTCCGATGACCGTTAAGAAGTTCAAGTCAAAAAATAAAAAACCACAAAGGTTCAATGACGAGGAAGACTATGAGTATCCAAGAAACACTAAGAAAACAAATCGCCGAGATTGAGCGAAGAATTTCTGAGGATAAGGAAGATGTTGAGTCCTTGAAAAGAGTCCTGCAGCAATTGAGAATGCAGGAGTTTGAGGAAGACCTCCGTGAGAGTGATAACCGTCAATTCCTAAGAGACTAAAAAGCTCTTTAAAATCAAGAGCTTACGGAGGGCTTGCCAGACTGGCCCGTTTGTGTTAGGATACGTATTATGTATCAAATACTCAAAGAAATTACAGTCTGGAATACCGACTATTCGGTATGTAACCACACTTACCTTCTGGACGGTGACCGAATTATTGCCTACATTAAAGACGGCGATGATTCGGAAACCGTTAATCTTATTCCTTCCCGTATGCGGATTGACAAGCGCTACCGAAAATTCGTGCCTGTCAAAAACGCCGCACTACAAAAACTAATACCCAAACAAGTTAATACTAACGTTCGCATTTTCAAAGTAAAATCTAATACTAAAGAATACATTGTCGAACTAAAAGACAATACAAAGTATTCATGTACCTGTACAGGATTTACTTTCCGTGGAAAATGTAAACATATTACTGCTGTTGCACAAAAACAACAAGCGGTTCAAGGGGGCTTGCCGTCCTCACCGGTACCTGTATAATTGAATTTATTGAGTTGATAAGGACATTGAAATGACTGAATTTGAGCAAAAGTGTTATGGTATGACCGAAGCTGACATCCGTGAAGAATACATGGAATCCATTACTGCTCGTTTTTCAGGAATGGAAATGGTTGTGATGGGTATTTTGTCTGACTGTCAAGAAATGATGGCGATGAAAAATCCCACGATTCCTTCTCCGAATACCGATGAGCGCATTCGCAAGCAGCTGAATGTCGCCAAGTTTATCCTGTCTGAAATGATGGACGAAAAGCGTAAGGAACTGGCATGAAATTTGTTTCTGTAATTCCCACCAATGGCAAAGGCCTTTGGTCTGATGTTGCCAAAAATGTTAAGACCACCAGTATTGATGTACCTTATATTAATGAGGAACAATCCTTTGGTGAGCTTCGTGTGTATTTTGACACAAAAACATGGGACACCAATGAAGACGGTTTGATTTATACCGACCCATTATTTTTGTCGGAACTCAAGCTTTTGCTGAATAATGAAAGTCTTGCTGGTTCGGATGTAACATATTCTGAGCAAGGAATGCAAGGCGATGATTATGTTAGTTTTGATGTTGGTGCCGATTTTATCAAGTCATGGCTATAATCTATACAAATCAACGGTCGAAGAAAAAGTCTAAGACTAAAAAAGAAATTGCAGAATACCAGGCTTGGCTTGATTCTGTAAAATCTCAAACCACAAATTTTTCTGGTCGATACGGTAAAGTGAAAGCTGTTAATCCGTTGAAGGCACCAGAACCATATCGCCGTGAAACACCACATTATCCTAGTTTGAATTCTGGTTATCACGATACTACAAAGAAAGCTGCGCCGGTTTATACTGGCGACAAAATGATTGGTATTGGTACGTTGCACAAGTCTAACGCTGTGCCGATTTTCAATACCGAAGATGCTCAAGAGCAAGCAAAGATGCGGAGATAATTATGCGTAAAATGGCAAGTATTCGTAAAATTGATGCAATTGGTCCTATTGAAGGTGCCGATGCAATTGAAGTAGCCACTGTTGGTGGCTGGAAAGTTGTTGTAAAGAAAAATGAATTTAACGTTAATGACCTTGCGGTCTATTTTGAAATCGATAGTTGGGTTCCTACAGAGTTGGCGCCGTTTCTTAGCAAAGGTAAAGAGCCGAGGGAATTTCACGGAGTAAAAGGTGAACGCCTGCGTACCGTTAAACTGCGTGGTCAATTGAGCCAAGGTTTGCTTCTGCCTCTAGAACCGACTTGCGCTAATATTGTAAGTGAATTGTTCGAAGGCCTTGATGTGAGCATTCCTCTGAATGTTCAGAAATGGGAAATGGAAGTTCCTGCACAATTGGCTGGCCAAGTTAAAGGTAATTTTCCGAGCCTGGTTCCTAAAACCGACCAAGAACGTGTTCAAAATCTGGTTGAAGAAATCAAGGGTGCAATTGAAAGTGAAATGGCTTTCGAAATCACCGAAAAACTGGAAGGTAGCAGCATGACCTGTTACCTGATTGATGGTGAATTCGGTGTTTGCAGTCGTAACTTGGACCTGAAGCGTGATGAAAATAACGCATTTTGGGCTACTGCTATTGCTGAAGACATTGAAGCAAAGATGCGAGCTGTTCCTACTGGTGGTGATTTTGCCATTCAAGGTGAACTGATTGGTCCTGGTATTCAAGGAAACATTTACAAACTGAGCAAACCACAATTCTTTGTGTTTGATGTTTACAACATTACGCTAGGTGAGTACATGCGTCCGAATGCTCGGCGTGAATTGGTTGAAAAGTTCCTTGGACTGAACCATGTTCCTGTTGTTGCTCATACCGCAAAACTGACTGACACCCTAGGTATTAAAGATATTGAAGGTGTTCTGAAATTTGCTGAAGGCAAGAGCACACTGAATCCTGCTCAAGAACGTGAAGGAATCGTGTTCAAGGAATGCAATGGTGGCATGACTTTCAAGGCAATTTCCAACAAGTACCTACTGGCGGAAAAGTAATACTTTTTGACTAAGAAAAAGTGTTAAAAATCAACAACTTACCGCTGTTGTTTCCACGCAACAAAACCTTGTTGTATTTTTGCAACACCAGGGGGTGGGGCTTGCCTTCCCCACCCATACCTGTATAATTGGTTATGTTGAGTTGATAAGGACACATTGAAATGAAACTGCTTAGTACTGGTAATCCGAAGGTTCTGAAAGGTCTTAGCCAAGGCTTCAACACCTACATTCTGCACCTCGCTCCTGCAAACCTGAGCGGTTATGAAACCTGTGCTAAGCGTACCGCTGGTTGTACCGCTGCTTGTTTGAATACCGCCGGTCGTGGTGGTATGTTTAAGCGTGGTGAAAATACCAACGTGATTCAGCAAGCTCGTATTCGCAAAACCAAAATGTTTTTCGAAAATCGTGCTGAGTTTATGTCCTTGCTTGTTAAAGATATTGAATTAGGTATCAAGCAGTCCAAAAAACTTGGTTTGATTCCTGTTTTTCGTTTGAATGGTACCAGCGATATTGCTTTTGAAAAATATGAAGTGGTTCGCAACGGTAAATTGTTCCGCAATATTTTCGCTGCGTTTCCCGAAGTGACGTTTTACGATTATACCAAAATTCTTGGTCGTAAAATTGCAAATATTGCTAACTATTCGCTGACCTTTTCTGCCGCTGATGGCAATGATGCTGATGTTGCCAAGGCAATTCAACAAGGTTATAATGTCGCTGTTGTGTTCGGTATCAAAAAGACTTTGCCGATGCCTGAATCTTACATGGGTCTGCCTGTGTTTAATGGTGATGAATCTGACCTGCGCTTTCTTGACCCGAAAGGTGTTGTGGTTGGTCTGTATGCTAAAGGCAAAGCCAAAAAAGATGAAACTGGTTTTGTGAAGTATCCCACGATTATGTTGAAAGCTGCTTAATATGTCACCATTTGATGTTTATCGTAAATCGAAAGTCTGTGCGGTTTTTCACCGGGTGCCGATTGAATATCTTGAAATGTTTCGAAGTGAAAATCCTGGAAAATATCGAATTCGATATCGTGGTCCCCGTAAAGGTGATAATCGTTCACCAGCCACACGGCAATCCAGTTGTTTAAAAAATCGGGCTGTTTGTTTTTCTGCTTATTTGTATTGAGAGGATTTTGAAATGGGAACTCGTTGTCTGACTTTTGTTTATGATGGTAACCAACCTATCGTTAACATGTATCGCCAATTTGATGGATATCCTGAAGGTCATGGCCAAGAACTGGCCGATTTTCTGACCTCGTTTGATGAAATCGTCAATGGTTATTCTCCTGGCGATAAGCGCAAAATTGCCAATGGCATGGGTTGCCTTGCAGCTCAAATGATTGCGAATTTTAAAACCAGTGTTGGCGGTTTCTACATTCATGCCGTGACCGATACCGATTGCTGGCAAGATTATGAGTACCACGTTTATGAAAATAAAGTGGTTGTGAAGAATCCTGACGAAGTGATTTTTGAGGGCACTTGGTCAGCGTTTGCCGAATTCTGCAAAGAACCGGCAACCGAGGCATAATTGCCCAAATTATGCTTGCCAAGGCATGTGTCTTGTGTTATACTGTAACCTCATTTGAACTTGTGAAGGAAATTTATTATGTCTAAGAAAACCGTGAAATCCCAAAAGAAACTCAAGCCTTTCGAGAAACTGCTGACCATTATGATTAGTGGTAAACCTGTTACCAAGGAAGAAATGAATGCCTTGCTTGGCAAGGAAATTTTCATGTATCGAATCTCCACTTACATGTGGCACATTAAGACTATCGCCAATGGCGTTGTGAAGCCTGTTAAAGATGGTCGCAAAGTCATCGGTTACCAAATCTGTAACGTTGACGAAGTGAAAGATTACATGAAGCGCAACGATGTTCCTATGACCTATGTTGGCAAACTGGCTGACCTGAAGGCTGAACCTGTTGCAAAACCTGTGGTCGAAAAAGTGAAGGCAACCAAAACTGAAGTTGCTGAAGAACTTGAAGTGACCGAAATTACTGGTCAAGAATAATTTATTTTGATAAGGGGTTGCTGCGAATTCAGACCCTGACGCTCGCAATTAAACGACAGCACAGCTCGTTGCGAAACGCCTGACTGTGCCCCTTATCAATCAATATGAGGACCATATGAACAACACACAAACAGATTATTACAAAAACTGGAAACTCAGCCATCACATTTGGCAAAAACGTCCGTTCGATGCAACAAGCAAAACCGACCTAAAAGAGTACCAGTATTTCCTTACGAATAGTCGGTGGCGTCAAAATTGTCCTTTCATCCTGGAATGGCCGTATCTTACCATCGCCGATATGATGAAAGATAAAGTTATCAAACAACACCTAGAAATGGTTATCAATAATGCAGCTGACAGCACCACAGAATGAAATTATGGCCATTGCACAGGAAGAATGTGCAGAAGTGGTCCAAGCCATCAGCAAGATTAATCGTTTTGGTATTGATGCAGAACACCTCCAACGCACCAATCGTTCCCGTTTGACCGAAGAAACTGGTGACCTTTTGTGTATGATTGAATTGATGGTGGAATATAAATTGATTGACCGTAATGAAATGATGACCGCATCGGCCAACAAACGAAAGAAGTTGGTACAATGGTCAAATATCTTCAAGGAAAAAAACAGTGTTTGACTATTTAAAGTATAGTGCTTTTAACATCACGTTGAAATTGAATCCTTTCCACTGGCGATTCGCTTTTAATTCTGAGGTTGATATTATTGATGGTAAAGTTTATATTGCAGAACTGGCAATGTTTACTATCAAAATTTGTATTGATAATGGAGATTGGTAATGAAATATTGGAATGAGCTGACTGCTGTTGAAAGTGAATCTATTCGACTTGAATGTTTGCTTTCGTTGTTGCGTACCGTAGCACACGGTGCCGAAAATGTTGACAAAGAAACTTTGGTTGATTGTATCTGGCATATGGAAGGTACCCTTGAAGATATCAACGGTAAACTCCGTGCGGCATTTAATCAAACGTGGGATGCCGTGGCTGAAGATGAAACGCTTGCCACAGACGAAGATGTGGTGTATAATTTTGAACCACTAGAAACAGTAATGTCCCAATGGACACGTAAACAATGAATATCTTCTACCTCGACCATGATGTGACCAAATGTGCTGAATATCACAATGACAAGCACGTGGTCAAAATGATTTTAGAATATGCTCAACTTCTTTCTACTGCTCATCGTGTTCTTGATGGCGTTGAATCTACTCGCCTCTCTAAAACTGGTCGAAAGCAAAAGTGGTACGGTCTTTCTGACAACCGTGAATATCTGCTTTATAATGCTACTCATCTCAACCATCCTTCAGCTAAATGGTGTAGAGATTCAGCTGAAAACTATCTTTGGCTCTATCATCTCTTTTGTGCAGTCTGTGATGAATACACCTATCGATACGGCAAAGTACATTTGACTGACCAAAAGTTGAGGCATGTTCTGTCCCATGTACCACACAATATCAATAAAAAACCTTTCGAACAACCATGGCGTGCTATGCCTGACGAAGTGAAAATTGGCAACGATTCTCTGGCATCTTATCGTAACTACTATATAAACAATAAGACGCACCTGGCGTCATGGAAAAAGCGAAACATCCCGGAGTGGTATAGTGCCAACGTATGAATTTTTAGATACTGAGACTAACGAATATTTTGAAGTCGTTATGAAAATCTCCGAACGTGAGGAGTTCCTACAAGCGAACCCACACGTTCAACCCGTTATATCCGCACCAAACATTGTGTCTGGTGTTTCAACATCCAACGGTACAGGCAACCGAGTACCTGATGGATTCAAAGAAGTGCTTTCTAAAATTGGTGAAGCACACCCAAACAGTAAAGTCGGCATGGAATACGGCGACAAATCTATCAAGGCAGTTAAGACCCGTGAAGTGGTTCGAAGACACATTGATAAAGTAACAAAACGATTGACCAATACATGATGTTTGAATTTGTAAAACTGCCTGAGTTGCAATTTGACCTGAAAGCAGAAACAACCAGTGACGGAAGAAAGTATGTAACGCCACACGGCAAGAAATACCCTTCCGTCACTACTATTTTGCAACCATATTCCATCGCAAAGGTTATGGAGTGGCGCCAACGTGTTGGTGATGAAGTTGCAAACAAAGTTGCAGCAAAGGCCTCTCGCCGTGGTACAAATCTTCATTCAATCTGTGAAAAGTACCTGTTGAATGAAATGACCGATATGCAGTACAAGATGATGATGCCGCATATCAAGCAATTGTTTGTTCAACTGAAGCCGCAACTCGACCAACATATTGGTAAGATTTACTGCCTTGAACAAGCACTGTACTGTGACAATCTAAGAATCGCTGGTCGTGTGGATTGTATTGCAGAATGGAAAGGCAAACTGTCGGTGATTGACTTTAAATCTTCCACTCGCATGAAGCAGGAAGAAAACATTGGCAATTATTTTATGCAGTGTGCCGCATATGCTCAAATGTTTGAAGGCATCACAGGTCAACCGATTAATGATTTGGTCGTTGCTATTGGTGTTGAAGAAGGTGAAGGCCAGATTTTTGAGGTGCAAAAGGATAAATATTTGCCCGAATTGCATAAGTACGTGAAGAAATATTACCGCAAAAATCCGGTGGTTGAGTTATAATTAGTTTTATGGTTGTATGAAGCAACTAGAAAAGTGTTCTGGACGTGGGTTCGACTCCCACCATCTCCACCGAAACACATTGCGGCACTAGGAGCGCATTTAAACTTAACCTAGTGTGGCTACTTGGGCAGTGTGTTTCGGTGGGGATGCCATGGTTTCGACAGGGCAAAGAGTACAGAAGTGGACAACTCGACACAGATAGTCGTTAAAAGTAAATTAAGTAAATGCAAACGATGAAAAGTTCCGCATTGCTGCCTAATTAAAGGCTGCTAGGGTTTCGGTGGGTTCCTCGTAACAGAATACCCACCACTAATTTTATGGTGAAGTGATGAAAGTTTATCTAGGCAAACCACGATATCATTGGATATCTCCATACAAGATTATCGAACACGTTTTCTTTTGGACTGATTGGTCTAAATGTGGTCGTAGCAAGGATTTTATCCCTGATGAAAAGTATGTTGACCATCCGAAGTGGGTAGATAAACTTGCTGACAAGATTGAACCTCTATCTGTACTGATTCAGAAGGTTCTTGACAAAATTCATCCTGAGGTCAATTATGTGAAGATTGATTACTGGGATGTTTGGTCTATGGACCACACCTTGTCACCAATCATTTTACCGATGTTGATTCAGTTGAAGAAGGTCAAACACGGTTCTGGTTATGTTGACCTTGAGGATGTGCCTGAACACCTGCGATACACTACGCACGAAGATTGGGACGATAATCACCAGTTTGATTTTTATAAAAATTATGAAGGTCCTAAAATTGATTGTGATGTTCACACTCGTTACGAATGGTTGCTTGACGAATTGATTTGGACATTCACGCAACTATCCGATGATAACAACGGTGAGAACCAATTCTGGCATGACCACGGTGAGATTGATTTCTCCGAACATCCAGAAGATGTTGGCAAAAAGACAAGACCTCTACGTTGGTTGAGAGAATCCAAGGTAGACTGGGAAGGATTGCGAGCACACCAAGCTCGTATTCAGAATGGCTTGAAGTTGTTCGGTAAATATTACCAAACTCTTTGGGACTAAATAGGAAGTCGGATTCGTCCGACTCACACACTTCACAACACAGGAGAAAACTATGTCAAATATGACACCGTTCGAAATTCGCCTTGAACTTTTAAAAATGGCGAAAGACATGCTTGAGCAAGATTACTACGCTCAACGTGAGAAAGTCAGCAATGAATGGTCTATCAAGGCCGATGTTGCTAGACAACATGGACAAGCTGTTCCAGAACATCCTGGATTTCCAGCTTACCCTAGCGAAACCGATGTGATTAAAAAGGCCACAGAGCTAAACGGTTTCGTTTCACAAATCCCAACTACACAAGAAAAGACTAGCAAAAAGTCCACCTGATACGGGATTGGATTGGTGCATTCGTGCGCCAATCCTTAACTAATTAAGGAGAAAATATGCGAAGTAAAATCTTCATTACGACCGCATTTCTATGCCTCACATTTTTATTGATGGCATTTAGTACTAGAAGTGAGAACACGTTACTGTTTGACAATGTTCCCTTCACCGCATTATCCAAACCTGCACAGAAACAGGCAGAATGTTTGGCAGAAAATATGTATTTTGAAGCAGCGCATGAACCACACGATGGTAAAGTTGCCGTTGCACTCGTCACACTAAACAGACTTGCATCAGGCAATTACGCTGGTGATATTTGTGGTGTCGTTAAGCAAAAATTGAATGTTGATGGTAGAACAGTTTGTCAATTTTCATGGTACTGTGACCACAAGTTTACCTCAAGACGCTTGACAATCAAAGACACTCCGTTATATAATGAGATTCGTGACATTGCTGTTTATGTTTTGTTAAATTATGAAAGGATGACTGACTTCACCGGTGGAGCAACTTATTATCATGCCGACTATGTGAATCCAGGTTGGAAGTTACCGAAGACAACCAAAATTGGAAGACACATATTTTACCGCAGTAAAAAAGACTACATCACAGAAGACAGAAAGGAAATCAGAATATGATTCAAGAATTGAAAAATAACATCACGCAATTAATCATTGCTTCGACCATTGTATTGGTAACTGGCATCATTTCTTTGGCCGTTTACCACTACAATGAACGTGTGCTGATGGCAAAGAACATCGAAATGGCAATGCAAAAGAGTATCGACCCGCTTTCGGTACGTTGCTCTTATGCCTCACATGTTGATGCTGTTTGTGTAACATATACAGTGCAGACTACAACAGTTTCCGCAACCAACCGAAAGTAATTCAAGGAGTTTATTATGGCAGTTATGCAGTTGGCAATTAATCAGATTTCTAATCCCGCTGACCGTGAAAAGTTGTTCAAGGTTCTACAGGAATGTTCAGGTGCTATGACCCGAATGGAAGGTGAGAAAGACTATATCAAAGAGTCTGTCACCCAAATTTGTAATGACCTGAAACTTCCAAAGAAGATTGTTTCTCGCCTAGTCAAGGTCTATCATAAACAAAATTATGATGAAGAAGTTGCTGTGCATGAACAGTTTGAACAACTTTATGAAACTATTGTAAAGTGAAATTATGCCTAAATTTACTTTTATTTGTGACCACAATGATACAGACGGTCGAGGTCCAGTTCTGACATATGAGACTGACCGTTTGTTTTTAGATGACGTTCTGTTTGACCTTCAAGACTTTTTGAAGGGTGCAGGTTTTGTGTTTAACGGAGAATTGCAAATCGTTCCTACAGAGGTGATTTATGGGCAAGCAATTGATGAGACTGTTACAGAATCCGAGTGTTGTCAAAACGGATGTGGTTGCAAAAACCAATCAAGAATCTATGAAAGTCCAGATAAAGGACAAACTGTGTATTCTCGTCCTTTCGGAGGAACAGAGAAGGAGCAAGTTCGATAATGCCAACAAAGGACGAAATGCTAAAGTTTGCCAGAGCAATTGAAAAGATTGTATCTGAGACAGACTATAATCATATCGAAGCCATTGTTGAGTACTGCAAAGAAACCGGACTTGAGATTGAAGTTGCCTCAAGTCTGGTGAATGCAAACCTCAAGGCTAAGATTGAATTGGATGCCCAAGAGTGCAACATGTTGCCTAAGTCTGCCCGACTTCCTATTTGACATGTGATATAATTTTGTTATGACTGGTTATGAAGCGTTCTCACTTTACAACTCACTGAAACTCCACTTTTCCTCTGATACGTATGATTATTTCAAGTATCATGGTAAGAGCAACATTTCAGTGGACTCTTTTGAAAAGAGAAAAGACAAATATCATTTCTACAAACTCTCCCGCAGAAATGAAGCAGAGGACTACATTCAGTTTTTGGTCTCCAATTTCCTAAACAATGACAAGTGTTGGGCAGGAGACCTTCTTCAAGATGAAGCTCTAACCGCTTATCGTGACCGTATGAAGGTGATACAATCGCTGACATACATGTTCACGGAAGATTGTAGAAAATTGAAGGATGTTTGTGAAAATCCTAATGACTTGTTGAAAACAGATGGTGACTATCCTGTTTTGTTGACGATGACTTTGAGGAAAGAAATTCAATTCGAAACACTCTGTATTATGAATTCAATCATGGGTTTTCTTCCAATGTGGCGAAGAAAAATTACAGACACTATTCGGTTTCCAGAAGTGCATCGTAAAATTGTGAAATACACACCATTCATTCCTTTCGACAAGGAAAAAATGAAAACAATACTGATTAAGGAATTGCTATGAAACTTGCCAACGAAAAATATCCAGGTGAGTTGAATGAACTTAGAGAAATGGTCAATCGTTACCGAACCATCTTCAGGCATTCGCTCGCCGACAAAACAGGATATTATTTCATTTGTGGTGAGGCAGGCAAAAAGGATGAATTAGGACTTCCTGAAGCAGTATTGATTTGCCCTCAACATGGTGCAGATGGTTTTGCTATCTACACCAAAACTACGGAATATTCCGCACCAGAGTATTAACATGGTAAGAAAAATTTATTTAGATATGGATGGCGTTATCGCCAATTTTGAAAAAAGGTATTTCGAACGATACAACGAAATGCCAGGTACATCACGTGACAGGAAAGAATGGTCTAATAATTGGACTGACTTTGTTACCACAAGACAATTTGAAACACTTGAGTATTGGCCTGAGGCTGAACAGTTGCTTGAATATCTTGCTGAGGTTAACAAAAAAGTTCCGATTGAAATTCTAACTTCAAGTGGTGGACCAAAATACCACGACCTAGTTGCCGAACAGAAAGTTATCTGGTTGTGCAACAAAGGAATTCCCTACAAACCTAACGTTGTACCAGGTAGGGCAAGAAAATCATCATGGGCTGAACCAGATTTCGTATTGATTGACGATACCGCAGATGTTATCGAAGGTTGGGTACGCAAGGGTGGTACCGGCATTCTTTACAGAAATTTTGATGACTGTAGGAAAATGTTGGAGTTTTTCTTGACAGACCGCATATATACATGATATACTATGCATATTGTGGATAAGACGTTTATACATCGACATACTTTTTAATACAAGGAAATACATATGAGTTCATTTGCAAATCTTAAGCGTAACCGTTCTTCCCTGGACAAACTAACCAAGGCAATCGAACAATCTACGCAAACTGCCGAAGCAGGTTCTAAAGACGATAATCGTTTCTGGCAACCTGAAGTTGACAAGGCAGGTAACGGCATGGCAATCATCCGTTTTCTCCCAGCTCCTTCCATTGATGGTGACGATGCTCTTCCTTGGGCACGTACATTCTCCCATGGCTTCCAAGGACCTGGTGGTTGGTTCATTGATAACTGCTTGACTACCATTAACGAAAAGTGTCCTGTGTGCGAACACAACAACACTCTTTGGAATTCTGGTATCGAAGCGAACAAGGACATTGCACGTAAACAGAAGCGTAAACTTCAATACGTTGCAAACGTTCTGATTGTTTCTGACCCTAAGCATCCAGAAAACGAAGGTCAAATCAAACTGTTCAAGTTTGGTAAGAAGATTTTCGACAAGATTTCTGAAGCGATGAATCCTGAGTTTGAGGATGAAACACCTCTGAACCCATTCGACTTCTGGGAAGGTGCCAACTTCAAGTTGAAGATTCGTAATGTTGAAGGTTATCGCAACTACGACAAGTCTGAATTTGATTCACAAACAGCACTGTTCGGTGGTGATGATGAAAAACTTGAAGAAATCTGGAAGAAAGAATATTCTCTGAAGGAATTCACCGACAAGAAGAACTACAAACCTTACGAACAACTCAAGGGTCGCCTTGACAAGGTTCTTGGTTTTGATGGTACTGCTGTCAACCTAAAGTCTAAGGCTGCTGATGCACCTGCTTTTGTTGAAGATGATGTTTCATTCGACACAACTAGCAAAGCTGCTGATTCTGGCGATGATGATATGGATTATTTCAAGTCTCTCGCTGAGCAAGACTAAAATCTAATCAAATGATTTTGAACCCCGCCTAGTGCGGGGTTTTTTATGCGTTTCTGGTAACCAATCTACCTAGAACATCACGTTCACAGGATATAACACTATTTTTTGTAGTGTTGACAACGGTAGTTGAAGACACCACTGTTGTATTGTTGATTACCACAGGTTGTGCAGCATCAGCCACTTGTTTTCTCTGTTGAACACCTACATCATTTGATGCGCTTGCAACCATGGCACCAGTTGGTGATTTTTGTGGTGGTGGTTGTGGAACAGGTTGTGATTTACCAGTTGATACATCAGATGCCTTACCGTCTTTACCTGCGACCAAAACTGGTTGACCAGGATTAACCGGGTTATCCGGTGTTGGCATAGAACCTGTAGCTTGTACGTGCCAATCTTCATTAGGAATAGGTCTGGTCAAACCAAACTTTTCCAACCATCCAGTTGGCCTATCACGTGGTCCTGCAAGAGCGTTGATACCAGCTTCACCTTTTGAATTGATATCGATGGCTTCACCAGTTAAGTGTTTGCTGCCTTTGCCTTTACCCAAAGGAGGCATAGGTTCAGCAACCATCTTTCTTGCTGCAGCTTCATTGCCACCAACTTGAGCAAGTTTTGCATCCCACAATTCTTTTTGTTTTTCATTACTGCGTACACCAGAAGTAACCATCAACTTCTTACCGGTTTCTGCCTGGAACGCAGCCGCCATTTTGGCAACTCTTTCTTCAAGTGTAGATTTGAAACTTGAAATATCTACACCAGAATTTTGTTTTGTCACAACAGCGGAAAGTGCAGGTACTTTACCGGAAGCAACTTCTTCTTTCTTTGGTGTTGTTGGTGCAGCTGCCACTTGTGTGGTTGGAGGTTTCACTGCTTGTGGTGCAACCTGGCCCATACCTTCACGAATCAAAGCAACAACAGTTTGTGCTCTACCTTTAACTTGTTTGTACCACTGACTGTCAGTTAATTCATCGGCAGCCTTTTGGAAATCTCCAGCGGCAAGTGCAGCAGCGGTATTCTTAAATTTCTTATACCATCCACCACCCATGTTGAATGCAAGGTCGATAAGTGCAGCACGACCTTTTTCATTTGCTTTGTCGTACCCTGGTGATTTCTCGGCCATCTTTTTGTGATGTTCATAGTCTTTTGCAAACAGAGCATCAATCTCCTGCATTGTGAATTCTCTATCCCATTCTGGAGGCAAAGTTTTTCCATCACCAATCAGATGACCAACACCGACAGTCCATAGTCCAAGTGAATCTTTGTATGGTCTTGTTCTTACACCTTCGTGTTTTTTAATCATGGCCATAATGGACTTGTCATCACCACTAATTGAAGGCGCCTTAACTTCTTTTGTTGGTGCCTCAGGTTTTCCAGCAGGAGGTTGTTGCTTAGTTACTTTTTCTGCCTTCTGTTTTTCCATTGTCTCACGCATTTCTGCGGCAGACACTTCACCCAATCCCATACGAGAACGAACAATTTCATCTCGACCGGTGTATTGTGCGGCCTTTTCTTGTTCCTCGGTACGTCTAATTTCTTCTTCGGTGTATTTCGGATACATCGATTTGGCTTGTTCTGCCGTAGGACCACCTTGTCCACCACGGCCGCCACCGGCACCAACTTCTTTTTGTTTTGCAGCTGCCGCAGCATCAATTTGTTGTTGTACTGTTTTGCCGGCATCTTTTGCGTCAACATTTATTTGTGATTTGCCTGTGTCTTTAGGCATTTCTAATTCTTTTGGTTTTTCCTCTTTTCGCTTTATAGGAATACCAAAGAAATCCATTACACTATAGAACTTGTCTGAGACAAACTTACCAACTTCACCAAAGAAACTCTTGACTGATTCCCATAGTGGTTCCAAAAATTCACCAACCTTACCAATAGCCTTGGTCAGGTTTTCTAAAGTGAAAGTATCTTTAATCCAGTCTAAGAATTCACCAGACTTTTCTTTAATTGTTTCCCAAAGTTTGCCGCCAACAATCCATTCGTCCCATGCGGAAACGATATCGTCCCATAGACCTTGAAAGAATTCGATGAGATTCAATGCACCATACACCGCAAGAATCAAAACGTTGGGGTCAGCCAACATCTTAATGAGACTTGCCCACCAAGTTGTTTTGGTTTTCACACCTTTAGTGGTGTCTTTCCTTGCGGTTGGTTTTCCTGCTTTATCGACACGTTCTGGTGTACGTTTCTCTTTTTCTTTTTCACGTTGAACACCTAGTGCTTCTTCTCTCTCGCCAGCTTTTAGAAAATGTGCATCTGCACCCAAAGCAGGTTTCAATTCTTTTGCTTTGGTTATCTTAACAATGTTCTGACGAATAACGTTGAAATCACGACTCATGCCTGCCATGGTCATGGAGTTTTTAGTCAGAATCGATAAGTCGGCCGATATATCGGACAGATGTTCTTTTTGGTCAGACAGTTGTTCAGGTTGTTGTGTAACCTTTTCAACCTTGGTTTCTTTTGCGGGTTTCTTGCTACCAAATACTTTTTCACCAACTGCACCAAGAAGACTTGTTTTCTGTGTCTTCTTTTTTGGACCAAATTCTTTTTTGATTGCGTCAAGTAGTTTTGCCATTATGCCATCACCATTTCAGCAAACACTTCATCAACAACGCTAGCAGTTTCTTTCTTATCATCTGTTGTTGCGGTGTTGTTAGATGTACTTGAGTTGTTATTGATAACTGTTGGTTCGTTAGCAGACATTTCTAGTCTTTGTTGTTCAGCAACTTCAGCAGACGCCAAGGACAAATCAGAACCAGAAGTTGTCGAACTTGAAGGTTCGGAAACAGTTGATGGTGTTGCCGCAAGACTTGCCGCTGACGAACTTGCCCCACCGCCTGAAGTTGCCGAAGGTGCAGCAGAAGTAGATGATTCACCACCAGAAGGAATTATTGCCGCAGACTCTGGAACAGCGCTAGGAGAAGTTGCCGAGGTGGATGATGCGCCACCACCTTCTGTGAAGATACTTTTAGCATCCGTATCTGATAGGGAAGCCACCAGTGATGGTGCCTGGTCCATGCCCATGCCGGCGGCAACTTTACCGAAAGTCTTTAATTGTTCCGCAGGAGTTTTTGCGGCACCCATTTCTGCACCGGCAGATTCCATTGCTTGTCTTGTTGGACCACCTGTACCCATACCAAAAAGTTTCGTCAGTCTGTCATTAAGATTTGCAGCTGCGCCTTTTTGTTCTGGTGTTTGTGCTACCTGTTGTTCCAATTCTTTAGAAATGGTATTCACAGGCACAGGTTTTTCACCGGCCTTTGCCAATGTTTGAACACGCATTCTTTCGAAGTCACCAGCAGCAATCAGAGCAGTTGTGATATCGTTATCCATTTCTGCAATCTTTTCTGGTGGTGCACCGTCAGCAATTGCTTTCTCTTTTGCTTTTTTAATTTTTCTAACAAGACTTATGGTTTCATCACGTTTCTTTTCATAGTAAGATGCTTGTTCAACCAAAGACTTGTCTTTTTCACCAACAAGGTCCATCTTTGTTGGCATCTTTTGGTCTGCTGCCGCAACAGCTTCTGTAGATTGTTTTGTTGGTGTTTGTTCTTGTTCTTTACCAATATCTGCTGGTGTTGCCGGTGTTGTTTTCTCTGGTTTAGATTCTGTCGATTCTTTTTTGGTGGCCGCATCCATTGCTTTATCAGCAGCTGCCGAAGGAGAAACTTCTTTCTTCTCTGGTTGTGCAGAAACTTCAGGTGCCGCAGATTTTGGATTAGATTTGAATGGATACCAAGGACCAATACTTCCTAATTCCCATGGTCCTTTCTTAACTTCCATGCCATCAAAGATGGTTATTCTTTTGCCACCCAACAAAGCAGGCAAATCAACTGAAATTGCTGGTATAGTAAAACCTATTGCGGGTATTGTTGGCAGTTTTATTTCAGGAATACCAACGTTGTTCACCACCCAATCTTTAATTGTGGTAACAACTTTACTGATACTATCAATCACAGGGTTGATGTACTCACCAACCGTATTGAACAGTGTTCTTATTGATTCTTTATCGAATAAACCAAAGGTTAGGAAATCAACAATACCACCAAGGCCTGCAATGATTGCTTCTTTTAGGTCTCCCGTTTCTTGCCATGCTTTCCATCCGTCAATCAGACCATTGACCAACGAGGCAACCAATGTACCAATAACGAATACTTTACCTAAAACTTTTAGTAGGTTGGATGGTTTAAAGATGAATCGTAAAGCTTTGAATAGACCATCTTTCACCCAATTGATAATGGTACCAATGAAGTCTTTGATGTTGAAACCACCACCATCAGAAGATTTTTCTGAACCTTTAATTGGTGATGTGTTTGATTTTTCTTTACTCTTTAATTTTGCACGTTCAGCTTCTAACGCAGCTTCACGTTCATCCGCCTTCAAGAAATACATGTCGGCACCGGTCGCAGCTTTCTTAGAATCGTCTTTGCCTTCGACCTTGCTTTTGCCTTTCTCTAATACACTGTTGGTAATTTTGATTACGTTCTGACGAATGACATTAATATCTCTGCTCATTCCAGCCCAAGTCATTGAGTTCTTGGCTAAAATGGAAATGTCATTTCTAATGTCACCTAATTCTTCACCACCGATGCCTTCAGGTGCAGGCGAAACAGAACTGGTCATATCGCCAGGTTGTTTTAGTGCATTGTATCCTTTACCGAATACTTTCTCACCAACAGCGCCCATCAGTCCAGAACCAAATGCGTTTCTTGGGTCCAGTTTTTCTTTTAGTCGTTCTTTTGTTGCAACTGCTATACCACCAAAAGTGCCGGCGCCTTCATCGGTTGCTTTTCTATACAGTTGTGCAAGTCTGGTTCCTGAACCGTAATCTTTTCTACCAGAAGAAACGTCAGCGCCAGATTTAACACGGTCACTTTCTTTTTTCTGCTTTTGTTCCTCATTCTTTACAGTCTGAGGTTCTTCTGTTGGTTCAGGTGCAGTTGATTTTTGTTTTTCACGTTCAATCTTTTCTTTACGTGCTTCTAGTGCGGAACCACGTAGCGGTTTACCTATTTTGTCAAGGTATTCCGGTGGAACAACTTCTTCTGGCACAGGTTCCTGTTTTACAAGTTCCAATGCCTTCGATGTTACTGCTTTTTCAGCAGCATCAAATGCGGCCATTTCTTGAGGCGTTGTACCTAAGATATCCGCTTCAGATTTTTGAACTAATGCTTGTTGTTCTGCTTCCGTTACTTCTTCTTTAGGAGAAAGTAGAGCATTCAGTTTTTCAGCAATTTCTTTCTTTGCAGAACGACCGGCTTTTCCTGTTTTAGGATTAACTACCGCCCATGCGGCACCCATCCAACGATATGTGGTGCCTTCAAAGGTCACTTCAGCGTTTAGTTCTGGTTTAAAATCTGCCATTATCGTCTAGACTTTGCTGTTTGTTTTTGTAACTGAATTCTCTCTTTTTCTTCCTGAAGATATTTCACTAATAACTCTATGTAAATTGTACGTTCCCAAGGTAACATATTTTCCAATTCTGTCAGACTATACTTGTGATGTTGCATCAGAGCAAAATTGGTTTGATAGTAATTACTCAGAGTATCATAACGGAAGCTTATACGAAAAAATTTTGCAGTCCTTTAATTGTAATCTTTTCTTCATAACCACACTTTGGACACTTGAACGGAACGTCTGCCTTAATTTCAGGCATAGTGTCAAAAAATTGTTTGATTTTCTCCAAGTCTTTTTGTTGGAGACTATCAATGAATTCTTCTAGTTCTTCACGTGTGTTGTCTTTTGCATAGTAAATGTTATCACTGTCATACACGTAGTCCAAACAATCAATTAGAACGTTCAAAAGAATCTCATCTTCTGTCTTGTTCTCATATTTTTCTGCCATTTCAAATGTTGGGTATTTTAAAACAATACCTAGATTTGGTGTCAGTTGAATCTTGTTTGTGTGTTCAGGATTCATCGTTGGTTCAATCTTTGTCAGATTCAAATCATATTCAAAGATACCAATACATTTCTTTTCTTCACCAGTTTCTTCATCTTTAACGTTGTTGTTGCACTTATAACGCATTTCAACAACTTCTTCAACAGACCTTGCACGTAGATTCATAAACAAGTATTCAAGGTCAAAAGTTGGAAGACTTTCGATATTGATATCATCCAGAATACAGTTCTTTAGAACCTGACGAATGGTTTGAATCGTTTCTTTGGTGTCATCTGATTGTGACGCCATCATAAACAACTTTTGTTCCTTTACTAAGAAAGGACGGAATTTAATTTTCTTCTTGTTTGAAGGCAAGGTCACTTCATACACAGGCACATCAAGTTTAGGTAACATAATTTCTCCAAATTAATTAAAATAATATTCTATTGAATGCACGACCAACGGTACCACCGATGGTGTTTCCAAACAACTGAGAACCTTTCGATAGTAGATTGTTGGCAATAGAACCTCCAAAGATAGAAGTTGCTGCGGCACCCAAATCGTATCCACCTTTGTAAACCACTTTATAATTGGTATACGCAAATGATATAGACAAACGATGGAAACCTTCTTCACCCCAACTCAATGGTTGAGGAGAGATACCTACTGGAAAAGCTTCAATTAATTCCACAGCATAAATTTGTTTGATAAACTCATCATACTGAATAATCTTAATATTAGTTAGGTAACGGGTTTCGTTATCTGCTGGAAATCTAACGTTCCAGGTATCGGATGGGTGAATGCATTCCATCCATTGGTCAAACAATTTTCTTTCGTAAAATTCATTGGTACACAAGAACGTAAGATTGATATCGTTGAATTGTGACGCATATGGAATTTTACTGATTGGTCCGTAAATTTTACGGTCAGCAGTCTGTAGTGTTCTACCAGGCAATTCAGCAGCTTCACACTGTAATGCCAAATAACGTGACATTGCAGGATTGGAAGATGTAGATGCTGGATTTGCACCTAATCCACCAAAGATGGAGTTGGTAATATCTGTAACTGCGCCAGTCACGGAACCAATGATGTTGTCGATAACTGAGTTTCCAACAAATTTGTTTACTGCCGATGGAATGGGCAAGACCACCTCAAAACGGTTGTTTTTGGCAAAACCGTCTTTGATTTTGGCATTAGCCAAGAATTCATTTGGTGAAAATGGCATTAGAATTTTTTCCTTGAATCTGACCAAACTCTGCTTGCACTGGCACCAGAGAAGTTGTGTACAGGTAATAAAGCCGCAATATCCCACTCACTTGCATCTATTTCCACAAAACGTGACTGTATGTGAGAATATAGATATCTTTTGATGCAGGCCTGCAACTCATAGACCTTAGAAGCGGAGGCTAACAATTGATAACTTAAACGTAATCTTGTCGTTGAATCGTATTTGGAATTGTTGGCGTACTCACTCAATTTGTTCAAAAGAATAATTCTGTCTTTAGGATGAATGTAGTGTAAGTTTAAACCTAAAAATCCATTTGGATACATTTCGATTGGTATCACTAAAGGGAATCGGTCAAAATACGGCAAAACATCTTTGTATTTTGCATCATATACGAAATAAAACATTCTACCAATGGCATTTGCATCGACCTTAGTGCCATCCAATCTGGACTTGTCAGACAACAGATTTTTACGTGCGTTTGCCTGTCCAATGTTTTTAAATTTTTGAATGAGCCAATCTCTGGACTTGGCACTTCTAGGTGCAAATCCTTCTTTGGATAGTTGTTCTTGAATACGGTCTATTAGATACGGCATATGTTCTATTTATCTCACCATCTTAACCTGGTTTTTAACTATCGGACTGTATAAGTATTGGTGTTCCGGTTTCAAGTTAATCCAAGTTCATCTTCAGTGATGATTTGAAACTTCCATCCATGTTCCTGACAGAATTCGTCAGCGGCTTTCCATTTCATCTGATTCACGGCGTAAGTTGCCGCTTCCTCTAGAAACCTCTTTGTTTTTCTCTTTTGTGTTGGTTTCTGAGTCTGTTTCTTTGGTTTGACCTCAATTACGTAGGTCATCACAGTACCATCTTTCCTTTTCATCTTTGCAACAAAGTCGGGAAAGTATCTGTGTTTTCGTCCATCCACAGGCGATATATACGGGATTACCAATTCTTCACTTGCCCACCATAGAACGGATGGGTCACGGTCGAAGTGTTTCATCAATTTAAGTTCCCATGAGGAACGGTAGATGATGTTTTTCGCATCACCCTTATACTTAGAGGGGTTTGTGGGAGTAAATATTCCCTTGTACGTTTTATTGCCGAAAGACATATAAATATGTATAAATTTCTACAGGAAAAACATGGCACTTTTCTCTCTAACAGACATTAGTTTTGGTTCCAAAAACAGTGTATTGAGTGGTCCTTTATCAGCACTATTTCAATCTCCGTTCAGTACCTCGTCTTTACGATATCCAATTGACGTTGGTAGTTACGATAAGGGACACTATATGTTGTTCCATATTAACGTACAGAAGAAAACCGCATTTGACGGTATCGACAAGTACAACGGCGCTGATGCTCTAAATCTGATGGCAAACGCCGATATTCTTTCATCAATTAAAGGTCAATTGTCGGCACCAGGTTCCATCGGTGGAATGATTGGTGAGGTTAGTTCTGCAATCTCTAACGGTATTTCTGCTGCTACTAATGCTGTGAGTAAAGCTGTCAATGAGGTGGTTGGTGGAATTAAAAGTGGTATCAACGACCTAACGAATTCATTAGGCCTAGGTAATTTAGGCATCGGCAAGGCAATCGATAAGTTTAGTTTGGGAATGCAATTTGGTTCTTCTACACCGGTCAACACAAGTCCTTTGCGTACCACAAAAAGAACCGCAACAACAATTGCATTGTACATGCCAGATACGTTGGTATTTAACTATTCACACGGTTTTGATACACCTTCCATGACAGAGGCAATGGGTGGTATTGGTCAAGCAGGCCAGGCCGCAAAATCAGTTTATGATGCCGTAAAGAATGCACCAGAAGGACAAAAGGTTTCTTCTGCTAAAGAAAACTTAAAACCATTTGCAACAGAAGCTGCTGGTGGCCTTGCAGGTAAATTGATGGCCGCTGGTGGTGGTAATTCCGAATCTACCAAAAAGATTATCATGGCTTCACAGGGTATTGTGACCAACCCACAACTTGAAGTCATTTACTCAACAACAAACCTAAGACAATTCTCATTTGAATTCATGTTCTATCCTCGTTCACAAGCCGAGGCAAAACAAGTAATGAGCATCATTGAAGAATTTAGATTTCATGCTGCACCTGAACTAGATGGTTCTGGTGGTGGACGTTATTTGATTCCACCATCAGAATTTGACATTGAGTTTCATATGAACGGTGCACCAAACCCTAACATTCCTAAAATTTCAACTTGTGTGTTGACTGCAATTGATTTGGATTATGCACCAAATGGATGGTCAGCATATGAAGTTCCAGGACAAGTCAGGGCACAAACTGGCGGCTCAGGTACACCTACCGCTGTTCGTATGACACTACAGTTCCAGGAAACTCAGATGATTACAAAAGAAATGATTCGTCCAAACTACAGAAGCGAGGGCAATCCAAGAAGTGTTCTGGAACAATTCATGGGTGCAGGTTCTCGCAAAAACGATGGTGGTTACTAATGGCTAAATTTTTCGATAAGTTCCCAAAAGAACTTTATACATTAGAAGAAAAACCACAATCTTTGGATTCTGTTACAAACATTTGTACCAGAATGGCTTTTGGTCAAGATTTCAAAGAGAATGCTGCAACTTATTATGAGTATGACATACAAGAAGGTGAAAAACCTGAATTGATTGCTCACAAATTGTATGGTTCACCAGAACAACATTGGATTGTTTTGATGATGAATGATATTATTGACCCATACTACGATTGGCCTATGAGTCAATCTGTTTTCAACGAATACATCAATACAAAATATTCAGAACAAGCTCAAGCAAATAATACCACAGGTATAAAATGGGCTGCAAACAATGTAAAGTCTTATTACATCAACGAAAAGAGAAGTGTTGTAGGTTCAAACGTTGTTACTGAAGAAAGCAGTGAAGTTGATTATGACACATGGGTTGCAACTGATATTAGTTTGGATGATATAACTTTGGATGACGGAACAAAAATTATTATTGAGGTAAAGAAAACATCTAAAACTTATTTTGAATATGAAAATGAGTTGAACGAAAGTAAACGAAAAATTAAACTTGTTCGACCTGGCCTGGCAGGCTCACTAAACAAAGAATTTAAGAAGGTTATTAGTTAATGGCAATCGGTGATACCCTTAGTTATGCAATAGGCGATTTACTATTGATAACTAAAACGGCTACTGTTGACCTCCGTGATATGATGGAGGAACTGAACATTTACGATAACTTGTTTCTGCCTGCAATGTCAGGAAACATTGTTGTTCGTGATGCAGTTGGTTTGGCCAAGCGTTTGAAATTTGACGGCACAGAATATATCAAAATTGATATCACCAAAGACGGTGATAACATGCGAATTGAGAAAACATTCCGTGTTTTTAAACTGTCAAACAAACGTGACCAGAACAGCACCTCTGAAATTTTTGTTTTACACTTTTGTTCCGAAGAAGTATTGTTTTCTGAACAAAAGAAAATAAACCAAGCATACGAAGACACATATAGCAATATTGCTCGTTCAATACTTGTTGATTACCTTGAAGTACCTTCACATAAGTTTATGGATGGTTTTCAAGACGAATCGTATGGTATCAAAAAAGTAAACATACCAAATCTAAAACCTTTTGCTGCAATAGATTGGTGTGTTCGCCGTGCATTGGACATATATGATGCACCTAGTTTTGTATTCTTTGAGAACAGATATGGTTTTAACCTTTGCAGTTTGTATTCTTTGATTGAACAAGAACCTATTGGTACAATTAACTTTGGTATGAAAAACTTTGGTGATGATATTGGTGTTGACTTTTTTGGTGCTCGTTCAAGTAACGTAATCAAAAACTTTGATGCCACTGAAGCAATTAAGTCTGGTTTGTTGGCCAGTAAATTTAAGGGTTTTGACCCAGTTACCAGAACATACTACAACAAAGAAATTAACTTTGCTGAACTGTATGAAGGTCGACCACACCTAAACAAATACCCCTTTATTACAATGAATAAGAATCGTGATGGTAATTTACCAACACAGGAGTTTGATTCTAAACAGGCGGTTACACCTATGCAAAGTAACCAAAATTTGAGTAAATACGCACAATCAAAAGACCCATATCTACAAACAGACGATATGGAAAATTACGAATTACAACGTAAAGGTATTTTTGCAAACTTGATGAACAGACGAATCAACATTGTTATGCCTGGTTCTGCTATGTGGACTTCAGGTCGAGTTGTTGAATTGGATTATCCAAGACGTTCTGCTCGTTCAACAAATGACGATAGTATTTTAGACGATAGATTATCTGGCAAGTATTTGATTGTTGCAACAAGACATAAGTTTGGTTTTAAGATGTATGAAACAATTATGGAAGTTGCAACTGACTCCAGTATGGAACCAAACCTTTACAATGATTCTGCTGAACAAGGATTGATTTTAAATGACTAATGAACACTCAGCTGAAATTAAACGTGGCGAATTTGTTTGGTGGACCGGTGTAGTTGAAGATAAAAGTGACCCATTAAAATTAGGCCGTTGCAAAGTTAGAATTTTTGGTTGGCATCCTGAACAAAAAGAACAAATGCCAACATTTAACTTGCCTTGGTCGCAAGTTATGTTACCAACAAACAATACAGAAGTCTATGCACCAAAAAATGGTGACATGGTTGTTGGTTTCTTTATGGACGGAAGTGTTGGTCAACAACCAGTTATTATGGGTGTAATGCCTGCGATTCCATTAACACAAGGTAATGCAGAGTATCCTTTCAGTGATTCTAGAACAGAAGAAGAATTGTTGAAGTCTCCTAGACCACCAAAAGAAAAAGAATATAAAACCGATGGCACTGGCATCAAACTGACCGAAGAAGATACCGCATCATTGTATCCTTTGAATCTAGATGAACCAACTACCTCTAGACTGGCAAGAAATGATGAAGACAGTATTGTTAAAACTTTTATCGAAGAACGAAAAAAGAATGTTGTAAAAGAAGTGCCTGTTGCTGAAGGTGAAGTTTGGTCTGAACCAGAAACAAAATATAAAACTGAATATCCATGGAACAACGCAATGGAATCAGAATCTGGTCACATACTAGAATTTGATGATACTTACGAAGCAGAACGAATTCATCTTGCTCATAGAAATGGTTCTTTTCAGGAATGGTTTCCTGACGGTGATAAAGTTGAAAAAGTTACCAAAGATAACTACACGATTATTATGGGTAACGACAAAGTTTATATTATGGGCAAAGTCAATATCACCGTACAAGGTGATGCTGATGTGTATGTCAAAAAGAGTGTTCAAATGAAAGTTGATGGTTCCGTTACTGCTGTAATCGGTGGTGACGTAAAGGCCACAATTGGTGGCAGTGTTACTGCTGATATTAGTGGTGATGTAACAGAAACTGTTGGTGGTGCCAGAAATGTGAATGTTTCTGGAGACTATAACATCACCGCTGGTAATTTCAAAGTCAGTGCTGGTACAATTAATCTGAACTAACATGTCTTTTCTTCTAACTCCAGTTTGGACAACACATGTCAGTAACTATCCAACGGCACCAGATGACCCAACATCAATGATGCCAGATGCGCTTTATATGTCTGATGTTATGGCTCACGAAATATCTTGGGTGGATGCAGGTGAATTGAATCCCGAAACTTCAGCACCGGCGGTGGTTGATAAAATTAAATTGACCATGACTCCGACAAATGAAGGTATAACAGTATCAGAAGGATTGCCTGCAAAAATAACAGGAATGTATGTTGGTCCTTTGTTTCCAAATCAAACACTTAAATATGTACCGAAAGGTAAATCTGACTTAACTGTTACTCCGACCGTTGTTGGTTCTTTTGAGTTGTTACCACAAAAAGATACAATTGAACTGTTTGAATTTAAACCAGACACAAGTTCTGTTACAGTTACGGTTAAAGCTGAAGCATATGAGTTGGAAGTATTGATTGCTGAATCTACATTTACAGGTAAAGTGTTCAATAATTACACCGCTGGTAGAAATTCAATAAGAAACTTTTTTGGAACATAAAAATGCCAGGTATTGCAAGATTGGGAGATGAATGCACAGGACACGGTTGTTTTGGTCCAAGAGTTAATGATGCTGCTTCTGGAAATGTATTCATAAACGGAAAAGGCGCACATCGTCAAGGTGACCATTGGATTACACATTGTTGCGGACCATCGTGCCATGACAGTGTTTTGTCTGGCGGTTCTGGCTCCGTTTTTGTAAATGGTAAACCCTTAGGAAGAATCGGAGACCCTATTGCTTGCGGTTCAGCAGTATCTTCTGGTTCCGGTAACGTTTTCGCAGGTTGAATAAATAGAAGATGGCACAAAACGCAAGAACATACAGAGATTTGGATTTGAATTTTAACATTCATCCAATCACAAAAGATATCAACAAAAATGTTGGTGAGATGGCTGTTGTCGGCGCAATTAAAAATTTATTGTTGACTAATCACTATGAACGTCCATTCAATCCAGAATTAGGTTCAAATGTAAGACGTTTGTTGTTTGAACCAGCGGATACTATTACTGCTGCCATACTTGAGCGTGCTATAAGAGAAGCTCTTTCAAACTGGGACCCACGTGTGACAGTTAAAGCAAGTAATGTTTTTCCACAACCTGATGAAAACGCATATCAAGTTAGATTAGAGTTGTATATTGCAAACCGAACAGAACCAATGAATATCACTTTCATGCTTGAAAGAATACGATAATGGCACAGAGAACAAGAATTACAGAACTTGATTTTGACCAAATCAAGACAAATTTAAAAGACTTTTTAAGAAGTCAGGACCAGTTTACCGATTACGATTTCGAAGGTTCTGGTCTGTCTATATTGTTGGATGTTTTGGCATACAACACGCACTATAATGCGTACTATCTTAACATGGTTGCAAACGAAGCTTTTATCGACACCGCCATTTTGCGTGACTCTGTGGTATCACACGCCAAAGCACTAGGTTACACACCATTCTCAACCACTGCTCCTGTTGCTATTGTTAATGTCACCGTTGAAACAAACACTTTTGATACTGGTACTTTAACCATTCCAAAAGGTTATTATTTTATGTCAAACCTTGTTGATGGAAAATCATACAAGTATGTGACATTGGAAGACCACACCGTTTCTAAAACTGGAACAAAATTTGTTTTTGAAAACATTAAAATTTACGAAGGTATATTAACAACCTATCGTTTTACTCAAGATGATTCTAATAACCCAAAACAAATCATAATTCTTCCTAACGGAAACATTGATACTTCTACCATTGCTGTATCTGTGCAAGCAGTTTCTTCCAACACATCTGTTGTTCCGTATCAAAGAGCCGCTGATGTATTGGATTTGACTTCTGATTCTGAAGTGTTTTTTGTACAAGAAGGTCGTGGAGGAAGTTATCAACTTTATTTCGGCAATGGCGTTTTAGGTAAAAAACTTGAAGACGGTTCAACTGTAATTGTTACGTATGTTCTGACAAACTCAACCGCTTCTAACGGAGTTGATACATTTAAAGCGTTATCTTTGATTGGTGGTTATTCTGCAATCAGTACCACCACTGTTTCACCTGCCGCCGGCGGTGCAAACAAAGAAACTTCTGATGAAATAAAAACAAATGCACCACTACAATATGCATCACAAAATCGTTTGGTTTCTTTGTCTGATTATGAATCATATCTAAAGAAAAATTATCCAGCGGTAGATTCTTTATCTGTTTGGGGTGGTGAAGATGAAATTCCTAAAGTTTACGGTAAAGTATTCATATCATTAAAACCAAAAACAAATTTCTTCTTATCTGAAGCAGAGAAGACACGTATTGTTGAAGAAATTTTAAAACCAAAATCTGTTGTTGCAATTGATGCTGTAATTCGTGACCCTGAGTATTTGTATCTACAGGTTAAATCTAAAGTCAGTTATGACCCAAAGAAAACCACAAGAAATGGTGACGGTATCAAAAACGCAATTAGAAATTCTGTAATTTCTTATAAAAACGTAAACTTAGATAAATTCGGTTCAACGTTCGTTCTCTCTAAATTGCAAGATTCTATTGACTCTAGTGATGCATCCATCATTGGTTCTGAAGCCACGTTAAGATTGGAGAAAAGAATTTCTCCAACAATAAACGCAAGCAAAAACTATACAGTCAATTTCTATACAACACTACACCGTGGAACTTCAACAAACAAATTAGTTTGTTCTGAATTTACCGCATATGATGTACTTGGAAATATTAGAACATGTATCATTGAAGAAGTGCCAGAATCTTTCACTGGAATTCAATCCATCACTGTTGACAATCCAGGTTACAAGTATTTAAATCCAACAGTAACAATTACCGGCGATGGTGTTGGTGCAGAAGCTGTTGCAAAAGTTGTAAATGGAAAAATACAATCTATAACACTGACAAAACGTGGAACTGGTTACTCAACTGCTGTAGTTAATATTACTGATGAACGTGGAGTCGGTGCTTCTGCCACTGCGGTTGTTGATGCACAGTATGGAGATTTGCGATTGGTTTATTTTGACCAAAACGCAGAGCGCCAAGTTATTAGTGATAAAATTGGTACTATTGATTATATTAACGGAATCATACAGTTAAATAACTTAAAGGTATTGTCTGTCGTTGCAGCTGATGGTCTAATTCGTTTTAGTATTGAGGCACAAAAAGGCATTATTAAATCACAAAGAAATGTGATTCTTTCGTTTGATGAAACAGACCCTGCCGCTATTGCAACTGAACTAGAAATTTACAGTTAATGAGCACCAATCTGAAAACTTCACTACAGGTATCTCAACATTTACCTGAATTTGTTAGGGACGAAAACCCGAAGTTTATTGCTTTCCTTGAAGCATATTACGAATTCATGGAACAACAAACAGGATTTGATGTTACAACTAAATCAAAATTGTTAAGATATGTTGCTGACCCTGATGAATCTATAAATGATTTTGAAAAGAGTTTCTTTGAAACATACATGACATTGATTCCACGCAATGCTGTGTTGGACAAAGCAACAATGGTAAAAAACATATTGCCGTTGTATAAAGCAAAAGGAACACCAAAAGCCTTTGAATTCTTATTCAGAATTCTTTTCAATGAACCTGTAGAAGTTTTGATGCCGAAGAATGATATCTTGCGTGCTTCTTCGGGTAAATGGGTTGTTGAAAATCAACTGCGTTTGTTAAAAGGTTCCATCTATTCAAAGAATATTGGTGATGGCGTTACTAAAACATTCTTGATGGCACAGTCTGCCAAGTTAGAAGATGTTATTGTTTACATAAATGACGTAGAAACTATTGATTTTACAATTCAACCAGAATACAAAAAAATAAATTTTAATGTTGCACCACCTGACGGTTCTGTTATTAAAATTTATTTTAAGAAAACAGATTTAATTATTGGCAACAGTAGAGAATTGGTTGGTCAAGTTTCTGGCGCAAGAGCAATTATTGAAAAGGCAACTCTTGATAATGTTCTTGGTCTAGATGTTATTTCTGTTTTCATCAACGCCAAAACATTAATAGGTTCTTTCCAAAACGGTGAAGAAACGGTTTGTAATATGCTTTTGGATGATGGAACATCCATACCGTATTATGCAAAAACCCTTTCGTCCGTAAAAAGTATTATAGTGTCAGAAGGTGGTGCAGGATATAACGTTCGTGACCCTGTTATAATCACCGGTGGCGGCGGAACAATTACCGCTGCTGCAATTATCGATAAGGTTTTCCGTGGTCTCATCAATCGTGTTATTGTTAACTATGGCGGCGCAGGATTCCAAGATGGTGGAGTTATTGAGGTATCTGCGCCAGCTAATGCTATTTTGCAATTGGCAATATCTTCTGTTGATACATCTGGTAACGTATCAGCAAATTCTTTGCATGTCTATTATGACACGATTGGTGATTACGGAAATACCGTTATTTCTTCTTCGGATTATGGATTTCCGTCAGCCATTTCGGAGAATGTAAACACTGTAATTGCTGATGCTTTGACTCCAAAATATTATAAAGATATTGGACCAATCACATCAGTTGAAGTTTTAAGTTCTTTAGCTCCGTTAGATGCTGTTCCTATTTTGAATGCAGTAGGCGCTCTAGGTTTAAACGATGACACAAACGGTGCCGTAATCAACACATATGGTTCTATAGGTAGACTTAGAATTGATGAACCAGGATTAGGATATGAAATCGGTGATGAATTGATTTTCACCAATAAACCTATGAATTTTGGTCTTGGTGCGGCAGCAATGGTAACAAGTGTTTCCGCCAATGGTAGAATTTTGAAAGTTGATTTGCAACCACCGAGAATTACAGGTACTGCAAACATATCCTCACCTTCCAATGTAACAATTATTGGTACAGGAACAAACTTTACCGGCGAATTGCGTGTTGGTGACAGGATTATGATTAATTCTGAATCCAGATATGTTAATGCAATTCATTCTTCTACATCATTGAATGTAAATTCAAACTTTGTTTACGCAACAACAAACAAAGCAATTGGTGTTTATAATAGAAGAATTATTGGTGGTCAAGGTTACACAATGGATGCTTTGCCAACGATTACAGTTGAATCCGCAAACGGAACAAACGCAGTCATAACCGCTGTCACAATTATGGGTGATGGTGAAAGTCTGAATCCAAAAGGTAACACACAACCTGGTCAGATTGAAAGTATTTTGGTTGTATCTGGTGGTGAAGGTTATGTTGCGCCTCCATCAGTTGATTTGACCACACGTGGCGATGGCACTGCAACCGCAAATGCAATATTGAAAACACCATACGTTACTTTACCAGGAAGATGGACAACTTCCGATGGTATTCTTTCCGCCGCTGACCGAAGACTACAAGGTAGGGATTACTATCACGACTATTCTTATGTTCTATCCGCACAGATAGAATTTTCTAAGTATAAAGATATAGTTAAAAAACTTCTACATCCTTCTGGTATGTCGTTCTATGGCGAATATGCTAAGTTGGATGAAATTTTAACAACGGTTGATAAGTCCAATATTGTTGTTAATAACGAACTTGCCGGTACTGTTAACGTTGTATCTGGTGAGAACATAATTTATGGTACAAATACAAAATTTGTACTGGCCAACACCTTGTATCTGATTCAACCAGGTTCAAATGTTGCCGTTAATTCTGAGATTCGCACGGTAAATAGCATTATAGATAATACTACGATTACTGTTACTGAAGCGTTCTCATACAATGCAAACGTACAATCACTTGTAGTAATTTCTGTACCATACAACGGACTAGGAACAGAAGATTTCTTGGAAATTACAACCGAAAACGATTTAGTAATTAGAGTATAACAGGACAAAGAATGTCAACAATTAAAATTACACAATTACCAATTTTAACATCACCAGATGCGAATACCCAAAACACGGTATTTGTTGTCGTTGATAAGAGTAGTGGTGTTGCAACCACAAAACAATTATCTCTGGCAAATCTTGAAATTGCTGTTGATGATACCGCTGTCCTGGCTTATGCTCATGCCAACGGCGCATACAATACCGCAAACGCCGCATACACTCAAGCAAACATTGCAACACCAGCTTTCGCACAAGCTAATACAGCAAACAGTACTGCAAACGCTGCTTTGGTTCTTGCGACAACTGCAAACACTGTTGCCAATTTAGGATTTAATCTTGCAAACGCAGCGAATACATTGGCAACTTCAGGATTTAATTTAGCTAACGTTGCCAATACAACCGCAACATTGGCACTAGGCATTGCAAACACCGCAAATATTGTTTCTGCTGCAGCTTTCAACCAAGCAAATATTGCAACACCAGCATTTAATCGTGCTAACGATGCATATGTTCATGCAAACTCAGCATACAATCTTGCAAACAGTATTGTTATTACAGCAAACGTTGCATACTCCGACCAAATTTACGCACAGGCAAATTCTGCTTATAACGTTGCAAACTTGGCTGTACAGTCATCAAACGTTGCACAAACAATAGCTTTATCTGCTTACAGTCAAGCAAACGTGGCAACAATCAATGCTGATTTTGCAATCGCAACAATTAACACTGTTTTTGCACAAGTAAACACAAATTCCAACACAATTCAAACCGTTTGGAACCACGCAAACTCTGCTTATGATTTTGCAAATAATACTTCAAATACTGTAATAAATGTTTCAACACATGCAAACTCTGCTTATGATTTTGCAAATACTTTATCATTAACGTTAAGTACTCAGTTTATTACAAACGCATCAAACACCGCAAATTCTGCAAATGTAACAGCACATGCAGCATATGACACCGCAAATACCGCAACTCAGGCCGCAGCTCTTGCTTTACTAAACAGCACTTCTGGTGGTAACACAGCAAACGTTGCTCTAGTTAATGCAAATGCATCTTTCAATTTGGCTAATACAGTAAATGCACAAGTTATCATTGCAAACACAACCGCAAACTTTGCAAATAGTTTAGCTTCAACCGCAAACGTCACTGCAACCAACGCTTTGGCCACAGGACAAGGTGCTTTTGCTCTTGCAAACGTTGTTAATGCCGTTGCACTATCCGCAAACACGACCGCCATTGCCGCATATAATCAAGCAAACGTGGCAACCAGTAATGCTGACACAGCATATATTCATGCAAACTCTGCTTACAATTTGGCGAACAGTTTGAATGTTACATTGACAAGTACAGTAGTAACATTGTCAAATACATCTGCCGAAGCAAATATTGCCAACATTACATCCAGAGCTGCATTTACTAAAGCCAATTTGGCATACGATACTGCAAATACTGCTTTGGCTTTAGGTTCTCTTGCTGTCACACTAGAATCTTCCGCAAACCTATCTTTACAGAGAGCTAATGCGGCATTTGACCAAGCTAATACTGCAAATGCTATGGCTTTTGGTGCTTATTCCACTGCAAATACCGCAAGACAAGAAAATAACGCAACATTCGATAGACTGACCGTTGCATGGAATTCTGCCAATACCACAGCTAACAATTTGGTTTCTACAAATTCCAACGTTGCAAATTTAACGATTACTGTAAGTTCTGTATATAATCTTGCTAATACCAATGCCAACGGAATTGCAAACCTGGCAAATTCTATTGTATATGTTGGAACTGCGCCTGCAAATAACAAAGGCACAACCGGTGATACAAAAGGTATGGTTTATTTGGCCAACGATTACTTCTATTTCTGTACCACAAACTATGTTGATGGTACTGCAAATATTTGGAGTAGAATTGCTGCAACTGACGCTTGGTAATCAGAGATAAATAAACACTATGGCATCATTTATTTCTAAAAAGTTATCGTTCAATAACGCAGAACAATTCAAAGAATCGTTCTATGAACCGGAACCAACAACCATTGGTTACGTATTTTTAGGCAACCACATTGCTTGGCCTAATGAGGATGCAGTTCCAACAATTCAAGATACAATTGTTTACCAAAAAGAAATTTGGGACAACATGTATGCTGCCAAGAAATTAACAGGCAACGATGTTGAACTTGTTATTCCAAGAAATACATGGGAAGCAAACGTAAAATATCGTGCCTTTGATGATACCATTACGCAAGAAGAGCTGTTGTCTGCTAACACCAGTCAAGGATTGAAGCCTTGTTATGTCATCACATCACAAAGAAACGTTTACTTGTGTTTATCTAACAACGTTTCTTCAAACTCTACAGTGGAACCTACTGGCGACTATAATTCGGCAAACGGATTTATTAGAACATCTGATGGTTATTTGTGGACTTACATGTACAACATTAAGCCAACAAATAAGTTCTTAGCGAATGTTTGGATTCCTGCTCCTGTTTCAACATCAAAATTGGATTACAACGTCAATCCTGTTGGTGTTGTTGACGGTGCTATTGCTGAAATTATTGTAACGAATCCTGGTTCAGGATACGCAACTTCCAATATTAATGCATTTGCGTATTCTACTGCAACAAATCAAATTAGACTTGAAAATATTACCAATGTTTCTGCAAACATGGCAGTTTCAGGTTTTGGTATTGCGCCTCTTGCATATATTACGGGTATTAGCAATACCACAAACACCATTACTATTTCTAGTAGCACCATCAGTCCAGGTGGCGGCACAGGAAACGTAATAACCATTTCGACCCGAGCTGTAGTTTCTGGTGATGGCTCAGGTTGTTTGGCAACAGTTTCACTAAATCAAGATACAGTTTTTAAGATTGTACCAACATCTTATGGTTCAAGATACACCCACGGTAATGTAAAAATCTTTGGTTCAGGAACTGGAGCTACTGCAAGAGTTATTATTGGTCCAAAGTTTGGTCACGGATACAATCCTGCAAAAGAACTTGGTGCATCAAACGTAATGATTTCTACTAAAATTGGACAAATCGATTCAACTGAAGGTGGATTAATTTCTACAGGTACCACGTTCCGACAGTATGGCCTTATGAGGGACCCGTATAAATATGGTTCAACAATAGTAGCAAACAATTCAACATCAAATAGTGTGATTTCTCAGACTACAGATTTAACTGTTGTTTCTGGTTCTTCTTATGAAATTGATGAGTTTGTTTACCAAGGTTCAGCAAATAACGCAACATTTAAGGGCTTTATTAACTCACAATCTACAAATATAGTTCGATTGACCAAAGTTGAGGGTGCTGTCACCTTGGGTGGCGCATTGATTGGAGCTAATTCTTCAACAAGTCGAGCAGTGGTAAAAGTTGATAATCCAGAATTTCAACCGTATTCGGGTGATATTCTTTACGTAGAAAACATAACAAAAGCACAAAGAGCAGAAGGACAAGCAGAAAACATCCGCTTTGTCATTAAATTCTAAAAGGTAAGTTTGAATGGCACTTGATACCAATTTTAATACAAATCCATATTATGATGATTTCGATGAAACCAAAAAGTTTCTTCGAACCCTTTTTAAACCAGGTTTTGCAGTTCAAGCTCGTGAACTGACCCAAGTACAAACACAACTACAGAATCAAATTGGTAAATTTGGTTCGCACGTTTTCCAAAACGGCAGTTTGGTTCTTGGTGGACAAACTGCTTTACAAGACGCAACTTATCTAAAAATTGATAGCACATATCTTGGTGATTCAGTAAATTATGCTGATTTCCAAGATAAAACAATTCTTTCTGCTGACGAAAGCAAACGTGCCGAAGTTATTCTTGCCGTTCCTGTAGAGGGTTCAGACCCAATTACTTTGATGGTAAAACAAATTTATGGTAATCCTTTTGTTGCAGGTGATACCATAAAGACAGACGTTTCAGACACCACTTTTGCTACTATTCAAGATGTTGGTGAAGGACAAGTATTTTCTGTTAATGAAGGTACATTCTTCTATGAAGGATTCTTCATTACCAATGCACAACAAATCGTACCTACTGAAAAATATAGCAACACAACAGCAAATGTTCGTGTTGGTTTTGAAATTTCAGAATCTTTTGTAACTGCTGCATCCGACACATCACTTCTTGACCCAGCTCAAGATGCCTCCAATTATCAAGCACCAGGTGCTGATAGATTTAAAATTGATTTGGTACTTTCAACCAGAGCATTAGATTCTACTGACGATGAGCGATTCATTGAAATGGCTCGTGTTGAAAACGGTGTTCTTGTAAAAGTCGTTAAGTATCCAATTTACTCTGCACTTGAAGACACATTAGCTCGCCGTACCTATGACGAATCAGGCAATTACACTGTTCGTCCTTTTACGATTGCGTTAGAAACAAATTCTGCTAATACCGCACAGACAAACGTATTGTTGTCTCCTGGTAAAGCTTACGTTTTTGGTTATGAATTTGAAACTACAGGCACAACAACTGTAACTGTAGATAAACCAAGAACATATGTTGATGTTTCTAACCAAAGAATTACTGCTGACTATGGTAACTTTGTTTACACAACAAATCACCGTGGTTCTTTCCCTATCGATAGTTTGAAGACTGTTGACCTACATTGCGTACAAAATGGTAGTATCAACCTCACTTCAACTGCAACTTACACCAATACAAAAATTGGTACAGCTCGTGTTAAATCTATCGAATATGAAACCACAGGTAGTTCTTCCAACACAGGTTCCAATGTATATCGTACTTACTTGTTTGATGTAAACGTAGGTTCTATTACAGGCAATGTCGGCACCACTGGTGGTGTTTCAACATCCAATACCACACACGTTCAATTGTCAAACACCGCAGTAAGTTATTTCAGCACAGTAAATGATGCATATAAGGGTGCTAAGTTCCGTATTACTGCCGGTCCTGGTTTAGGAAATCAAGTTAAGACCATCACTGGTTTCAACGCAACAACACAGTTTGTTTCTTTGAATGAACCTCTAACTGTTGCTCCTCAAGCAAACACACAATTTGCTATTGACTTCGAATTTAATGACCTTGAGTGTCTTTCTGTTGCAAATGCGACCAACCAGGCAATTATTTCTTCTTCAAATATTGACGTTCGTTCAAAAGATTTGGCGACCGCTTTTGAAGATGTTTTCTTATCTGAAGTCACCAACGAATCTCAAATTTTCCCACTAGGACAAAATTACGTTGTTCCTGGCCGCACAGGTGATATTTCTCTGTCTTACAAAAGACTGTTTGAAAACCAGGCTTTTGCTGGCAATCAAACCACATTCACCCTAGGCTCTGGTGAAGCTATTGCTTCTGCTTCATCTGAGTCTTCAATTAACCAAGCGTATTACATCAGTGTAACTAACAGAAGAACATCTACTGCTTACGCAAACGGTGAAATTGTTCGTGCATCCAATGTTTCTATTGATTCTGGTACCGCAACAATTACAGTATCTGGTGCGGCCGATATGTTGGCTAACGTTATTGCAGTAATTGATGTAACAAATCCTTCTGCAAAAACCAAAACTTTCCGTTTGGCAAACAACACAGTACAAACAACTTCTGCACCAGATTTCATTAATGTGTTTGGTAACAATGCAGTTAATGTTTACACTCAAAACTGCCAAACACATATTGCCAACACTTTTGTTGTTAAGACTCCAGATACACCACAATCTCTATTCGTTTCAGACGTTTATTCTCTGAATACAGTACTTGATTTCCGTGGTCTTGAAGTTACTGAAGCGAACAAATCTAGTGCTGTTAATATCACATCACGTTATACTTTAGTGAATGGTCAAAAAGATTCATATTATGACCACGCATATATCAAATTGAAACCTGGTCAATTGCCACCTGATGGTCCGTTGTTGGTTACTTACGACAGATTTATTTCTGCTGATGCTGGTGGTTTTTTTACCGCAGACTCTTACGTAAATGGCGGTTTCGAATATGGTAACATTCCTAAATTCACATCACCAACAACTGGTTTTGAATACAATTTAAGAGATTGTTTGGATTTCCGTCCTGTTCGTGCTGACGGTTCTTCTACTGTATCTTTCTACACCACAAAAAATCCTAAAACACCAGAAAACGGTTCAGACATTATTGTTGATTATTCTTACTATCTACCACGTATCGATAAAGTGGTTTTGAATAAGAATCGTACATTTGAAGTTGTTAAGGGCATTCCAAACCTAAGACCAAAAGAACCAGAAGACAAGTCTGAAGCAATGACAATGTTTGTTCTTGCTTGCCCGCCATATATTTCTGATGTTTCTGAAATTCAAGTTTCTGCAATCGACCATAAACGTTACACAATGCGTGATATTGGTGCATTAGAAAAACGTATTTCTAATCTAGAATATTACACTTCTTTGTCACAACTTGAACAAACAACTTTGACTAAACAAGATTTGACTATTCTTGACAGTCAAAATTTACCACGATTTAAAAATGGTATTGTTGTAGATGCTTTCTCTGGCCACTCTGTTGGTGATGTATTCAATGAAGAATATCGTGCCGCTATTGACCCAGTGAAGAAAGAAATGCGTCCGACATTTAACGTGTCTTCACATTTATTCACCTTCGATGCAAACAACTCTGTTGGTGTTAAGCGTACTGGTCCAGTTCTTGGTTTGAACTATACCGAAAGGTCTTTCATTAACCAGTCAATGGCATCTAAAGCAATAAATGTAAACCCATTTAACGTTATCAACTTTGTTGGTAAAGTCAAATTGACTCCAAGCTCTGATGTTTGGGTTGATACTTCCAGAAAACCAGATGTTGTTGTTAATACAGGTGGTGAACAAGATGTTTGGAACAGATTGATTGGTAACCAATCTAATTGGAGTTATGAGTTTGGTTCTTGGGAAACAAAATGGACAGGAACTTCAACTTCCACTCAACGTGAATATGAACAAACATTTGCTTACGGCGTACCACGCCGTGTTCTAGACCGAACTGTTACCACCGCAACAGGTACTTCTTCACGCCAAGTTATTGCTAGTCGTGTGACAACCACAACAGTTACCAAAAATCTTGGTGACCGTGTTGTTGATATGTCTGTAATCCCTTACATGAGAAACACCACATTCTCTATTCGTGGTGCTGCATTCAAACCAGACACCAAATTGTGGTGTTTCCTTGATGGTGTCGATGTTACTGGTTGTATCACTCACACCGACCGAATTTATCTAAAACAATCCGCTGCAGGATATAAATTCCCTGCTGACGGAGAAAATCGTTACGGTATTGGTGAAAATGTAAGAATCGTTGACGGCAGAACCGGTAACACATTAGCAACCCGTCAAATTTATGACATTGCTAATAATATGATTGAAATGAACACCTTTAGAAATACTTCGGGTGTTAACATCAACGATTCATCAAACATCTTTGTTGTTGGTGTCACAAGCGGCGTCAACGTTGCAGTTCAATCATACGAACATTATCTTGGTTATTCTGCCGGTGCTACCGCAAACACAATCACATTATGGGAAAACGCTGTTGGTTCAAACAACATTGGCAGCATTGTTGGTGATGTTATTCACGTTCGTGATACTACATCTTCACCATATCGTTATCAAACTAAGACTATTGCATCTTACAATGTGTCCACAAGAGTTGTTACAATCAGTGGAACATGGGATTGGATTCCTACAACAAATGACCATTACTCATTAGGCAATCCAAAAACTTCTAGATATGGAACTTTTGCTGGTGGTTTCTATTTGCCAGGTTCAAAGTTTAGAACCGGCGAAAAACGTTTCATGTTGATTGATAATGCAACAGGAGATATTCCTTCATCCAGAACAAACGGTGATGCAACCTTTACTTCTCAGGGTACATTAAAAACAACTGAAGCAACAATTGTTTCTTCTATTGTTCCAACGATTGAACGTTCTGTAACAACACAAACTCAACCTGCGGCTCAAACGCTTTCTGTTTCTGAACCTAGAGTTGTTGGTTATTGGGACCCATTGGCACAAACATTCTTGGTTGAACCTACAAATAACCCACAAGGTGTGTTTGTTACCAAAATTCGTTTGTGTTTCAAAACTAAAGATAACACGATTCCAGTCACTGTTCAAATTAGACCAACAGTTAATGGTTATCCACATTCATCAATAGTTTATCCATTGGCTTCTAAGTCTCTGACTCCTGACCTTGTTAAAATTACAGACAATCCTAGTTTAGAAGACCCAACAAAATACACTGAATTTGTATTTGATTCTCCAGTTTGCTTGCAACCGGGTGAACACTCATTCGTTGTTCTTGCAAATTCCAAAAATTACGAATTGTATGTTGGTGAAATAGGTAAAACCGATTTGGTGACTGCTCGCCAAATTTCCGACCAACCATATGGCGGTTCATTGTTTATTTCACAAAACGGTTCTACTTGGACTGCGGACCAATCATCCGACATTATGTTCCGTGTGTTTGTTGCCGAATATGACACAAACTCAGTTGGAGTTGCATATTTCAATGTTGATTATCCATCATCCAACACTGTATTTGACCTGGTTCGTTTAGGCACAACAGAATCTGTTGTTGCCAATACTGGTATAACTTACGAAATAAATTCTACTCGTTTGGATGATGGAACTCTAACCGGATTTGATTTCATTACGCCAAATGAATCCACTTCTTTAGAAGATGGATTTGGTCGCCGTATTTTGGTGACTGGTGCAAACACCAGCTTTAATGTTAAAGTAACGATGGAAACATCTAATCGTTCCATTACACCAACATTAGACACCACACGATTGAACATCATTACTGTTGAAAACATCATCAACAATATGGGACTATCCAATAATGATATCATCGTAACAAACGGCGGAACAGGTTATGTGAACGTAAACAACGTTTCAATTACCTTCTCTGGTGGTGGCGGTACAGGTGCCGCTGCGGTTGCTAACGTAACTTCTAACGGTACTATTGACCGAATCTTTGTGACAAATGCTGGTTCTGGTTATATTACCAACCCAACAATCACAATCTCTACTTTGGCTGGTCCAGGTTCTGGTGCAACCGCAATCGTTAACGGTGAAACCAGTAAGTCTGGTGGTAACGGACAAGTTCGTTATGTAACTCGCCGTGTGACATTGAATGATGGTTTCGATTCTGGTGATTTGCGTGTATATCTGACCGCATACAAACCACAAGGTGCTCAGATTTATGTTTACTACAAAGTATTGTCTAAATCTGACCCTGATGAATTCGACAACAAGAACTACCAGTTGATGACACAACTTGGTGATGCAAACTTTACTTCACTAAGTCAGACAGACTATCGTGAATTGACTTTTGCTCCTGGTGTCAATGGTGTGGCAAACAACGCTGTAACATACACCTCTGGTTCTACCGCATATAACAGCTTTAAGACTTTTGCGATTAAGATTGTTCTTGCTGGTACCGATACTGTGTCTGTTCCTAAGATTCGTGATTTCCGTGCGATTGCACTTCCTTCTGGAGCTTAATAGATGGGTGATTTAGTTCAAATTCCTGAAACTTCTCTAGTTCGTGATGTGCATTCCAAGGCACTTCTAAATACAGACAGAACAGGATTACAAGAATACTATATGAAACGTGAGATTGCTAAAAGGCAAAACACCGCTCATATAGAAACAAAACAAAGATTAGATGTTATCGAAAACGAAATGCAAGAAATTAAAACTTTGCTACGTGAGTTGTTGCAAGTAAGGGGTAGTTAATGGCAAACGTAATTAGTCAATTAACTACCGCCAATACCTTCAATCATTGGTTGATTGCATCGCAACAATTGATTGCGACCGCCAACCTATTGACTGAAGGTAACGGCAGTACTTTTTATGCAAACACCAAACTTGAAATTGGTGGTTCCGCATCGCAATTAAACGTTACTACATCCGCTGGTATCAATACTCTGTGGGCAAATACTGTTACCGCAGGAAATATTCGAATCACAGGTAACGTAACGGAAACATTGAATATTTCCTCAGATACCAACATTGGTGGAAATCTTGCCGTTTCTGGCGACACAACGATAACAGGCAATCTTACCGTTTCTGGAAATTTGACGTTAGACACAATAGGCTTTGATGACCTATCAGTTTCTGGTTCCGGCGTCTTCGGTAATAACCTGGTTGTCTTGGGTAACACTTCTATTGGTGGTGACACCACCATCAGTGGCAACTTGAATGTTTCAGGTAACATCAATCTAGATGAAATCGGATTCAATGACTTAAACGTTAGTGGTACGGCAAATGTAAGTAACAACTTATTTGTTTACGGTACAACTAATCTTACCGGCAACGTAACTTCACAAAACGTAGAAGTTCAACAAGTATTGACAGCGAATGTTTTTGCCGGCAATGCAAACACGCAAATTTATAATTCTATCACTCAGACACAAGCTGATTCTTTGGCCTTCGCAATTGCTCTAGGATGATATAAATAGATTATCAAGGGATACTAATTAAATGGCAAACACTTTTAAATCAAACGTTGCAGCAAACATTGTGACCTCCGGAAATACGGTTTATACCTGTCCTGCGGCAACTCAAACCACATTGATTGGTTTGACACTATCAAACAAATCTGCTGGAACATTGACAGCAAACGTATTTCTAACTCGTTCAGGTACGGATTATTCTTTAATATCTAATGCGCCTATCCTCACTGGGTCTACCTTAGTTCCAATCGGTGGTGACCAAAAAGTTGTTTTACAGGCATCAGATGGTTTAAAAGTCACCACAAGTGCCAATGGCTCACTAGATGTTATTGCTTCATTACTTGAAATTGCTTAAGGATAAAATATGGCCTTAACTAGAGTACAAGGTGGTATTTGGGGTGCAGGTGGAAGTGCTAATACAGCATTTCAGACCGGCGTTGCCATGATGGAAAACGCAAATACCGTTTATAACAGTTATACATTGACAACAAATAATAACGCAATGTCTGTTGGTCCTATTACCATTTTAGAAGGTAAAGCAATTACAGTACCTACAGGCCAAAGTTGGGTGGTTCTATAAGATGGCACTAATTAATACAACAACTACGGGTGTAAGAGGCACCACACTTTTTGCTGACGGCACTGGTGATTTGAGCATTCAACAGAACGGCGTCACAATTAATAAGGTTACAAAAAATCCAGCTTTTTCGTCATATTTGGGTTCAAATCAAACACCAACCGAAGGCGTACTAACAAAGATACAATTTAATGTAAAATCTTTTGACACTGAAGGATGTTACGATACAACAAATTATCGTTTTGTTCCAAACGTTGCTGGTTATTACTATTTTAGTTTGATGTTAAGTGTTGTATCACTAACTTCAGGTAGAGTTATGGCTTTCCAACCTAGAATTTATAAAAATGGTTCGGCGGTTTCCATATACGAACATAACATGACCATGTCTTCAGACCAAATTGGATTGACAAACTTTTGGTTTGGATACTGTAATGGTTTGTCGGATTATATCGAGGCATACGGATACATCAATGATGTTAATTCTGCAAGCACAGGAACGTTTCAAAGTGGTGAAACTAGATGTTTGTTTTCAGGATTTTTAGTAAAGGCGGTATAATATGAATTTGTTGGAAAAAATTATTTCTTTATATCCGGAATTAGAAACATTTAATTTTGCTTCCGGAATAATTACGTTACAAAACGATAGTGACGGAAAAGGCGACTACATAGCCAAATGGGAACACCCAACACTTGCACAACCAACAAAGGAACAGTTAGATGCCATTAGTTCTTAACGGTACAGGTACAGTAACAGGTTTGGCAGCTGGTGGATTGCCAGATGCAACCATTACTCAGTCCGAATTGGTTTCTGGTATTGCGGGAAATGGTCCTGTTTTTGCTAGTGGTTCGACAGGTTTGACAAGTATTTCGGCCACAACTTGGACAGCATATACAAATTTTTCTGAAAGCCAATTCGATACAATTAATGGATTTAACAGAACAACTGGAAGATATCAACCAAACGTTGCTGGTTATTATTGGGTACAAGGTATAGTAGATTGTGGATATTCTGGTGTAACGTCTACTGCTATTTACGCTTCTATTTTTAAAAATGGAAATAACTATAGAGGTGGCACTGCTGGCCAGTATGCGTCAGGAGCATATCCTGCCATCCTTTGCACAAGTGTTGTTTATTTAAATGGCACAACAGATTATATTCAAGTTTATTGTTACACTTTGCAGTCGATAAGCAACACATCTGGTTCACTTATGGCTTGTATGATTAGGAGTGCATAATGCATTTGGTAGAAAAAATTAGAAAAGTATATCCAGAACTAAAAGATACTGATTTTTTTTCAATCATTATTGTTCAAGATGACAGTGATGGCAATGGTCCTTATATCAAACAGTGGAATCACCCAACACTACCAAGACCAACACAAGAACAACTAGACGCAGTTACAGAATAAGGCATAACAAATGAGTGTAATTTATAGTGGAACAGGCATAACATTTGATGATGGTTCTGTGCAAACTAATAGTTGGACAGGATTCAAAAATCGTATCATCAATGGTGATATGAGAATTGACCAGAGGAACAACGGTTCATCAGTTTCTATCACTCTTGGAACAAGTAATGGTTTTGTTGTTGATAGATGGCGTTTTCAAAATGCTGGTGGTAGTTCTAGTGTTTTTTCTGCACAGAGAGTTACTGATGCGCCAGCTGGATTCACTAACTCTTTAAAAGTTACCACAACAACTGCCGCATCAACTCAGGCGGCCGATTCGAAACATCTGTGGTTACCTATCGAAGGATTTGATACTGCCGATTTAGATTTTGGTACCGCATCAGCTAAAACTGTAACTTTGTCTTTTTGGGTCAAAAGTTCTAAAACAGGTAATTTTGGTGCAGCTATATCTAATGACGGCGCCGCCAGAGCATATAGTTTTCTTTACAACATATCTCAAGCAGATACTTGGGAATATAAAACTGTAACTATTCCTGGTGATACTGTTGCGCCGGCTTGGTCTAAAAATAATTTTACAGGTATGCGTGTCAACTTCAACATTGGTTCTGGTTCAAATTATACTACAGTACCAAATCAATGGGGTGCTGGTCCCGACCGTGGTGCAAATGGACAAATTACTTTACTAGATACATTAAATGCAACATGGCAGATTACTGGTGTACAATTGGAACGTGGAAGTCAAGCATCAAGTTTTGAATATCGTCCTTATGGAACTGAGTTGGCGTTATGCCAAAGATATTACTGGCGAATTTCTGGATTTTCTGGTCCTTCCGGTTATCCTTCAGTTGGTTCTGGAACACTCAGAGCTTCAAATATTGCTCGTTTATATGTTAAATTTCCAGTTTCTATGAGAAGCGCTCCAACACTCAATTTTTCTGGTTCTATTAGTGGTACAAGCGGAGTTGTAGAAAATACTGTATCATCAATATACGGACAGTATGCTTCAACAGAAACTTCTTTGTTTGATTTGTTGTTTAGTGCCACCACATTTACAACAGGATATGGCGTAACTGTATTTGTTAATAATGCATCTACAAATTATGTAGAGGCTTCAGCGGAGTTATAAAATGGAATATAAACTTCAACCTCCTTTTAGAATTGGTGAAGAAAGTGGTGGCGTAATACGTAAAAGTGATGGCGCTTGTATACCCTTTGACCCAGCCAACACCGATTATCAAGAATACCTAAAGTGGCTTGCTGAAGGTAACGAACCACTTCCTGCGGATGAACCACCGAGCGAATAAATAAAAACATGGCATACTTAGGAAATAACTCATTACCTTTTGACCCAACCAGAACCGCAGCACAACCCCGTGATGCGGAAAGATTCTCTGGTAACGGTTCAACGGTCAATTTCACATTATCACGTACAGTAAATAATCCTACTGATGTTGAAGTATTTGTTGAAAACGTTCAGCAAGAACCAATTGTTGCTTACAATATTGTTGGTACTACACTATCATTTACCGAAGCACCACCATCCGGTTCACAAAACATCTATGTAATTTACCGTGCATTTAATACTGGTGCTCAAGTTTATGTGCCAGACGGTTCTATTACATACGCTAAGTTGGCTAACAACCTAAAGTTGTTCACGAGCGACAACTTAACACCAAACGGCAACAATTCAGTATTCACACTTTCTGATACTCCACCGGATGCAAACACTGTTATCGTATCTGTTGATGGTATTGTTCAGAGAGCACCAGTTCATTACACTGTTTCTGGACAAACAATTACATTCACATCTCCACCACCAGCTGGTTCAAATGTGCATGTTCGTCACCTTGGTATTAGAACAACGGAAACATTGACTGCTATTGCAGCCAATACTTTTATTCCTCAGCCAACAATCAGTTCACCAACAATAACTGGAACAACAACAATTTCAGGTTTGTTGCCTGCGGCCGCAAACACCACTCAAATTGGTTCTTCAACACAACCATTTGCTGTTGGTCATTTCAATGGTATTAAGTTTCCAGGAACACAATCGGCAAGTGCTGACGCAAATACACTAGATGATTATGAGGAAGGTACTTGGACTCCAAGTATTCAAGGAAACGCTGCTGCCGGCACGGTCACTTATGGTGCATTAAGATATGGTTATTACACAAAAGTAGGTAGAAAAGTAACTGTAGGTGGAAGGATAGATTATTCAAATTTCACTGGAGCCTCTGGTTATTTACTCATAAATGGACTCCCATTTACATCATTAGGTTCATTAGAATTTATTGGCACATTTATGACAGAGAATTTGGTTTATCCTACCAGCAGTAATTATTGTGTTACTTACATATCTGCATCCGCATTTGTTATTCCTTGGGGAATAAGAGATAATGGAGCTTGGCAAACATTTCCTGTTACAGACACGGCCGCAAATATAATTTTTACAATCACTTATTTTACAAGTTAATAATATGAGTTTAACAAAAGAAACACTAATTGATAAAATTGAAGTTGTGGAAAACGGCACTGTACAAGTGCGTCAAGTTACACGCATCATGGAAGACGGTAATCAACTATCACAATCTTTTCACCGTTGGACCATTTCTCCAGGTCAAGATTATTCCGACCAACCAGATAATGTCAAAGCAATTTGCCAAGTAACGCATACTCCAGAAGTTGTTGCTGCATATCAAGCAAAACTGGAAGAAATTAATCTAAGAGCTGAATAATGGGAATTCAAACAGCACAACAAGCACTAGAAAATGAATTAGGTGCATCACCATTTGGTTTTAAAAACATCATAATGAATGGTGATATGTCCGTTAATCAACGAGGCAACACTTCAATAACTGTTGGTTCGGGTCAGGCAAACGGCCAAGCTGCATTTCTTACAGACAGATGGCGTTGCTGGTCAGCAGCCAACGGTAATACCTTAGCTGCAACATTTGAACAAGTTACTGATGCTCCCGAAGGTTTCAAGTACAGTGTAAGAGCAACACCTACTGTCACAGGAACACCCAACAGTCAATTTTATTCTTTTATTTGGCAAGGCGTAGAGTATAATAATATTCGAAGACTGAAGTGGGGTACTGGACAAGCTTTACCTTTGACTTTATCTTTTTGGGTTAAATCTTCATCGACAGGCACATTTTCTGCAATTGTAACCAACAACGGTAATAATGGCATGTCATTTAAAATTTGGCGTGCCACATATACAGTTAATCAATCAAATACTTGGGAATATAAAACAATAAGTATTGTTGGTGATACGGATTCCACTTGGTTAAATGCCACTTCGGATAATGGTGTAGGATTATTTGTTGGATTAACTCTGGGTGGTACAACCGGTATTACTACACCTGTTAATACATGGGATAATACTGCTGCTTATAATCGTGTTGGTGACTTCAATTTCTTCTCATCAACAAGCAATACTTGGCAAGTTACCGGCATTCAATTAGAAATAGGCCGAGAAGCTACGCCTTTTGATTTTAGACCATATTCAACTGAGTTGTCTCTTTGTGAGAGATATTATGAGGTTTGTGTTGGTGGTTGGCGTGGTTATGGATATGGTTTTATTGGTGCTGCTGGTGTAAATTTTAGGCAGAAAAAAAGAGCAACGCCAACTGTAACCTTTGTATCTTTTAATGCTTCGGAAAATACAGACGGTAGTAATGCGTATTCAGCAAACATTACTGTAAATGGATTTGAGGCTAGATGTGCCTTAACCTCTGGCGGCGGCGCACCAAATTTTGGTTCTTTTTCTGCAACATATAAATCAGAGATTGAGTTATGATGTATAAATTAACAGAAAACACAAAAGAAATTATTCGTTTGGTCGACAAAGCGACTATTCCTTTCGATTCAGAAAACACCGATTACCAAGAATACCTAAAGTGGCTTGCTGAAGGTAACACTCCTGAACCTGCGGACGAACCTACTAAATAAAACATCATGCCATTAAGTAGAATTAAATCAAATTCAATTAGTAATCCAGTATCTTTAACACAACCTGTTATTGATGGTGCAGGTTACTCTCAGTACCAGTATAGAAATAAAATCATCAACGGTGATTTTTCTGTTTGGCAACGTGGTACGTCCGGAAGTTTAGTTGGTGGTCCAGGATATGTTTCTGCTGACCGCTGGAAAATTTATGTAAACTCTAGCACAACCATGACTTTATCCAGGCAAACATTTACTCCTGGACAAACTGAAGTTCCTGGTAATCCAACTTACTATGCCAGATTTGACTGGTTGGGTACCGGTGCTTCTCAATTTTTTAGTTTTGAACAAGCAATTGAAGGTGTTCATCACGGTGCTGGCGATTATTTGACCATATCATTTTACGCTAGAACCGAACAAGGTGATGACATGACTTTAGCTGTCACACAAAAATTTGGTACTGGTGGTTCTTCTGATGTAACTGTGACAAATACTCCTCTTTCTATTGATACAACTTGGAAAAAATTTGTTGTAACTGTTGCTGTGCCTTCTATTTCCGGCAAAACAATTGGCACAGATAATCATTTACTGGTTACTTGGTTTAGAAGCGGCACACTAAATTCTTATTTGGATATTGCAGATGTGCAGGTAGAAGTTGGTCAAGTTGCTACTCCTTTTGAGCGTAGACCTCCAGCACTTGAATTGGCTTTGTGTCAAAGATATTTTTATAGTGTTACATTACCAAGAGATACTAACCTTTTTTATCCAGCAGTTGTATATGTTGGTGCCACTGGGACATTGATTCAGGCTCTGCCGGTGACATTATTAATGCGAACAACTCCAACCGCTTCTACCATTATAGGAACAGCAAAACCAACATTCATTCGATATGACTACGGCACAAGTTCTCAACAAACCATAACGTCCATTTTTGCTACTGTTCGTTCAACTTCTGGAACTTATTGGATGGAAGTCCAATATGTAGCCGTTGGTTCTTGGGGTTCAGCAGGACACTCAGGTGTTGTTTCATGGGACACAGGAACTAGCAGTGTAATTACTCTTTCTGCGGAATTATAATATGGAACAAAAAATTAACGTTTATAAACTAATCGACAGTATGAAAGATACCATTTATAGAACAAATGATAACGCTTGCATACCTATTGAACCTAGAAATATAGATTACGTCTTTTTTAAAATTGAAATGGAAAAAGGTTTGGCTGAATTACAAGATGTTACAGGCACAGTTATGACTAGAGAACAATGCCTTGATTTTATCTCCAAATTACCAAACTAAATAAAAGACTATGGCATATCTTGGTAACCAACAAATAAACGGAACCTTTAATTCCCAGTTCTTTTCTGGTGATGGTTCCACAACAGAATTCACGTTACAGTATTCAACTGGTAACGAAGCTTCCGTATTGGTCTTCATCACTGGTGTTAAACAGCAGACCACTACCTATGCATTGATTAACGGTAAGATTGTTTTTACTGAAGCGCCACCAGCTGGATACAATAACATTGAATTGGTTTATCTTGGTGACCGTGTTCAAGTTAATCCTTACCTAAGTGCAGATTCACAAGGTATTATCAGACTTAACGCAAGCGTATTGACAGAAAACGTGACAATTACAACCGGTTATAATGCATCTTCTGCCGGTCCATTGACCATTGCAAATAACGTTGTTGTAACAATCGCAAACAACTCTACTTGGACGGTGTTCTAATGGCAGGCACAATTATTGCAGATTACATCCGTGCGGATGCTAACAAATTAAGTTTGAATGTAGGCAATACTACTTTTGCCACAATTAATTCTTCAGGTTTTTTCAGTAACACCGGTGTTCAAATTATTGACCAAAATGGTCAAGTTGGTGCATTATCTGTAGGTACCAACCAATTACAAACTGGTGCTGTTACACAAACAAAAATTGGTTCTAATGTTGCTGGAACAGGCCCAATTTTTATAACATCAATGGGTGCGGCACAAACTTTAACAAGTGCTGTTTGGACTAAAGTTGCCTTTGATACAGAAAGTGTTGATTCACATAACTGTTATAACACTTCTCTTTATAGATTTACGCCGACTGTTGCCGGTTATTATCAATTCACATTACAATTCACAGCTGGTACAGGTAATATTCAAGCAGTTCAAAGCGGACTTTATAAAAACGGAAGTGCAATTGCATGGAACGTAAATTATTTAATGTCTGTAAGTTATGGAGATGATTTAACATCTTCTTTGACAAAATTGGTTTATATGAATGGTACTACAGACTATATTGAACCTTATGGCTATGTGGTTGACGCTTCTGCCGGTAGTGATGTTATATTTTCAAGCATATATTCTCATTTTGAAGGTTTCTTGGCAAGGGCTGCATAATGAATTTAACGCAAAAAATTTTAAAAATATATCCTGAATTGTCACAAAAAGATTTTTCTGGAAAAGTTATTGAATTGCGAAATGATTTGGACGGAAAAGGTGATTACATCGCCAAATGGGAACATCCTACATATCCTAGACCAACGCAAGAACAATTAGATAGTGTGGAAGAATAACACATGGCAGGCATTTTAAAAGTCGATAGAGTACAATCAGATTCCAATTTGGCATTTCAAATTGGTTCTTCTAATGTTGCCTATTTTAATACCACCGGTTTGAACATAACTGGCGGTGAAATTATTGCTGGTGGTTCCACTCTGAGAACATCTGGTGGCATGTTATATGCAAACAGTGGTATTGCTTTTCCTGGAACACATGTTGCAAGTGCTGACCCAAATACTTTAGATGATTATGAAGAAGGTACTTGGACTCCAACAACAATAAGTTTAAACAATATTAGTAGTATAACAATAAGTTATGCCTCTTATATTAAAGTAGGAAGATTAGTTCATTGTTCGATGTATGGTACCGCTGCAGTAACTTCCACTTCCACCAATACCTATTTTGGTTTTTCTTTACCGTTTGTTGCAGTAAACAACACAGTCGCACCATCTGGGACATTTAATTTTGCTGGCGCAACAAATAATTTAGGAACAGTGATTGATTGGTCAGGTTCCACCAATGATTATTTTGGTATTTGGGTGCCTTCGGCGAATATGTTGAATAACGGCACATTAAGTTGGCAATTAGGATTTACCTATCCAACAGTTTCTTAATTTATGGTAGAAAAAAATGAGTTTATCTAAAGAAATCAGTATCGATAAAATCGAAGTTGTTGAACCTGGTATTGTTCAGGTTCGTCAAGTAACACGTATTATGGAAGATGATAATCTACTATCTTCTTCTTATCATCGTTGGACTATTGCTCCCGGCCAAGATTATTCTGACCAATCAGATAACGTCAAAGCAATTTGCCAAGTAGTTCATACACCACAAGTTATTGCTGCATATCAAGCAAAATTGGAAGAAAGCACATTAGGAAAATAACATGGCAGGTACAATTGTAGTTGACCGAATTGAGTCTGATGGAAGTTATGCTTCCACAATTAATGTTGCCTCAAAGGTAAATTTTACTGGTGGTGTTCAAGTTGGCGGCCAAGATGCCACATTTGGTGGTATGCGTAATCGTATCATCAATGGTGATATGAGAATTGACCAAAGGAACGTTGGAGTAACCACTACTCCAGCTGATTTTGCTTTCATTACAGATAGATGGCAAGTTCGTCAAAGTACAGCTTCAAAAATGTCGGCTGGTCAAAGCACAGTAGTTCCCGTAGGTTTTTCTAATTCTTTAGCAATAACTTCTCTTTCATCATACACCGTTTTATCTAGTGATATTTACACAGTTAGACAACAGATTGAAGGTTTTAATACTTCAGATTTTGGTTGGGGTACCGCAAATGCAAAACCTGTCACCTTGTCTTTTTGGGTACGTTCTTCATTAACAGGAACTTTTGGTGGTTCTGCATTGAATAATGGTAACAATAGAAGTTATGTTTTTTCTTATACAATAAATCAAGCAGATACCTGGGAATATAAAACAATAATTATTCCTGGAGACACTACAGGAACCTGGCAAACAAACAACCAACGTGGAGTTCAAATATCTTTTGGATTAGGTGTAGGTTCTACACAATCGGGTACAGCAGGCGCCTGGTCTTCTAATAATTATGCTTCCGTAACTGGTGCTGTTAGTTTGGTTGGAACAAACGCAGCTACTTGGTATTTAACTGGTGTCCAATTAGAATTAGGTTCTGTAGCAACATCTTTTGAAATGAGACCATATGGAGCCGAATTAGCTTTGTGTCAAAGATACTATTCAAAATCTTATAATATTAACGTTAAACCAGGAACAGTATCTTCTTATGCTGGTGTGCTGGCTGTGGTTCCTTATTCTACAGGTTTGCAATATACAACTTGGATTATTCAATTTAAACAAACCATGAGAACTGCTCCAACTGTTTTAGTGTATAGTCCTGAAACAGGAGCATCTGGTAACTGTTATAATGGCGCAGGAGATGTTGCAGCAGGAGCATCAAGTATTGGTGAATCTGGTTGTTTTGCTAGAAATACGGCCAGTGCAAGCACTGGATATTTTGCTTATATTCAATATACAGCTGAAGCGGAGTTATGATGTATAAATTAGATTCAGAACCAAATGTTGTTATACGTTTAAAAGATAAAGCCTGTATTCCTTTTGACCCAGCAAACACCGACTATCAAGAATATTTGAAGTGGTTGGAACAAGGAAACACTCCTGAACCGGCAGACCCAATAGAATAATTGAACTCTGCCAAACCCCACCAAGTGTGGGGTTTTTTATTATTGCATACCCAAAAAGACTAAATAGACAATAAAAGGAGTTTATTTTGGCAGAATTTGTAGAGCTAACCTTAGAACAAGGAGCTACATTTACAACAACAATTAACGTGAATGAGAATGACGGTACACCAAAGGACCTGTCATCCTATACTGCACGTTCTCAAATGCGTAAATCTTATTACGCAACAACCGCCAAAGACTTCACATTAACAAAAACCAATGCAGTCGGTGGTGAACTAACCATGTCCATGACTGCTGCAAATACCGCAAATCTAACTCCAGGTAGATATGTTTATGATGTTGAAATTGAAGATACCGGTGGTACGGTAACCCGCATTTTTGAGGGTATCGTTGTGGTTATGCCAGGCGTAACACGATAATGTCCATCAAAGTCACAATCACACCTGCACCAGCCGGACCTTCTGTTAAAATTAAACAGAATAAGTCGACCGCTACGGTGTTAAACTTTGTGCCAAAACCAACAATTGATTCGTTGTCTCAAATTACACAAATTGACACAACAGGAGCAGTAGATGGTGCCACCATGGTGTACGATGCGGCAACAGATAAATACATAATCAAAATTCTACCCAACGTTAGAGGGGGACTATTCTAAATGTCAAACACAGTTATTCAAATTAAGTATTCTAATGCGACTAGCACACCGCCGTCCCTTAACGTTGGTGAATTAGCGTATTCTTTTACTTCCGATAAATTATTTGTTGGTAATACTACCAACGCCGTACTTGCAATAGGTGGCAAATACTATGTTGACCTTATTGACGGTGCAACATCAGCAAACACACCATCTACAATTGTAAAACGTGATGCACTTGGTGGTTTTACTGCCACACACGTTTATGCATCTTTGTATGGTAATGCAAATACCGCAACAACTTTACAAACTGCCAGAACTATTAGTTTCTCTGGTGATGTTGATGCAGTATCAAATACGTTTAACGGTTCAGGTGATATCAGTTTCAACCTTGAGTTGACCAACACTGGTGTTGTTGCAGGCACATATGGTGGTGCAACTTCTGTACCTTATTTCGTTGTTGATGCTGATGGTCGTATTACTTCTGCTGGTAACAATAATATCTCTACCGCACTATCTATTGCAGGCGATACTGGTACAGATTCAGTTTCTCTATTAACCGACACCTTAACTTTTGAAGGTGGCGATGGTATTACTTCCGCAGTCACCAACAACAAAGCATCTTTTGCTGTTGATAACACAGTCATCAGAACTACTGGTGGTCAAACTATTTCTGGTGATATTGCAATTACTGGTAACTTGGTTGTTTCCGGTAACACAATCACTCAAGACGTAGAAAACATCCGTACAGAAGATGCATTGATTGAGCTTGCTGCTAACAATGCTTCCAACTCAATCGATATCGGTTTCTTTGGTACATACGTAAATGGTGGTACAAAATATACCACATTCATGCGTGACTCCACCGATGGTAACTTTAAGATTCTTGTCGATGGTACTGAGAAACCAAACACAGCAAACTCAGTAAACGTTGCATCGTTCACAAGAGGCACTTTAGATGCCAACTTGACCGGTGGTACAATTTCTGGTCTTTCAACAGACCTTGCAGTTGCTGACGGTGGTACAGGTAAATCTTCATTCACCGGTGGTGCAATTATTATCGGTAATGGTTCTGGTGCTCTTGCTGAATTGGCAAACACAGGTACCGCAGGAACATACGGTTCTGCATCCTACATTCCAGTAATCACTACTGATGCTTATGGACGTGTTTCTGGTATAAGCAATACCCAAGTTTCTATTGATGCAGCTCGTGTAACATCAGGTACTTTACCTATCGCCCGTGGCGGTACAAATCAAACATCGTTCACTGCTGGTCAAGCAATTGTATTTAATGGTACAAGTCTTGCTTCACGTGCCAACTTAACACAGACAATTACTGGTGGTTTGGCAACATCCAACACCATCACCTCATTGACTTTTGACCCAATCACTGGTGGTATTACTGCTTATACCGCAGAAAAGATTGCAATCGATACTTCACAAATTGCTTCTGGTACTCTACCAGTAACAAGAGGTGGTACCGGTGCAAGTACATTTGCTATCAAAGGTGTTATTGTCTCTGACCAGTCTTCAACAACTGGTGCTTTGAGTGCATTGACTTCTTCCACCGAAGGTCACCTATTGACAATTAACTCCTCAGGTGCACCTGTATTTGCTCACCTGTCTGGAGGAACATTCTAAATTATTATGAAAGGGGTTTATTATGGATGTGAATTTTGTAAATGCATACACTGAGGTACTAACAGAAAACTTTGATGCGGTCATCAAGCAAAATATGTTGCTTCAGGCCAAATTAAAAGTCAATGAGAAAGAATCGAAAGTAAAGGACGAACTACAGGCAAGATTACAAGAAGTTCTAAATGAAAAAAAAGAACTTGAAAATAAAATTGAAATCTTAAATGCAACTGTAGTTCGTACTGAAAATATTCGATATAAGGCAAACGAAACAGACTCTCTATCTGCTGAAAAAACTAGAATACAACAAGCTCTCAATGAAACCATGAGAGAAGTTGAAAATCTAAAAAAAGAAATTGAAACCAAATCAAAACAAAATAAAGAAGTTTTGAAAGAAAAAGATGGTGAAATTTCTAGATTGAATGATTATATTAAAACCCTTGAGGAAATGTTACCAACTTCTAAGTTGCGTAAAGTAAATCCTGAAGCGGCAGCAGCAAGAAAGCCTGAGCCTATTACTGTTAGTGTAACTGACGAAGTTGTTGAAAATGTCGTTATAGAACAAACCCCTGATGAAACCATAAATAAAGTACAGGTTCAATCTGGTGGCACGTTCTAATAAATGGCAAATACAACAATACAGTTAAAATATTCGGTAGCAAGTGGCAATACACCAGTAGCATTAGCTAATGGTGAAATTGCCATTAATGGTGCCGATGGTAAACTGTACTATCGCACACCTTCAGGAACGATTCAATCAATCGTTACCTATCCTGGACCGGCTGGATTAAACAAAGAAGTTCAATTCAACGATGCTGGTACAGCGGGTGCCAATGCACAATTTACATTTGATAAATCTACTGGTACTTTAACAACCAAGATTTTATCAATAACTGTTGCAAACGGCACTTCGCCAATATCTGTAACTTCAAATACTTTAGTAACAAATTTAAATGCTGACTTGTTAGATGGTCAGCATTTAACATACTTTGGTACTGCGGCTAACACTCAAGCCGCATTTGATAAAGCAAATAGTGCTGGTACAGCAGCAAATACAGACTATACTTTTATAAACACTACTCCAGGAACATACGGTAGTGCAAACGTTATTCCTGTTGTTACACTGACTGCAAATGGTCGTGTATCATCAATAACAAATACCAATATTCAAACGGCTAGCACAACACAAGCTGGTGTGGTTCAATTAAATGATACTTACACATCAACTTCAACAACTCAAGCCGCAACTGCAAATTCAGTTAAAAACGCATATCAAGCCGCTGTAGATGCAGCTACCGCAATGGCTATTGCTCTAGGATAAATATTCAACTATGGCTATACCTACCACAAGAGCACAATTTAAAGACTACTGCCTACGAAAGTTAGGTCATCCTGTATTGGAAATTAACGTGGATGATGACCAAGTTGAAGACCGTATTGATGAGGCACTAGCATTCTTCCACGATTACCATTGGGATGGTGTGGAAAAGATTTTTATGAAACACCAAATCACACAGACGGATATTGACCGTGGTTGGATTTGGGTTCCAGACCCAGTGATGTTTGTCACTGGTGTTTTCCCATTTGACGAATCGAACTCCTCTATTAACATGTTCGATTTACGATATCAGTTAAGACTGCATGATTTGTATGACTTTACTTCTGTATCTTATGTGTCATATGAAATCACTATGCAACACTTAACAACATTGAATTTGTTGTTCTCAGGTAAACCACAATTCAGATTCAACAAGCACAATAATAAGTTGATGCTTGACATTGACTGGACACGTGACCTTCGTCCTGGCCAGTATGTTGTGGTTGAATGTTATCGTAAGATGGCACCAGATACCAAGGCACTATCTGGCACTTTTAATCTAGTCTCAGGTAACACAACTGTTCTTGGTACAAACACAAGAATGGACCAAGAATTTGTTGAAGGTGATTATATTGTAATGAGTACAGGTGAATCATTGCGTGTCAATAAGATTAAATCACCAACAGAAATGACCGTGACTTATGCACCAAACACATCAGACGCTGCTGCAACCGGTGAAATCGCTGGTTCAACGGACGTTTGGAATGACCGTTTTCTAAAAGCATTTGCCACTGCTAAAATCAAACAACAGTGGGGCACCAACATGAAAAAGTTTGGTGGCATTCAATTGCCTGGTGGCGTCACACTAAACGGCAAAGAAATTTACGATGAAGCGGTTGAAGAAATTGAGAAGTTGGAAGAAATGATGTTCAACTACAACTCTCTGCCATCCGAAATTTTTGTTGGATAATAGATGCCTACAAATTTTTATTTCAATAACTTTCCATTAGGTCAAGTTACACAAGAACAATTACTTGTTGAAGACCTTGTTATTGAAGCCATGCAAATTCATGGTATGGATGTGTATTATCTTCCTCGAGCAACACGTGATGAAGTTGATATGCTTTATGGTGAAGATACCTTAAAGGTTTACAATAAAGCATATCATATTGAAATGTACTTGGAAAACGTGACAGGTATGGACGGTGAACAAGACTTCATTTCTAAATTTGGTTTAGAAATTCGTGATGAAGTCACTATGTTAATGTCTCGCCGCAGATTTAAATATGTGACAAAAGGAACAAATATTATTAGACCAAACGAAGGTGATTTGGTTTATATCCCTTTGTTACAAAACTTTTTTGAGATTACATTTGTAGAACATGAAAACAATCAAGCGATGTTCTATACACTTGGACGTGGCCGTGGCGGAAACGTTTATGTGTATGCAATGCGTATGAAACAGTTTGTTTTCTCTGAAGAAATTATTCAAACTGGTATTAGTGAAATTGATGACCAAATTCGTGACTCTTACCAGAGAACTCGTATTGTGTTGACTGATGCTGGTGCTCAAGGTATATACGAACAAGATGAAATAGTTTTCCAATCCACAGACGGAACTTTGGCAAACGCTTCTGCTTCCGCAGTTGTCTATTCTGTAACTCCTACTGGTGTTATGGATGTTATTCGTTTAAGTGGAGAATGGAAAACTGGAAATATCGCAATCGGCAATACAACCAATGCACGTTGGGCAGTTGTTTCTATACCTGATGGTATTAACAATGAATCTCCAACCAGCCCATTTGATAACAATGTATTTGAAGATATTGTCGATAACACAAGAATTGAAACAGAATCAGATGCAATTTTGGATTGGTCTGAACGCAACCCATTTGGTGAAGCATAATGTTAGGTAATAAACATTTTTACAATAGAACAATCAGAAAGATTGTGGTTGCTTTTGGTACTTTGTTCAATGACTTGTACTTGGTTCGTTACACAAAATCTGGTGACGAAAGAGAAAAAATTAAGGTACCATTAAATTATGGACCAAAAGAAAAGTATATCACCAGAATTACATCTGACCCAACATTAACAAAATCTGTTGCGGTCACTGTACCAAGGATGTCTTTTGAGTTGACCAGCATTTCATATGATGCTTCACGTAAACAACAAAGTACACTACAAAACTTTGCCGCAGGTACTGGTGGTGCAATTAATAAACAATACGCCCCTATACCGTACAATTACGAATTTACATTATCAATCTATGTGAGAAACACAGAAGACGGTACACAAATACTGGAACAGATTCTTCCTTTCTTTACTCCAGATTTCACCGTGTCTGTAAACTTCATTCGTGAAATGGGTAAACCTTATGATTTACCTATCATGTTGAATGACGTTTCAACAGAGATTGATTATGAAGGCGATATGTTAAATACCCGCCTTATCATTTGGACTTTAACTTTTACTGCCAAGTCGTTTATTTTCCCTGCTGTCAGAACTGCCAACACAGGTATTATCGAGACTGCCAATACAAATATGCATATCGACCTTTCTACACCTACAGTGCAGAAAGTTGGTTTGAATACAGCAAATGGTTCTGGTTATCTAATGCCTGGTGAAGTGTTGCGTGTGGCTGACAAAGGTATTGTTGGCACGGTTGACTATTTCAGCAGACAATCACCAACATCAACATTGGTGGCAACAGACTTAAATAGATTGTTATCTATTGGTGATGTGGTTCGTGGAGACAACAGTAGAGCTTATTATCCTGTGTCTTCATTAGACCAAAATGCCATGAAAGTTGTGATTGTCAAGGTTGAGCCAGACCCAAACACAGCAGGACCTGATGATGAATTTGGTTTTGCGGAAACAATTACAGAATTTCCCGATACATTATGAAAAAGATGGAAGAAAAATTAGCAGATATTTTTGACGTTGAACCTATTGTACAAAAACCAGAGGTTCAAACTGAAGTTCTGCCAGCAGTTATTGAAGAAACTGTAAATAACGATACCGAAACAGATTTTGAGTTTGCTCGTAATAATATGAAAGAACTCATTAGAAAAGGTAATCAAGCAGTAGATAACATTCTTGAAGTGGCAAAAGCCACCGACCACCCAAGAGCTTTTGAAGTTGTTGCCACACTGATTAATTCTGTTGCTTCAATGAATAAAGATTTGATGGATATTCGAAAGAAAAAACAAGACCTTACTGGTGAAAAGAAAACTCAACAGATTAACGTAGATAAGGCGGTGTTTGTTGGTTCCACTACAGACCTAATTCGACAAATCAAGGAAAATAAATAAAATTATGGAAACCTTAATCCAACAACTTAAAGTAATTCTTGGTACAAATTTTCATTTCTACCAAAAAACACAGTGCTTTCATTGGAATATAGAAGGCGCAGACTTTGTACAATATCACGAATATCTTGGTGATTTGTATGGTGCCGTTTATGCAAACCACGACACTATTGCCGAAAAGATTAGAATGTTAAAAGCTTACGCTCCAACAGGCATGAATCGTTTAATAGAACTTTCTGATATTGAGGACGTAGATAACATTCCTGATGCTCGCACTATGTTCTCTATTTTAGAACGTGATAATGACCGTCTAATTTTCCACATTCGTGCAGGTATTGTTGCGGCCGATAATGCTAATGAACCTGCAATTTCAAACTACTTACAAGATTTGTTAGACCAACATGCAAAACACGGTTGGTTCCTAAGAAGCATCAACAAGTAATTATTAATGAGTAGTGATGGATATCTTGGTAATTCTAGTTTAAAAAGGGTAGGAGAGGTAATCTCCTACACCGAAGAACAGGCAATTGAACTTGCAAAATGTATTGATGACCCTGTTTACTTTATCAAGAATTACGTAAAGATTGTTAACGTGGATAGGGGTCTTGTCCCCTTTGAGATGTGGCCATTCCAAGAGGATATGGTTAACACGTTTCATCAAAATCGTTTCTCAATCGCAAAGATGCCCCGACAGGTTGGTAAAACTACCACTGCTGCGGGTTATATGCTTTGGTGCGCTCTGTTCCAAGAGAACTACAACATTGCCATTTTGGCCAACAAAGGTTCTTTGGCACGTGAAATTCTTGGACGTATTCAGTATGCATATGAATACCTGCCAAAGTGGTTGCAACAAGGCATCGTTACCTGGAACAAAGGTAACATTGAACTAGAAAACGGTTCAAAGATTAATGCATACGCAACATCTGCCGCTGGTGTTCGTGGTGGTTCTTACAACCTAATTTTCCTTGACGAATTCGCATTCGTGCCTAAGAACATGGCCGATGAATTCTTCACATCTACTTACCCTGTTATCTCCTCAGGTAAGACAACCAAAGTTATTATTGTTTCAACTCCTTTTGGTCTAAACCACTTCTATAAGATGTGGGTTGATGCAACCGAAGGCCGTTCACTGTACAAACCCTGTGAAGTTCACTGGTCAATGGTACCAGGTCGTGATGAAAAGTGGAAAGAAGAAACGATTCGTAACACCAGTGAAGAACAGTTTAGACAAGAATTTGAAACTGAATTCATTGGTTCTTCTGCAACTCTCATTTCTGGTTCTAAACTAAGAAGTCTTGCTTTTAGAAACCCATTGTCCTCAAATGAAGGTTTTGATATATATGAGGAACCACAAAAAGGACACTTCTACGTACTAAACGTTGACTGTGCCGAAGGTGTGTTAAAAGATTACTCAGCAATCTCGGTAGTTGATGTTACTGAGATTCCGTATAAACTGGTTGCAAAATTCAGAAAAAACGACCTGCCTCTATTACTATTTCCTAACTTTATCTTCCAGATAGGTATGAAATACAACGAGGCATTTGTATTGGTTGAAACCAATAACATAGGACAACAGGTAGCAGACATTCTACACTATGACCTAGAATATGAAAACATCTTTAAATTGGAACATCATTCAATTAAAGGTCAACATATTTCATCAGGTTTCAAACGTTCAATTTCCTTAGGTTTAAAAACTACGATATCAGTAAAGAAAATAGGTTGTGCCAACCTTAAAACTTTGATTGAAAATGATAAGTTACTGATACCGGATTTCGATACTATTGCCGAACTGAATACTTTTGTGAGGGTTAAAAACTCTTATGAAGCCGAAGAAGGTAATAATGATGACTTGGTGATGACCCTTGTTATGTTTGCATGGTTGACGGCACAGACGTTCTTTAAAGAGAACTCAAATACCGATATTAGAGAGAGATTGGTTCAGGAACAAAAAGATTTGTTTGATGAAAACCTGCTTCCTTTCGGTTTATATGATGATGGAACGAAAGAAGAAGTAACTGTGGAAGATGGAGATGCATGGTCTTCTTCCAATTTTAATGGTTATTTCCCATCAACTTTCTAATTTACTAAATAAAACATAAGATTTGACCCCTATAAACTAAAGGAGAAATCAAATGGGATTTCAATTATCACCAGGTGTAGTCACATCAGAAATTGATTTGACCACCATTATTCCTGCGGTAGCTACCTCTATTGGTGCTGTTGCTGGTAAGTTTGGTTGGGGACCTGTAAACGTTGTTACTTCTATTTCTGACGAAGTACGTTTGGTAGACCGTTTCGGTAAACCAGATGCAAGTAACTATGAATACTGGTTCTCTGCTGCAAACTTTCTAGCTTATGCAAACAATCTACGTGTAGTTCGTGCCGCAAACACAACATCCACACTAAACGCTACAGCAAATGGTAACGGCGTTCTTATTGAGAGCGAAGACGATTACGAAGCAAACCACTCCAGCGGTGTTACAACTTATGGTGTTGCTGCTGCTCGTTGGCCAGGTGCAATCGGTAACTCTTTAAAAGTTTCCATCTGCCCTAACGGTGCCGCTTTCGCATCTAATCTAACCACACAATCTACCTCTGTTGTTGCAAACGCAGCAAACGTTGGTGCAACTACTGTTGATTTGTCTGCTGATACATCTGCATACTTGGTTGCTGGCGATTATGTTTCTTTTGACGCTGGTACAACTTATATTAAAGTTGCCACTGTTAATACTGGTAACGTTGTTCTTTCTTCTGCTCTTACTGCTAACGTTGCAGCTAACACTTCTATCCTACGTAAGTGGGAATATGCAAACGAATTCACTGCTGCACCAAGCACTTCTGATTACGTTGCAAATCTAGGTGGCGCTGACGATGAACTACACGTAATCGTTATTGACGAAGACGGTTTATTCACTGGTACTCCAGGTACAATCGTTGAAAAATATGAATTTGCTTCTAAGGCATCTGATGCTAAAGACGCACAAGGCAATACCTCTTACTACAAGAACCAACTTGAACAAAAGTCCAAGTATGTTTGGTGGTTGTCTCACCCAACTGGTGCAACCAACTGGGGTACTTCTGCTGCTGGTAAGACTTTCACCGCTGTTAACAAGGTAACTACTGTTTCTCTTGCTGGTGGTGCTGAAGGTGATATCGGTCAACAAGAATTGATTGCCGCTTACGACAAGTTTGCTAACGCTGACACAGTAGATATTTCTCTATTGATTGCTGGTCCAGCTACCGCAACTATTGTTAACTATCTAATCGATAACATTGCTCTAGTACGTAAAGATTGCGTAGTGTTCGCATCTCCTCCAAAGGCAGCTGTTGTTGATAACGTAGGCAATGAAGTTACAGATTCTGTTGCTTTCCGTGATTCTCTAACATCTTCTTCTTACTCTGTTCTAGATAGCAACTGGAAATACCAGTATGACAAGTATGCTGACGTATATCGTTGGGTACCTTGCAACGCTGATATCGCTGGTCTATGCGCTCGTACAGATGCTGAACGTGACCCATGGTTCTCTCCGGGTGGTCTAAACCGTGGTATTCTAAAGAACGTTGTTCGTCTAGCTTACAATCCAGTTAAGTCTGAACGTGATGACTTGTATGTTAAAGGTATCAACCCTGTTGTATCCTTCGCTGGTGAAGGCACAGTTCTATTTGGTGACAAGACTATGCAGGCTAAACCTTCTGCATTCGACCGTATCAACGTTCGCCGTCTGTTCATCGTTCTAGAGAAAGCAATTGCTCGTGCTGCTCGTTACTCTCTATTCGAATTTAACGATGCATTTACCCGTGCTCAGTTTGTCTCCATTGTTGAACCGTTCCTACGTGATATTCAAGGTCGCCGTGGTATTACTGATTTCCGTGTTGTCTGTGATGAGACTAACAACACCGGTGAGGTAATAGATAGCAACCGCTTCGTGGGCGACATTTACATTAAACCTGCTCGTTCTATTAACTTCATTCAGTTGAACTTCGTTGCTGTTCGCACCGGCGTAAGTTTTGATGAAGTCGTAGGCAAGTTCTAATAAATAGAAAATAGGAGAACAAAATGGCCTTTACAGTAAATGAATTTCGCTCACAGATGACAGGGGACGGTGCCCGTCCTAACCTGTTTGAAGTGTCTATGCCATTCCCTGGATTCTCAGCTCCAGGAAATGCACAAAGCAAACTTACCTTCATGTGTAAGACCGCACAGTTGCCAGGTGCAACTATCGGTGTTGTACCTGTACAATACTTCGGTCGTGAATTGAAGTTTGCTGGTAACCGTACCTTCCAAGACTGGACAATCACCATCATTAACGATGAAGATTTCTCAGTACGTAACGCTTTCGAGCGTTGGATGGTCGGTATTAATTCCCACGTTGCAAACGTTCGTAACCCAGCAGCATTGACTCCTGGTAGTTACGTAACTGATGCTACAGTAAGACAATACGGTAAAACCGGTAACGTAATTAAATCTTACAAGTTCGTTGGTTTATTCCCTACTGACATTGCACCAATCGATGTTGACTGGGGTTCTAACGATACTATTGAAGAATTTACCGTTACATTGTCCTACCAGTGGTGGGAAGACGCTACAAATAACGTGGTATAAGTATAGAGGGGAGAGTAATCTCCCCTTTATAACTTTTCAATTTAGGATGGATTGATGGCGATAAAACTTTTCGGCTTTACTTTAGGTAAACAAGATATTGTTCAGGTACAATCACCTGAGCAACCTTCTTTCACGTTACCAACAGAAGCCCTTGATGATGGTGCAGTCACCATCACGCAAAATGCCCATTACGGAACATACGTAGATTTAGAAGGCTCAGTTCGCAATGAACTAGAGCTTATTACTCGTTACCGTGAAATGGCGAATCACCCTGAGTGTGAGAATGCTATTACAGAAATTGTTGATGAAGCAATCACACATGATGATGACGGTACAGTTGTCGATATCGTATTAGACAAACTGAAACAACCCGATACAATTAAAAAGAAAATCAAAGAAGAATATGATAACATTCTTCGCATGATGAATTTTAACAACCTTGCTGATGATATCTTCAAGCGTTGGTACATTGACGGCAGAATTTACTATCATGTTGTTGTCAATGAGAAGAATCCCAAAGAGGGCATTCAAGAATTACGTTACGTTGACCCAAGAAAAATCCGTAAAGTCCGTGAAATCAAAAAGGACAGAGACCCAAAAACTGGTGCGGATATTATCAAGTCTATCGCTGAATATTACATGTACAGCGACCGTGGTCAAACAACACAAGGTTATACGGCGTCAGTTAATTCTGGTTTAAGAATTGCACCAGAAGCCATTATTAACGTTAACTCAGGTTTAATGGATGCAAAGAATACCTTTGTTATCTCTTACCTGCATAAAGCAATCAAACCCCTTAATCAGTTACGTATGATTGAGGACGCTATTGTTATCTATCGACTATCACGTGCTCCTGAACGCCGTATATTCTATATTGACGTAGGTAACTTGCCTAAAGGTAAGGCAGAACAATATCTGCGTGACATTATGATTAAGTATCGTAACAAGATGGTTTACGATGCCAATACTGGTGAACTGCGTGATGACCGTAAACACATGTCTATGTTGGAAGACTTCTGGTTGCCTCGTCGTGAAGGTGGTAAAGGTACAGAAATCACAACGTTGCCTGCTGGTCAGAACCTAGGTGAACTGGAAGACGTTAAGTATTTCCAAAAGAAACTGTATCAATCTTTGTCTGTTCCATATTCACGTTTGGAACCACAAGGAGGCGGCCTGGTTGGTCTAGGTAGAACAACTGAGGTCACACGTGATGAACTTAAATTTGATAAGTTTATCAATCGAATCCGTAATAAATTCTCTCAAGTATTCGACCATGCACTGAAGATTCAATTGGTTCTCAAGGGTATTTGTACCCAAGAAGAATGGGAAGAATTCCGTGAATTTATCTATTACGACTTCAAGAAAGACAACAATTTTGCCGAATTGAAACAAACAGAGTTGTTGATGAATAGATTACAGACCGTTGCTCAAGTTGACCCATTTGTTGGTCGTTACTTCTCACAAGAGTGGGTAAAACGCAACGTGTTAAAACTGACCGATGAAGAAATTGAACAAATGGACGAACAAATTGAAAAAGAAGGTCCAGTTGTTCCTGTTGGTCAAGAACCACCCCCACAACCAGAAGCTGATGCTGAACAATATCCTCCAGAAGATAACGTATCTGATGAAGAAGGTTCTGAGACACAAACTCCAGAACTTGATGCCGAGGTAAATAAATACAGCACACTACTAAATAAAAAATAAGGAGTTATTATGACAGACCAAGTAAGACAATTTATTGACTTAGTTGCAGCTGGTGAAAATGCACAAGCTAAAGAAGCTATTTCTGAACTTCTATCTGCACGTGCTTTTGAAACATTAGAGGCCAAAAAACAAGAAATGGCATCTACACTTTTTAACGGCAAACCAGCCGAGGAACAAGTTACAGAAGAATGAAGTCTTTACAAGATTTTAAATCGACCACAATATCAGAGGCTGAAGAAAAAGACCGCCGCCAGTTTGATATGCTGGTACGTGCTGGTCTTGCCAATAAGGCACAGTTGCAACGCATTCACAAAATCTTAGATAAGATGGGTGAAGAACGTCCTGTTTTCAATAATGCCGATAGAATGATTCTGCAAAACCTTTTTAATAAAATGGTTGATTTGATTTCTAATCATCCTCAGATTACCACCAAAGTTAGACAAGTGGTACGTGAAGATGAAGAATTTGAAAATGAAATTCTTGCCGAAGAACCAGAACAATTAGATGAAGTTACATCTTTACCTTCTGACCCGCCTGCTGTTCTTGTTTTAAAACGTAAAGCAATTAGATTGTATCCTAATGGTATGAGAATTGCTTTATATCATAACGACAGATTAAATAAAATTTTTAGTGTACCTTATGGAACTTCAGAATCTTCTCCTATCCAAGCAGAAGAAACTATACATGAATCCGTAATGGACCACCTACATAAAATTGTTGCCGAAAAACAAGCACGTTCAGTTAAGTTTGCCAATGGACAAACACGCAAAGTGGATGGTTATACCGCATCCGCCATCGTTCAAGTGCATAAAGCACTAAACGATGAGAATAAGAAAAAGATTGCAGATATGGTACACAAATCTCCAGAACACTTTGAAAAAGTGGCAAAATTTGCTTTCAGTAAAGTAAAATGAATTTAATTAATTTAATAGCTGAAGGTAGATTGGTTGAAGCAAAAGAGTTAATCTATGCTCAATTAAATCAAATTGCTGGACAAAAATTTGAACAACTAAAACCTATTGTGGCAGAATCACAATATGAAGAAGTTGAGGTGTTGGACGAAGCAAAAGGTGGTAACGTTGTAAAAATGGGTAGAGTGCAGAAAATTCGCCGCAGAATTCGCCGAAATAAAAAAGGCAAAATCATAGTACAACGAAATGTTCGCCGCTCTGCTATTAAAGGTTATAGATTATCTGGCAGCAAAGTAGTAAGAATTTCTGCCCAAGAACGAATAAACAAAACAAGAAAACTCAAAAGGTATTGGAAGACTAAGGGTAGAGCAAGACTTACCCGCACGTTGATGAAACGTAGAATGTCTATGCAACGCCGTAAAGGAATGGGAATAAAATAACATGTCATACGAAGTCGTAAAATCTCTAAGAGGTTCTACCATCATCCGTGCTGAGGGTGCTGGTACATATACCATCACGCTTGCGGATATGTCCACCAATACCTCTATCGAAACAGTTACATCAGCATCATTAAAAAGATTGAATTGGACAACAAACGGTTCAATCACTATTGCTAGAAACGGCACAACTGTGTTGTCTCTTTTTGGTAACGGTGAAATGCGTTTGGATGAATATGGTGCTGCATTAGGCAATACTGCAACAGGCAACGTTGTTGTTACTATTGCATCAGGTGGTTCTATTGTTATGGATGTGTCCAAAGTAGCAACATATTCACAAGACTTAGGTAGAATCTAATGAAATTAATCACAGAAACCGTTGAAGAAGTCAAGTATTTGACTGAAGCAACCGAATCAGGTAAAAAGAGTTTATTCATCGAAGGTCCATTTTTGGTAGCGGAAGAACCTAACCGTAATCGCCGCATGTACAGACTTGAACCTTTGAAAGAAGAAGTCGAACGTTACTCAAGAGAATACATTGAAACAAATCGTGCTCTTGGTGAACTAGGACATCCAGATACCCCATCAATTAATCTAGAACGTGTATCACACAAGATTGTTTCTTTGAGACAAGAAGGTAACCGTTTTATTGGTAAGGCTCAAATTCTTGACACACCTTACGGTAATATTGTAAAGAGTTTTATTGAATCAGGTGTCAATCTAGGTGTTTCATCTAGAGGCATGGGTTCTTTAACTCAGGGTGAAGGCGGCATTAATATTGTTCAGGATGATTTCCGTCTTGCAACAGCCGCCGATATTGTTGCTGACCCATCAGCGCCAGGTGCTTTTGTAAATGGCATCATGGAGAATAAAGAATGGGTATTTGTTGAAGGTCGATACGTAGAGGTCGATATTGATAAAGCTAAACAACAAATCCGTCGAGCATCATCAAAACAACTTGAGGAAGTTGCGATTAAATTATTCAGTAATTTCCTCTCAAAACTTTAATTTACTAAATAAGCAATCATTAAAGGAGAACCCTAATGGCACAAAACAAATTATTTGAAGCAGCAGCTGAAATTCTTGCAGGCAGCAAGAAGTCCGCTGGTGCTGACCCAATGCCTAAGGCGGATGAAACACCAGTAGATTTGGGCGGACCTACTCCAACAAATAGTAAGCCTGATGACGATTCTAACAAAATCGATACTACTAAAGCCGCTAAGAGCGCCACTGCCCCAACAACAAAACCTTCCGATGCGTCACCTGACACACAAAATCACCCACAGGGTGGTCAGAAGACCATGAAGGAAGATATCGATGCATTGTTCGCTGATGACAGCACAATCTCTGAAGAATTCAAGGGTAAAGTTGCTACAATTTTTGAAGCACGTGTTACCGACCGAGTTCAGCAGATTGAAGAAGAAACCGAAGCTCGTTACGCTTCTATGCTTGAAGAAGCAGTTGAATCAGTTAAAACTGATTTGACCGAGAAAGTAAACGACTATCTTTCTTATGTTGTAGAACAATGGATTGCCGACAATGAAATCGCTATCGAGTCCGGCCTACGTGCTGAGTTGACCGAAGAATTCATTGCTGGCCTACGTAACCTATTTGCAGAACACTACATTGATGTTCCTGCCGAAAAGGTCGACTTGGTTGAAGAACTAGCTACTAAGGTAGAAGATTTGGAAAACCAGTTGAACGAAGAAATCGAACGTGGTATTGAAACCAAGAAAGCCTTGGTAGAATCCCGTAAGGTTGAAATTACTCGCACAGTATGTGAAGGTTTGACCGAAACTCAAGTTGAAAAAATCAAGTCACTTGCAGAGAGTGTTGATTTCTCCACAGAGGATGAATACAAAGAAAAACTTGAGACCATTCGTGAAAACTACTTCCCTTCTACTGCCAAAAAGGCATCAGAAGAACAACTACATGAGCAAGTAGAAGACGGCACTGAAGGTCAAAAGACCGTAGTTGCTGACCCATTTGTTGCGTCAGTAATGCAAGCTATTACCAAAACCAAACCAATCTAATCGATTAGGAGATTAAAAACATGTATTTAACCGAAGAAATTCAAAAAACCTGGGCACCGGTTCTTGACCACCCAGACCTTCCTGCAATCGCTGACCCTTATCGTAAGGCCGTTACAGCAATGGTATTGGAAAATACCAAGCAGGCTATGATTAAAGAAGGTCAAATCATCGCTGAAGCATCCCCAACCAACTCTGCTGGTACTGGTGGTTTCTCTGGTGGTGCAACCGCTACTGGTCCAGTTGCTGGTTTCGACCCAATTCTTATCTCTCTAGTTCGCCGTTCATTGCCTAACCTAATCGCATACGACATTTGCGGTGTTCAGCCAATGACTGGTCCTACTGGTCTTATCTTCGCAATGCGTACCAAGTACGGTACTCAAGCTGGTGACGAAGCATTCTACAACGAAGCAAACACTGTACACGCTGGTGCTGCTGGTGGTTCTCAAGCCGCTCTAGCAATCGGTTCTGCTGCAGCTAATACTTTCGTTGCTAACGCTCAAGCTGGTGGTGCTATGACTACTGCTGCTGCAGAAGCTCTAGGTACTTCTGGTTCTCCAGCATTCAACGAAATGGCCTTCTCTATCGAAAAGGTTACCGTTACTGCTAACACACGTGCATTGAAGGCAGAATACTCTATGGAATTGGCACAAGACTTGAAAGCAGTTCATGGTCTTGACGCTGAAACCGAATTGGCAAACATTTTGTCTGCTGAAATTCTTGCTGAAATCAACCGTGAAGTTGTTCGTACTATCTACCGTGTTGCTAAGACCGGTGCTCAAATCGGTACTACAACCGCTGGTACTTTCGACCTAGACACCGACTCTAACGGTCGTTGGATGGTTGAAAAAGTTAAGGGTCTTGCTTTCCAAATCGAACGTGAAGCAAACGCTATTGCCAAGACCACCCGTCGTGGTAAGGGTAACATTATGATTGTGTCTTCTGACGTAGCTTCTGCTCTTGCAATGGCTGGTCTTCTAGACTATCAATCTGCCCTAAACTCTCAAGTTAACCTAACCGTTGACGATACTGGTAACACCTTTGCTGGTACTCTATTCGGTCGTATCAAGGTTTACATTGACCCATACTTCCCAGTTGGTCAAACTTCTGAGTTTGCTGTTGTTGGTTACAAGGGTACCAACGCTTATGACGCTGGTATGTTCTACTGCCCATACGTTCCTCTACAAATGGTTCGTGCAGTTGACACTGGTTCCTTCCAGCCAAAGATTGGCTTCAAGACTCGTTACGGTCTAGTTGCTAACCCATTCGCTGAAGGTACTAACCAAGGTTCTGGTGCTCTAAACGCACAAACCAACAACTACTATCGTGCATTCAAGATTGCTAACCTAATGTAATCAAGAAATCACCGTAGAGTGATAACTTAAAGAGACTCCTTCGGGAGTCTCTTTTTTATTGGAGCATAAATAATACCACTATGACTGTACTAGAACGCACACCAAAAAACGTCAATTTTCTGCAACCGAATAAGTTTCAGTTGAACTTTTCTCGTTTGCCGAATATGCAGTACTTTTGCCAGTCAGTAAATATACCTGGTGTATCTTTGGCAGAAGTGCCACGTAACACACCATTTGTTGATATCTACTCGCCTGGTGAAAAACTAATCTATGAAATCCTGAACGTCACATTCATTGTTGATGAACATCTACAATCATGGATTGAACTACATGATTGGATGCGAGCAATGACATTCCCTACCGAGTTTGAAGAATACAAAGACTTATCAAAGTTGTCTAAGTTTTCAAACAAGGCAATGCCACAATTCTCTGACGGACAACTAACTGTACTTTCCAATCAAAACACACCAACATTCCGATTCAAGTTTGTTGATTGTTTCCCTATTTCAATTTCGTCAATCGTATTTTCATCTACCGATTCCCCAGAAACGGTAATGACGGCAGACGCATCTTTCAGATTTTCCTATTACGATATTGACAAAGTAATTTGATTGTGATAAACTCCTATAAGGAGGTTTTGTAATGACTAAACTTGATGAACTTTTAGAAATGTGGCGTAAAGACGCCGATATTGACCGTACCGAACCAGGTAAGGCACTGCTTGATATTCCCAAACTTCACAGCAAGTATTTGAATATTTTGTCAAATCACAGACTGCTTTCAAAACAGGCAGAATTCAAATTCAATCAGATGAAGAAGGTAAAATGGGAATACTACACAGGTAAATTAGATGATGATGAATTGAAGAAACGTGGTTGGGAACCATTTCCATTTGTGCTCAAATCCGACATTACTACATATCTTGATAGTGATGAGGATTTAAATCGCTTTCTTGCACAGAAAGTAATGCATGATGAAATCGTTGATGTATGTCAGAGCATTCTTAAAGAATTGAATTCTCGCACTTTCCAATTACGTGACTTTATAGCATGGGAAAGATTCATTCAAGGTGTCTGA